TTCAGGATTAAGTACAAGGGAACGAATTAATATGGCATACGAAATATTTACAACTCCTGGAAGCAATACATGGGTCTGTCCAATGTGGGTGACTGAGGTTAGCGTTGAATGTATTGGAGGTGGTGGTGGAGCAGGATCACAATTAAATGATAGAGCTGGAATGGGTGGAGGTGGCGGTGGAGCCTATTCTAAGAAAAATACCATATCCGTTTCATATGGTAATTCTTACACCGTTTACGTAGGACAAGGTGGAAATGGAGTAACAACAACAAATGGCGGTGCTGGAGGTGATTCTTATTTCATAGATGCTTCAACGGTAATGGCTAAGGGTGGATCAGGTAATTCTAGTGCTGTTGGAGGCCAAGGTGGTCAAGCATCAGCAAGTGTAGGGGATACAAAATATTCAGGAGGAACCGGTGGATCTCCTGGATACATACCTTCAAATGCTCCTGGATCTGGTGGAGGCGGAGCTGGATATGTTTCAAATGGAAATGACGGATCTACCTTTGGTTCTTATGGATACGCTAGAGGCGCAATGCCTGTAGAACAATTAGGTCCAAGTGATTATCATGGTGGTGGAGGTGATGCTACTCCTTCAATAACTGGAGAAAATGGTAAATATTATGGAGGAGGAGCAGGAGCATCGAACTATTCTACAACACCTACTTCAGGAGGTTATGGAGGGAATGGCGTTGTCAAGATTACATATACAGTCAATTCTCCTTCATCGTCAAACAGTCCTTCAAACTCCCCTTCACTTTCACCTTCAAGTTCAGAAAGTCCTTCAAATAGTCCATCACTTTCACCATCTGCTTCAGAATCACCATCTCCAAGTTCTAGCCAATCGCCAAGTTCTAGTGTTTCATCTTCGAATTCTCCGTCACTTTCACCATCAGCTTCATTATCTCCAAGTTCTAGCCCATCAGAGTCTGATAGTCCATCGTCATCAAATAGCCCTTCAAATTCACCATCTCTTTCGCCCTCATCGTCTCAATCTCCATCTCCAAGTTCATCCCTATCTCCAAGTTCTAGCAATTCACCTTCATCGTCAGAATCTCCTTCCAATTCTCCGTCTTACTCACCAAGTTCATCTCTTTCACCTTCTCCACAAATACCTGTAATTCGTGGTATAATGATGAAGAAAACAGCGTTGAAGATGTCTATTAAGATGCCACGTGCTGATATTCGCTAATACAGAACAACTATGTTTACTATCAAGGCTGACAACAGAATGTTGACCCAAGATGCCCAGTTCTCGTATTTATATACGAATTATTCAGCTGGCGTTACATCAATCGTTGTAACAAATTCCACATCTTTTACGGATAATTGCTATATTCTACTTGAGGGAATCGGAAGTGAAACTGCTGAAATCATAAAAGTAAGTACAGTAACAGGATCGACGCATACACTTACTCTAGATACTGCTTCAAAGTTTGCCCATACGGAGAGTTCAAAAGTCACAATCATCCCATATAACAGAGTTAAATTCTATCATACAGCAACGGCTGTATTCGCTACTTCCGAACTTATTGGGTATGTAAACGTTAATCCTGCTGAAATCTATTCTATAGGTTCAGATGCTTCAAATGATACTGGTTATGGATGGTTCACATTCTTCAATTCGACGACTTCAACAGCATCAGATGAATCAAATCCTGTTCCGTATGAAGGTTTTTCAGGAGATTCAGTCTCTACATTGATTTCAAAGGTGTTCTCTACGCTAAGTGATTCTGAACGCAAGATTATTAGTGAGGATGACATGCTTGGTTGGATACAGGAGGGCTATGATATAACAACAGATAAGCTCAACCTGGTTACGAGGGAGATAACTGTTTCAGACGAATTAACACTCTCAGTGGTTTCTGGAACTCAGGAATATGCACTTTCTGACCGTTTCAGTGACCTCGTCTATTTAAGAACATACGATGCATCGAACACGGCATCGACGAATAGAATAGAAGAGATAGCTATAAGAGATATCCCAGAATATCTCTCTTCTGGTGCAAGTGATACAAAATACTATTTAAGAATGTCTGCCGGTGTAAGTTATGTCGGCTTCGTGCCTACTCCGATTTCAAGTGCTACATATAAATATCGTTGCAGACTTCAAGCAGACGTTTTGGATTCCTATTCTGATATCCTAGCACTTCCAAACTCTTCGTTCTACGCAGTACGTGATTATGCTCTATCAAAGGCATATGAGAAGCTTCAAGATGGGCGAATGGGCCAATCGAGACAGCTGTTTAACGAAGGGATAAATAGTATGAAGGAGGTATCTATTAAACGATCCGATACGTTAGATAGTTGGGGTATTGAGAAGAGTAGCTGGGTCTAAAAGCTATGCAAGGAATCAATAATACTATCAAGCGTTACGAGGTACCTTATTTTGAAGGTATCAATTCTTCTGTTTCTCCGAATCTCGTACGTAAAGGAGAAATTGTCCATTCTGAGAATGTTCGGCAAGAAAAGATTGGACTTCTTACTTCTAGGGACGGTTCTACAGCTGTTGGAAACAATATAAGTGCTACAGAAGAATATGGACTCTTTTCTTTTTCTGCAAAATCAGGAAAAGGTCTTTATCGAATAGCTACTGTTGGAGCAACGACATCTATTTATTGGAAAAATTCTAATACGTGGTCGATCCTTTCAGGAGAAGGAACTTCTTTAGCAACAGGGTGTTTTAAAAGCACTGTAGCTGAAGGCAATCTCTACCTTGTTAATTACAATGATCAAAATAGGATGATTTCAGGTTCAGATGGAACGACAGTAACCGATTCTACAACGGTGTCAGGTTCACTTTACAACTCACCAAATGCTTCTTTAATAACAACCTATAAAGGCAGACTGTTTCTAGGAGATTTTCTTGTTGGATCTACGAGAAATTCAACAAAAGTCGTGCGATCTTCTTTGCCACTCGGGCTTGTTTGTCTTGTTAGTGGAGATCCCGTTTCTCCGTATACGACGATTACGTTGACCGATACCATGTATGTTTATGACGTTGCTGGGGCAAATACATACGATATCTATAGAGCAGGAACAAAGATTGCTGTCTTTACCGTCTCTTCTTTGACTGAGGATACAATCGTGGGAACCACGGTTTTTGAGGCCGGTCAAACGACAATCATGTCCGCAGATGAGTTATGGATTTCTGGGACATATACAGGAGAAAAAATATTTCGTTGGCCGAAAAATTCCTCTACGACAGGAACAGAAGAACGTGAATATGGGACATTTTCTCTTCAAAGTTCTGATGGAAGTCCATTAACGATGCTTGAAGTAATAGGCAATAAATTGATTATCTCGAATAAGACTTCAATGGCAAGTTGGGATGATGTTTCTCTAGATCATTTTGATATGAATATTGGATGTGTTTCAAAGAATGGTTATGTGAAACATTTCGGAGGACTTTATTTTCTTGGATATAATGGAATATACGTTACTGATGGGACAACTCCGAAGTTAATTTCAAACAAGATTGAAAGATATCTGAACGGAGCAACAAAAGCTGGAAAAGAAGCTGCTGCGATGGGGAAAAAAGGTAATAGCATCTTTTGTTATATAGGAGATGTTACGCTCTATAGAGATGATGGATCTACTGAAATGACATTATCGAAGGTTACTCTAGAGTTTAATACGATTTTCAATCTCTGGTTTACCCATACAGGAGTGTCTATAAAGCACTTCTGCACGTTTGTGGATACACTTGATACGGATAAGTTGATGATTGGAAACGATGAATCTTCTGCGCTTGTTCTTGAATATCTTTCTGGTACTACGGACAATGGGAGTGCTATTCCATTTAGAGTCGATTTTCTTCTTCCTCCACTGTCTGGTAAATTTGAAAAGATATCTCATCCTGTAGAAATTGCCGTAGAAACTCTTCGTGGGGTTGGGGTAAAAGTCTTTACATCTCTAGATGGTGGAAACTGGTATTCATGTAATAAGGAAGCGAATAAAGGTGTTTCAATTATAAAGATTCATGGCAAATCAACTGATTTTGATACACCTCCTACTTGTAGAAGATTAGGGATCTCTTTCCGTAAAGACAGTTCTCAGAAGACGGTTCTTGCTGGATTCAGTATCTATTCGACGCCTACAAATCATGAGGTAAATGATAAGGAATCTACAGAATAATATGTCATTTACTACAGATGCAAATGGAAAAGCCGTAGAACTTAATTACTCAACATTGGAATCTCCATATGATGATTATTTAAGCCGTACTCAAAGTGATGCTTTTTCTGTATCTGGAGGTATTTCATCAGAAAATACCGTATCTTCAAATGAATCTTCTTCAAATACCATCACAAGCGGAGCTGAGATAAAAGATCTCTTTCTTAGTAATGTCATGCGTTCTACAAACTATCTTCCGAAAACAAGAGGATTCATGATTGATGCAAAGAGTGGTGTTATTGAAGCATCAAATTTGACTCTTACCGGTGGATCTATCTCGTATCAAAAGACAAGTTTCACGGATACAGCAAATGCTGGATACTATATTGGACCAGAAGGAATTTATTTTGGCGGAGCTTTAGATACAACGAAACTGAAGTTCAATATCGCAACTGGATCTCTTGAGTATGCTGGAAATCTTATAAATGCTTCAGGAGCCGTTGTCCTTAATTCAACAGCACAAACGATTTTGAAGGACTTCAGCTTCGGCACGACAGACTATGCTGGTGCCGTCCGTACAGGTGACATCACATGGAATGGTAGTGGTGTAGTAACAAGTGGTACAGGTGTAGCTATCTATCGAGGAGGAATTGTTGGAGCATCTTCTGGTGTCGTCACCTTTGCTATTGATGCAGTCACTGGTGACGCTTCTTTTTCTGGAACGATCACTGGTTCTACGATTACTGGAGGAATCTTACAGACAGCTTCAAGCGGTGCGAGAGCATTGATAACGAGTGCTGATATAGGAACTGATTTTCAAGCAAACTCTATTGGTCTCTATGACAGGACTGGGCATGTCATGTTCTCCGTCGGAACGACAAATGCTGCCTTTGGAGATAGAGCCGTAATGTTCCTCGATCTCGATTCTAGTTACACTGGTGATCAGCAAAAAGGACTTTCTATCTCAAGAAATTTAGCCGTTTCAGCTTCTGAGTATTTGCTTCATTTGAATGAAACAAGTGCTAGTGCTGCTAGCCAGGTAGCAAGAATCGACAATGCAGGATTAGGAGATACTTTAAATATCATAACTTCAGGAGAAGGAAAAGGAATTTATATTGTAAATAACGGAACTGATAACGGATTACGTATAGATTCTGGGTCATCGTCAGATCGTTCTATTTATGTCGTTCATTCAGCAGCATCTCAAGCAGTAACGATAGAACATACAAATAATGATATGACAGCTTCAGCTGCAGCTTTGCGTATTTCAAGATTTGCTGCATCAGGAACTGCTCATTTCAGACCTATTATTAATATCAATAGTGATGCTAATACTATTTGGTATGCTGCTGATGCAACAGATCCGAATGGTAATCTAACTGGAACTGATGGAGATTTCTGTCTTCGTTCTGGTAACCCACCAGCATACTGTACAGGCGGTACAAGTTGGACTTCATTATAGAAAAACGGTAAAATATACATATGGCAAATGTTACTATCCAAGATAGAAATGGAAATCAGCTCACCGTCTCTCAAGAGGCTTGGAATTCTGTCTACTCACTTGCTCCAAACGGGAAGTATTCAATTGTTTCAACAAATGCTGCACCGAATCAACCTCAAACACCTCCAGTAAATCAGGTTCAGACCCCACAAGCACCAACGCAGCAGCAGACACAACAGAAGCAAATTCTTTCAGATAATGGACGTTTATATGCTTGGGATGGGAAAAGCGCAACATATATACCAGACCAGGCTACATTAGTAAGATACGTTAATCAGCTCGGTTTCAAAGATACACGGGCAGCGTATTCTAGTGTGGTTGGGAATGGTCAGTCTCGATCCACCTCACCTTCTCAACAAACTCCATCTTCCCAATCTTCTAAGCAAATTCTTTCAGATAATGGACGACTTTATGCTTGGGATGGTTCAAGTACGACCTATATTCCTGATCAGGCTACTTTACAAAGATTCGTAAGTAGCGGTTTTCAGGATACACGCGCTCCTATTGCTACGGCATCTCAACAGACACAGCAAACACAACAATCGACAGTAAACACACCTACGGCTCCAGTTTCTACTCCTACATCGCCTTTAGGCACTGGTATACTAGATAAGACGTATGTGAAGTTCAGTTCTGATCCGAATGGTTCTCTCCCTGGAGACCAAACAACAGTTTGGCTCGTAGATCCGACTACAAAATCTCTTCGTCCTTTCTTAAATGAAGAGGCTTTTAATGCCTATGCTGGCCCTGAGGCTTGGAACAGTATCAACTCATTCGATCCAAGAGAACTCGAAGCTGGATCTTTAAAGAATTATGTTCTACTCGGTCCTGATTATGGCGTTGAATCTAGTGGGACAATTAAAAATGAGGATTTCAACCCATCGCTTCTAAGACAGAGCTATGGAAAAGAACAGAATGATGAATCTACAGCAGAGGCTATAGGTGTCTTAAAGATGATCAAGAATAAGATGGATTCTTTAAGTGCGAATGGAACATTATCAGGTGTGAATGCTCAACAACTTACGACAGCCTGGAATGATCCAGTCCTTCTTGCGAAGCTTATCAATGCTGTTGCTTATGGAGGTTATGGTGGACAAGATGTTTCTCAAGAAGTGATTAAGACGGCTCTTGTAAAGTCAGGTAGAACGGATTTAGCAAACGTTAACGTCATAGACTCTACGAAGTCGAAGACGGATTACATGAAGACTGATACCTATAAGACAGCAACTTCAAATCCGTATCTTTCTATTCCAAAGAATGTAGCAGAAGATCTTCTCCTTGCGACGACGAATACAGATTACTTCCAGCAGGGTACATTGGAGGATATGTTGAATTCTCCAGATTTTAAAACAAAGATGGACGCTCTTCGTTCAACGTATCATGACATCATAGATCAGCAACTTTCCGCTACGACGGAACGCGATAAGCAGATAGCCGAGACAAATTGGAATAACTACAGGGATGAAGTTAAGAAAAATCTCGGAATTACTTTAGAAAATGATGCTTCTAAGGCCTGGAATCAGTTGATCAATCTCGAAAAACAGGCTTCAGGAGCTGGGTTAGCCGGATCTGGTATCTTTAATGAAACGTACGATCGCTATCTCCAAGGTATTCGTAAAGATAATGCGGTAACAAGGGATGTTAGTACCTCGACAGCAGAGAAGGAGATGCAGAATTACTACTTGAACTTTGCTTCTGCTGAAGAAATTCAAAAACTTCTTGAACAGGATAAAGCATCTGGTCTTCCAGAATCTGAATGGAAATCTGTCAAATGGGGTTTACGTCCTAATGCGGATGTCGTATCACAATTTGATGTAGAAACCATGACGAAGAAGATGATGGAGGATTATCCAGGTACCCCAGAATGGATGGCTCGTCAGCAAGCAGAAGCACTTCGAAATTCGATCTTGGATGAAAATGGAAATATTCGATCATCCATCTATTCAACCTATCAACAGAATAAGGGTAAAAATGAACTAGCTCGTCTCAACTATCAACAAGGTAGAGTCCAAGAAGAGAGTCAAATAGCAAACGACAAACTCTTTGCAGCATATACACCTCCAGATCCGACTTCGGTTGATTACTTCTCTGACCAGAATAGGTTCGAAACCCCATTAAACCAAGCAAAGAGTTCTGTCGATACGTCTGTTGCCGATGCTGCTGGGAAAATAGCTGATAGTGTCTATAAGCCAACCTCGACAACATCGTCTACTTCTACGACTTCAGCAACAACGATAGATCCATCGGCAAAGACAAAAATCTTCTATCCGAATAGTGATTCTCAAATGGAAGTTTCAACATTAGATTACAACAATTATTGGTCTAAGCGCGGCTGGACGAATAAAGCTTCTTAATACATGGAAAACAATCTTTCATCGCAGCAAAAGGCACCAAAATCATTTGATGCTATTTCTGCTATCATGAAAGCGATAGCTCAACAGGAATCTGGAGGAAATTACGGAGCTATAGGGCCTAAGACTGCTTCTGGAGATAGAGCATATGGTAAGTATCAAGTCATGGCTGCAAATATTCCTAGTTGGACAAAACAAGCTTTAGGGAGATCGTATACCGTAAATGAATTCTTAAAGAATCCAGCAATCCAAGATGCCGTAGCGAGATTTAAGATGAGTTCGTCGTTTCAACAATACAAGAATCCAGCAGATGTCGCCTCGGTATGGTTTTCTGGGAGACCTGTCGCGAACAACATGTCAAAAGATGTTACAGGTACTTCTGTACCAAAGTACGTCAAAAATGTTGTTTCGATGTATAATAAGTATCGTAATCTTCCTACAGAAACCATAGCCGCGCCTACGGCTAGTCAGGTTCAAGTAGCACAGATGTCTAACGAGAATCCTTCTAAGCTGATGTATAGAGGAAAAGAAGTATCACGTCGCGTAGCTCCTGGTAACGTATTCAATAAGGCCTTAGAGAGATTAGGAACAACTTCTAGTTCACAATCAAGTATTTCTGGTCCACAATCCTCAATGGAAACTCCTTCAACCTCTTTAGGTACGGTTACAACAAGATTTGGAGATTCGACGAGGTATGAAGCTTCACACCCAGCAATAGATATCGCGAATAAGATTGGAACAAAGATCCCTTCATTTGTGGAAGGCAAAGTCATTGCTGAAGAAACTGGAAGGAAACAAGGCGATGCTGGTTTCGGAAACAATATAACAATTCAAGATTCTAGTGGAAATAAACATCGTTTCAGTCATCTTAACAGTGAATGGGTAAAGGTAGGAGATACTGTAAAGAAAGGTCAGTTAATCGGCGAAATGGGAAACTCCGGAAGTACCTATTCCACATCTGGTGGTACAGGTTCTCATCTTGATTATCGAGTTCGTGATGCGTATGGGAAGTACATAAACCCAAATATCTTTTTAAATCAAAAGAAACCAATATAAGTATGTCGGAAGACTCAGCCATCAAATCCAAGGCGATAGAACTTATCATGAAGAATCCTGAACTCTCTAAACTTGTTCAGGATGCTTGGAATGCACCGATCGGTTCTACGCAAAGAGCGAAGGCTAAGTCTGTCCTTTCTCTTTTTGGACGTATCCAACCTAGATCTTCGTCTGCGCCTACACCAGCCCCGCAGAAATATAATAAAACGGATATTCTTTCGTTGATTCCAAATCATACTCCTACTCTCCATTACGCAAAACCAGCTCCAAAGCGTAAAGTTGCTCAAGATGGTCAAGGAGGTCCTGGTTATGGAGTTCAGCAACCAAGTCCGCTTTATGTTAATCAAGTTTTGCCTTGGCTCAATCAATCGAAACAGGATGGACAAGGAGGATTCCCTGGGATTCTTCCTGCAATTGGTAATGTCGTAAATGCAGGTTTTAACTCTCTTGGAACAGCAGCCAAGAATGCTTATACAGACCTTAGTGGCTATGCCACAAAGTCTCTTTTGCCTGCTGCAAGTTATTTAGGAAATGCCGTTACAAATTACGCAAAGAACTCTCTAGGATCTACCCTGTTTGGAACAGATCTCTCTAAGCCAATTACGAATCCGTTTCTTCCTTCTGGGTCTCAACAAACTGCTCCTCAAACACAAGAGATTGATCCTACATTCGCTAGAACGTTAAATCCTCCGTCTGGTCCAACGGTTGAGCTTGATAAGGCGTTAGCTTCTCCCGGTCTTACTCCGTATCAAGAACCTCAGAAACCAACAGCACCACAAGGTCCTGTTTATGGTCCAACGATACCGAGCCAAGCTTCAGGATCTTCGTCGTCTTCATATTCTGAGATTCAATACCCAGAAGGATCTGAAATGGATACTTCATCTTCTGGCTCTCAACCAATAGGTTCACAATGGGATCTTAATGCTATCCCTGGTTTAAATATCTACGATCCTTCTAACCAGGGACTTTCCCAGACTCAATATCAAATGAAAGTTTTAAATACGATATCTGGGATGGAAGATGCTGAATGGCAGAAAGTGTTTCCAGGTGTTCAAAAACCACTTGGTTCAACAGCTACACAGCATACACAGGCTCTCATTGATCTTAAGAAGAAACAGATGGGTCTGGATCAGATGCTTACTGGTTATAATCAGATGGCTATCGAGAATCCAAAATTCAAGACAGATGCTCGTGATTATATCGTTGCCCAAGATGAATTTTTGAAAGGTATAGATGGCCTTCTCGATGATACAAATAAGAAGATGGCATCCATGCCAATGGATGCACCTGTCTTTGGTCAAATGATGACGAGCTACAAGAACTACCTTACTTCGATGAAAGGAAAGACTGTTTCTCGATATGCATCATATCTCAATAATGCGATAGATCAGCGAAATACACAGATGGCTCAAATGAAGAGTGACATTGATCTTAAGACACAAGAATTGAATGTTGCTGTAGCCCAAGGACAAGAAGATTGGACATCTCTCGTTAGTATGATCGGAGAAAACTATCAGAAACCAGCTCTTTATTCTCAGAACGAAGCTGAGAACTTAAAGAATCAACTTGAACTATTTAAGACTCAAGCTGAGATCTTGAAATATACAACTGAAACCTCTGGAACAAATCTTGGCGATGAAGATTGGAAAGTCGTTAACCAGCTTCAAAAAACCGTTGATACTGGCACGGGATGGAATCCTGGATTTGATGATATTACCTCTCTTATCAAACAATACGCTCCAAGCAATCCTAAAGCCGTCTACTACCTCATGCAGGCAACGATGGCCTCTTCGCTCCAAGCTCCTTATGATGAGAATAAGCCTGTAGATAAGCTCGCTCTCGCTGAACGCTACGCTAATTCGATTAGTAAACGTTCTACTGATTTGAAAGCAGCGGCAACAGAACTTGAAAAAGCAAATCCTGCCGATCCTCGTTTAGGAGATATCAACCAAGAATTATCTTTCCTTGAGACGATGAAGACGCCTCTTACCGAAAGCGTGAAATCTGTCTTCGGTGATTCTGTAGCTTCAAATTGGGAAGCGATCTCTTCTGCATTAAAAAAGGTCGTTTCCTCTCGATCGACGTTCTCGGATCAGGATAAGCAGAAGTTTATGGATATCGCTAAGAAGAATGGTGTAACAGATACGAAACTTCTCTCGTATTCATGGGAAGCTTTGAAGAGAAACGCTGAAGCTGTAAGAGCGACGCCTATCAATCAGATGACAGCCCAGTGGTTAGGCTCAATGATTGGAAATTCTTTCATGTATTCCTTCTAACATGGCTAATATAACTCAAAATACATCGTACTCTTCTCGCCAGAAATTAACGGCAAAAGAGAAGGCGAGATTGGCTAATGTTGTCCCTTCCCAAAAGGCAAAGGACCAGTCTTACGGTATTCCTGATTCAAAACAACTGTTAGCAGCATTGAAAGTTCTTGTTGCACAACAAAGAACAAAGATGAGTACAGTCCCTACTCCATCTTTTAATGCTGGAATGAAATCGAGTTTTACGCCGCCAGCGGAAGATCCTTCAACTCGTTTTGATCAACTTACTCCAGTGGCATTCGAGACTGGTCAAAACATCGCCCCTTCATCTTTCCCAGGATCACAACAACCACTCTCTCAGTTTCAAGCCGGAAGACAAGAAGGTCCAATGGATATTGCTCCTGCGAATCCAGGATTAGGTTGGGTGAATCCAACAGATCAAGCTCAAGTAAGAGAAGTCCCGTCTTCGAATGTTGATAATCAGGGAAATCCAATTTCCCAGGCTAGTGGAGCCTATTACCTTACAGATCCATCTCAACCAGGTGGCTTGATCCATACTATTCGAAACGCTTCTCAGGCTGCGAGTATAAAAGCAAAGGTTTTACAAGGAAGAGATCCAGCACTTTATCAAGTTGACCATGCACTTCCGCTTTCAATGGGTGGAGCAGACGATATCTCGAACATGCAGCTCCTCACGAACCAGGAGCATGAGAAGAAAACGAAGATTCAATCTGTTCCATATACACTTTGGAGAGCGTCTAGAGACAATCCAGAAGAACTTAAAAAGTATGGTGTAGATCCGATTCAATTAGGTGAAGCCCAGCTTGCACTCACGGATTGGAAAAACTATTCAGATACCGACTTATCTACTCCAGATGATACTGGAGTTATTTCCATTGAACAGGCTGCAAATGCTTGGAAAGCTTGGAAAACATATAAGCAGCCATCATTTTTCGAAACATTGAAACAAGTCCCGAAAGAAATGGGTGCTGCGGGAAAGATTGTGGGCGACTGGATGTCTAAGAAGGTAGAATCCTTACCTATTTTCGGTCAGAAGCCCGTTGTCACACCTTTTCTATCTGAAGCTACTCGTGGCTTTGGGACAGAACTTACTTTTGGATATGGAAAATTAGGTTCTACAAATTGGGAAGAAGCTGCAAAAGCAAGCGATGCTCCATATTGGAAAAGCCAATACGCTGAACAGAATAAAATCGCAGGACAAGTTGGAAACGCCGTAGGATCAACGCTCGGTTTTCTTGCTTCGTTTATCGTCACTGGTGGACTAGCAAAGGTTGCTACGAAAGTAGGTTATGCAACAAAACTTGGCAAAGCAGCTGAATTTATTGAACCTACAAAAATAGGAAGAATTACGAAGAGTATCGGAGAAGCTGCTGCAAAAGGACCAATTGGCATCAGTGCCGTTGCTGCAGGATTAAAGCAAAAGGCATTTGAGAAATTTGGTTCATCCCCTATAGGAAATGTTGCAGCTCGTAATACCTTAAAAGCAGCAAAGGCGGCTGTAGCTGCTGTCGAGAAACCAGGACCAACGGCTCGTATTTTTGAAGCAGCTCCATGGGCTTGGACTGATGTGAAGACGGCTAAAGTTCCAATGATTGGTGAAGCGTTTGGAGACACGATGCGAGCTTTGAAGTGGAATGCTCAAATGGAAAATATTGGACTCATGGTTGTTCACGGGCTTCTCCATCAACAAGATGACCGCTCTCTTGGAGCAACGATGAATAGAGTTATGTGGGACTCTGTTAATGGTGCTGCTTTTGGAATGGATGCACATAACATTCCTGGTTACATGAAGGTCTTTGGCAAAGGTGCTGTTTTGGCTTCGATGGAGCAGGGATTCAATATGAAGGATGAATCTTCTGAAGGAGATGTCATGGGCATTCTTCAGAATGCTTTGATGCTTACAGCTCTTCATGGTCTAGGACATACGAAAGAAATTAGAACCCGTGAAAAAGGTGTGGATGTTGTAGGAAAATATATTAAGCAAGCTAAAGTGGCTGATGCTGGAACAAAGCCAACGTTTTCAGCTTCAGAACGTGATATTATTGAAAAATCACCATTCGTTCAACAGGCAATGAAGACGGTTTACGCAGAGAAACAAGCATCTCTCCAGAATCAACTTCTTGTTAGACTTGATGACCGAATGAAGTTCGCTGCTGCCGTAAATCTTCATGCTGTTAATCCAGAGATGTTCCCAAATCCTGGTAAATTCGAAAACTTTAAACCAACTGAATATTACGCTGGGAAGGATCTTTCTTCAGAAGCTTTGGTTAAATTGCGGATTGAAGGGACGAATAAATGGAAAGAAACGGCAGAAAAGAATGTAGATAAAAATGGAAACCCTATTTGGAGTGAAGAGGATTTGTCTTTAGTGACAAGACAACTTGATACATCACTTCGATTCTTGGAATCAACAACGAAGAATCCTGTTGAATCTGATAGGATGCTTTTACAGGATCTCCAGTCATGGAGCGTTCTTCTTCAAAGAATGTTAAATAATGGCCAGGCTACTGCCGATCCGTCACTTCGTTTAACGGCAAATGAAGCAAAGAATATCTTCTTTGAAAATGTTGATTCAACGGCAACACGTTCAGCAGATCCGTCCATCGTTCCAGTCGACAGTCCTACAGGTGTATTCCAAACGACTGGTGGAGAATGGAGCATGACTGAACGCCAGTGGCAACTTCTTCAAGACGCAAAGGTAAACGGAAATCGTGGAACAAGAGCACTCTTAATAAGATCTCCTGGTCAGGGAACAAAAGAAACTCTACGTCGAAGCCAGTACACACCTGAAGAACGTGCAACAAAAGATATTGAATCTAACCCAGATTCAGTCATTTCTGTTTATGTTCCACATAAGGAAGTCGATGGAACTGTTTCTTGGGTGAAGGTTGGGATGATGCCATCAAAGAAAGTCCTCGATCGAATGAATGAGAAAACGGAAGAACTTGTTGGTTCCTTAGGAACAAAAGATGATCGCTGGAAGAACTATCAAGGAGAACAGCTCAACTTAGACAAGGATACTCTTTCAAGATGGATGGATGACCAAAACGTTGGTGCCATGGTTGGAGATATTCGAGAAATGGGTGCAGAGGAAGGAAAACGTTGGTTTAAAATTGCTATTACCGAAGATGGCATTTCGAAGACTCAGCAACTATTCGAAGGAACAAAGTCTGGTTCAGAGGTTCATTCACCGATGGAACTTATGGCACGTGCTCGTGCTCTTACTGGACCTGAGGATTCAAAACGTTTCGTAGATACATTAAAACAGAAGATGGACATCGAGCCTTCATATGAGATGCTCGATAAGGTTTTTAATAACCCAGAAGAATATTCTGAAGCATTCATCCAAAGGATAAAAGACGGTGAAGAAGTTTTCTCATTCTTCTCTGAAGCTGCTGGAAGTAAGAGTGCTGATGATCTTGTCTCAAAGATCTCAAAACGTTACGGAGAAATTCTGTCACCAGAAAGAGCTGGAGAGATCATCGCTAAGGGAGATTCAGTCTCTCTCCGTGATCTTCTTTCGGTACTCGAAGATGGCATCTCTTCTGGAACGGCAAACATTCAAGCAATTTCTGATCAGGCAAGAATTGTAAGCGGTATTCTTCGTACCTCTGAATTCGTTCAAAGCCCTCTTCTTGGTCATTTTCTCGATCTTCCACTTCTTGGGTCTAAGAGAACTGTTAAAGAGACAGCTATTCAAAAGCCTTCAGATGTCCCAGTAGAAGCTCCTGTAGAGGCCAAAATGGCCCCTGAGAGCCTTCCTGTTCCTGAAATAGTATCAGATACCACAATACCACCTGAAACGCCTAAAATGGCCACTGAGAGCCTTCTAATTAAACAAGAGGTACAGACGCCAATTTTGCCACAAGAACCTGTCATAGAGGCTCCTAGAGCCTCACAGATGGTATCAGAGCCTCAAGTTAAGCAAACTGTCGCGGAGCCACGCATAGTTCCTATAGAGGAACCACCTAAGGTACAAGAACCAGTTAGACAGCAGATAGAACCGAAAACGAAGGAAAACATCCCTGAATCTTTACCTTTGGAGGTACGAGATCAGCTTTCCGCAATCAAGGAAGGAAAGAATGTTAAATACGTTCCTGAAAAGGGTGAAGCAGAGATTGTCACACGAAATGAAGAATCTTTTGTTCAGACCCCTGTTGAAAAGAAAGCAGCAGAATCTCTTGGCGTTGAACTTGTACGAAATCCTACCGTAGAGGAAAGGATTGCTCTTTCTGATGAGCTTACAACGAATAGACCATTTGATACGCAAGACGTATCACTTACATCTCCAAGCGATGCTCGTACACTTAAGAATGGAAAATTAGAACTCTCTACCATTGTTTTCTCTTCTAAGCAGAAAGAGATCATTGCAAAGCGTAATGACTTGCGTAACAAGTTCTTTTCTGAGAACGGGAATAGAACTCTTACAGAGGACCAGCGTGAACAGTTGTCCCATTTCGGGAAAACGATATCTGCTCTTGAAGAAAGAAAGAATAGTTTTTCCAGAGAGAATATCCAAAAGAGATTACAGCAGCTTCGAGAGAAGAATGGCGGAGATTCTCATAAAGCAATGGACGAGCTTATCGAATCAATGGAAACGAGTACAAAAGACTTTTCTGAAAAGTACGATGTTGAACTCCCATCACTCTTTTCAAATGAGGCTACGAAGAATGATTTTAAAGTTCTTCTTCGAAGAATTATTGATGCGAAACCACGTGAAGCCTTCCAAGTAAAGAACGGTAAAATCCAAGAAGATGTTGAAACGTTAACCATGAAATCAAAGAGTCCTACAGATAGACTCATTGAAGACTTCACATCAAGAAATCCAGATATTGGAAAGATTGAATTGAAGCGTTATGAGACAGATGGCTTGGTTGAAACAAAATCAGATGATGCCTATCAAGCAGTTCTTGATATCGTTAATAGTGGACGTGCTGAAAAGGACAGTTACGTGGTTATTGGTATTGCTGGAAACAACATTAAGAATACGATTTTGGTAAAATACAACGAGAAGCTTGCAAACATGTATACGGGCGAAGGTGCTGAAAAGATGACGCCAAGTGAGCGATTTAGAGTTTCTTTCTATCAGAATGTCGTAGGTCTTGATCAGAAAACAGCTTCGAATTTCGGTAAGCTCAACAAGCGTACAAGCATTCTCAACTTTTCTGAACCAAAACTCGATCTTCGAGATGAAAAGGGGAATGAAGTTCAGATGCCACTCTTCGTTTTTCCAGGAAAGAAAATGGGAGAACTTGGGCTTGTCGATGAGAACATGCTCCAACTCCCAACGGAAAGTGTGAAGCGTACAAAGGTTCTTGATGGGATTAATGGAAAAGATATTATGGATGGAGCGAACTTCATTCCCGAAGAAGGATTTAAACTTCTCTTGAAGGCAATGAATTCTGACCCATCTCTTGGATATATCAAATCTAACCTTGTCTGGAACACTGGAAGTGGAACAGCAATCATCAAAGGTCAATTCTATCCAATGCCTGAGCACATGCAACGTTCTTTCGAACGACGTATTGGGAAACCTCTTGATAAGTTCTCGATCGTTGGCTCTTCAGAGAATGTTAAAATTGGGTTAGGACTTCTTGAAGATATGGGAGATGGGATTGTTGGAGGCACGACGCCTTCTTCATCTTGGCACGCAAAGGTTGTCCCAAAGAAAGCGGTTACAAAGCCAAAGGCTGCTGCTTCTATCTACTCACGAGCTTCAAATGATCCTGTTGTAAATAAAGCTTTCACGGAACGCTTCTCAGAACCAATCAAGGATTACACAGATCTCTTCTCCTCGATTCGAGAAGCAAAGAAAAACGGGACACCGATACGTGAGGTTATTCGAGAGGCTAATACGAAATTCAAAGAGAAATTTGGTATAGACCTTGTTGGAGAAATTGATAGTGCAGATTGGGAGAAGATGAATCAGCTCCTCAGTCGCTCGGATACGCCAGACATGTTTATTGAAAAGAAACTTGAAGAGAATATCGCAAAAGCTTTCCAATCAAAGATCATGTCAGGAAGATTCTTAGGAGAATCTACCTACAATTACGTTCAACCAGATCTTGCTTCAAAAGGGGCTTTGAAGATTTCTGAAGTTGCAAATCATCCAAAGAAAGAAGACCTTGGTCACTTCGCTCATGTCGCAGAACTCGTGACATTCGCAAAGTCAAAAGAAGTAAAGGACAAAGTAGGAACGTTACGAACTCATTTCAATGAGTTATTTGGTGACAGCGTTCTTTCAGAGAAAGACGCTCGATACCTCTTAGACGATCAAGCAGATATCTATAGAATTGTAGATGTTCTTGAAGACGCTGATAAGGCAAACCGTCTAAGTGATTATGGAAAAACGTTCCTTAAGGAACAGGCAAAGAACCTCTATCTGAAGCCAAATGAAATCATGCTTTCTCGTGCAGACTGGGAGCGCATCGGAAAACCAACGAGTGTTGTTTCCATTCGCCAACCTATCACGAGACTTACGGCTCTTGCAAAAGCAGACGTTGTTATTGCTGAGGACTTTGGAATGAAGGTGAAAAAAGGCACGATTATCACTTCTGCATATGATGGATATGTCCGAAAAGAGTTCGACTTTGATGGAGATGCTTATGAAGTCTTCCCTATCTATGGGAAGGGGCATGAACTCCAGGGGAGAGGCATTCCTGAGGAATACGCTGACTATATTGAAACACAGCGTAAGAGTGATAAAGATATTGTTCTTGATCCTCTTACGAAATTCGGAGAAGGAGCTGGAGAGAAGCCAATCGAAATGACTGATCAAGGTGTTCGCTATACGGTAAATGCCGCAGTGAATTCTGGGAAAGGCGTTGGTCAGGCACAAGGAATAGGTCGCATTCTCTCTCAAGTAAGAGATTCGAATCTTCCTGTTGCTTCGAATATGAAGAACGATCCGCGTTTCGTTGGTCAATTGGCACAGGAGACCGTTGATGGTGTTACCTATGGAGACTTTGAACGTCGATTGAAGGAAACAGGTCTTCAGGATGCGAACCAAGTTCTCATCTCACATCTTTTTGGAGTTACGACGAAGAAGGAGATCCTGAAGATTTCTAAAGAGCTTCGAGACTTCCAGACGGCATTTCAACTCGTCGACGAAGAAAAGAATACCCTGGAATCGACATCTGATCTCGTGTATTCTTTAGAGAAAATCTTTAACCTCAATGATCGAATCAATGCAGCCGATGGGAAGTTGACGCCATTCTTTGAGATACTGGATCAGTTCAGAGGTTTAAAACCAATTGAGCGTACAGATATCAAGGCCCAGAACGCCGCAGACCTTTTTGCGGCACAGGAAGTAAAGAAATCACTTATTGAAGAAAAAGGTGAGGACTTCTTTAAGATTACTTCTGGCACGCCTGAATCTCACATTGTAAAGATGGCCGCGAACATCAACGCTTCTCGCCAAGCGCGACGTAAAGCGCGTTCCGTTGTCATGGATAAGGCGCGAAGAGCCGCCCAAGAGAAGGGTGAAGTTTTTGATGAGAAAGAGTTCAGTAGAGACTACAATATGGAAACCGGTAAACTTGCTGGAGAATCTGAAAAGATCATGGATAAAGTCTTTGAAGACTATATGATAAATGGAAGTGGTCTCTCAGAAGATCAGCTCCTTCGTATTGGATACCACCTTGTCACGAGACCTGATATGAATAGGAACTATTCAAGCTATGAAGGGGCAAAGCGCGAAGAGGATGTTTATCGCTACATGGGTATTATCACTCAGATCGAACCAATCGTTGAGAAGTATTTCGGAGCCATCAACTCGTTCATAAAAAACAAATCCCTCAGCAATTAAGCCAAGGGATAAGTTCTCTTCTCCGCTACTCGTGTATGAGCGGACAGGTGGACTGCCCAGTGCAGAGAGCAAAGAGATCATAGCATATTTTTCGTCACTTGTCAAGGGTCGACCTTTCTTCTTTCTTCTTGAGAAGAAATGTCGCCAAATCTGTCGTTTTTCCTTTTTCTTCATTGCACTTCCTACAGCTACCTAATAAGTTCGCATAGCGATTGCTTCCACCGGCTGATATTGGAAAGATGTGGTCAATGGTAAAAAGATTATCTGGTTGGTCTTCAAATCTTATCTTTTTGTTATCTGTAGGGATACATTCGCAACCGCAGTAGAAACATTTTCCAGCCTGTTCAACGTAGATCCTACGACGGAGTTTTGATGCAACATGCCTATTAAGGCGTTTAGAAACTTTCTTCTTCGAAAGGAGTTGAGGGAAGGTTTTACTTCTCTTTGGTCGAGTGGATCTAGATTTCATAGGTTTACCCGCTTTCTGCCACATTATGCATATAACGCCAGGTATATTCATATTAAAGCAGAAAGCGAGAGAGAAGTTGCAACTTCTCTAACACTCAACATGTTTAGGGAACGTATGAGGTATCCCGTTCGAAAAAGTAATAATAACTATCAAACAATTCTTTTTTTGGGCTACACCGTCCATCACTGAACATAGGAATATGGACTCTTAGATACGATTTCTCGTTTCGCTTTCGCTCATCAGTCAAGCCTTTCGGCTCCTATGCTTGAGTTGCAACATTCAGCCCTGGCAACGGTTTGAATTGTTATCATTACTTCTTCGAACGAGAGAGATACCCCTTGTCCTTTCGTAACCCGTGCGAGGGTAGACTTGGTATAACGGGAAGTTAAGCACCTCCCCGTAGTATCTCTGACTAGTATGTACTCGCTCACGGGTATCAGGCTCCCGATCCCGCCTACTGCTTCGGAAGGGGGGAAAGGTCACCAGCTTGTGCTGATTACACATCCTCCGAAGCATGAGGCGAAAGAAGATTGAGGTGAGATTTGAACTCACAGTTACGCTAGTCCTCCGACAACTATTTCTAGTTAGATACGCAATGAGATCGTATCAGTCGTCTAGCTTTGCCGATTGCTCGACTTTCAGCGTCTGCCAATTTCGCCACTCAATCCTCTACAGCTCACGTTTTTATAAACGCTATCGCCAACGGTTGAAGAACGGCTTCATTCTCCATCCGCCTTGGAACGAAAATGGGGGGCTGTTCTTTTGATAGGCAGGGAAAGCAGTTACTTTCACAATATCATTGAACAACATTATCGTTCCAAGGCGAGAGCCGACCATTACAACGGCTAGTGTAAGCGTTGGTCAGCAGATTCTTATTTAAGGGTCACTAGCATCTTGATAAGGACGACTTTTTATCTCGCTGGAATAGCGATCTCACCCTGCGTGTTACAACGACTGGAGATCCTATCCCACCTCTAAAGAGTAATGGTCGCTCACCCCATGATTTGACATCATTCTCGGACACCCCGTGGCAAGGCAATCCACGTCTTTCGACGCTCCGAGCATTAGACTTTTCATTGCTCCTTAGAGGCGAGAGAGATTAGTTCATGGGGGACTCGGTTTTAAAGATGTCGATCCGCTCCTAGGAAAATCGACTTACACCTGATTTGTAAACTCCACTGGAAAATACGTTCCAATTTGAAACCGCAGGGACGTACCCCATGAACTAATCTCTTCCCTTTAAAGGAACTCACCTGTGTATCATATCCCTAATTTCATACACTCTCAGGGAAGTCCCGTATAGGGACCGAAAGGCCCTGCATGATCAAAAGATCATCCTCTGGAACCTACTTTGATGCCTTCTTTGTCGTCTTCACGACCTTCTTTGCAACCTTTGTAGGCTTCTTGGAAGTCTTGGCTGCTGGCTTCTTTTTGGAAGTCATAGAAATATTTTTCATGAATTAGTCCTCCAGTGCTTCCTTCCTTGAAGAGATGAATTGATTAACAGAGGCTCCACCAAAAGGGGAACGGTTATGTTCTCATCACCTCAAGGAAAGAAAGATTAAGATCACTTACGTGTACACGATATCACATCCATACACGTAAAAGAGTTACCAGTGATTTTACCAATAGAGTAGGCATTCCTTTTAAGGGGAAATGATGCCCGTTTCTCTATCCGCTACTTAATCTTTGATTTTCCTGACCATTCGACCTATCTTGCGAAATCTCCAGGGAGATTTATCAGTCTATGGAACTTTTGTGTCTAAGATTCGTAATAAGCAAAGCTCGATAGTGTCTACACAGGAAGACCGAGGTCGTTCCCTTCAACATGTTCAATCTTTATACGCTTATTGTCCACGAAGACGAATGACGGAAACATCGTGTTTCCGTCTATGATAGATGAAAAGAAGTCATTTCAGATCATCTATCATAGACGGAAGACCACCATAGTGATCTAACGTCATCTCCAATAGGTTCAATCAAAGGCCCATGGATCTACAAGCTTTTTATAAGGTGTCTCATCTGCGATCTTTCTTCTCCTAGACTTACGGGCAGTTGCGCATTTTAAGTCTTTACGCCAACCCGTCCCTATCATCCACAGATAGTCAGCATTATCGTAATTCTTTCGACGATCCTTACGGGTAAAGTGCTGTTTAGGATAGAATGGATTGATTCGAGCTTTTGAAGTGTTCATGGCGCATAATCAATTCCGTCTTAGGTGACGGTGATTACGCAGTGGTTGTCTTTAGACGAGAAAGTTTTGCTTTTACCATATACGATGAAGTACCTATTTCGTAAGATTCAGGAAAGGAACTGCTCCATTCGGTGTCATCTGTGTTGGCAAGACACCATTCCATTTATGGACTGCTTCAAGTTGAACTTCAAGGGCTTTCAAATTGATATACTTGTCATTGTTCGCGGCATCACTCTGAAGTTTGATAGCTTGAGCTTCTGCCTGAGCTGTGGCAACACGCTGTTCGGCTTCAACCTTGATTTGTCGCAACTTATTTTCTGCCGTTAATGCATCTTGTACAGCTGTCTGTTTCGCTTCAATCGCATCATTGAATCCCTTAGAGAAGGAGAAGTTCATGATAGAGAAATCATCAATAAGGATGTTACTCAAGCTCAAACGTTCAGTGAGAATATTCTTGATACCGTCACGAACCTCTTCTCGCTTCGTAATGAGTTCTTCTGCCGTATAACGGGCTGTGACAGCCTTAACGCCTTCCTGAACGACTGGAGAGATGATTCGAGATGAATAATCACTACCAATGGTCTTCCAAAGAATGTTTACCTTACTTGGATCTGGATGAAAGTTAATAGCAACTGTTGAATTCACTGTCTGGAGATCTTTTGAAGCTGCTGCAACATCTACCTGTTCCTTCTGAACTCGAATATCTACAATCTGAACATGTTGAGCGATTGGTGTGACCATGTGGAGGCCTTCTGTAAGAACCTGATCTCCGGCAGCACCCCATGTTAGAACAACTCCACGCTCACCAGCTGAAACCTGTGCAAATGGATTTAGGATCATTATGATGCTTAAAAGTGCAAATGCAATGACACCAGAAATGATAAGATTAATCTTGTTCATAGTTATTTTTTCTTCTTTTCCGATTTAAGATATTTCACGAGAAGTATTACCCAAGCGGTCACGACTGCTAGACCGAAGAGAATTTCCAAAAAACGAAGCATATGTTGATACGAAATGTTTTAAATTTCGATGGTCGGTCTGGCAAGATTCGAACTTGCAAACCCAATAAAGGGCAAGAGGGTCTAAGCCTCCCATGTATACCATTTCATCACAGGCCGATGGTAGGAATGGTGGGTGACGATCCCACGACCTATTCGATATAAGCGAATTGCTCTACCGTTGAGCTACATTCCTCTCTGGTGGATCTGACGGGTGATTCTCCCGTGTATAGGCTGATATATGAAAAATTTCATTCACAGGATTAGCTCCTTAAAGCAAGAGCTGCTATGTACCTACATTCAGAGCGTGAGATTTGTGTTCTCCACCAGTTTGTATAAGTGACGATCATTCATGACCTACAAACAAATCATGATGATCGGGCATCAGTTCGTTAGACGAATGACGCAACGAATGAAGGGGTTCGAAACACCGAAGTGTAGAACGACTTCAGACTTTCAATAGCTTTGGCAATTACAATTTCGTAGCCTTTTAACAAGTTACTACAGCTTGTCCTGCAATTTTTCAATGAGCAACCTATCGAAATATGATCAGACCCTTGGTGCAAGCTCTCGGGAACGATCCGAGCGAGTCATTTAAGACAACAGATTTACAGTCTGCGCTGCCTCCTTAGCAGTATACGCTTGCCTGGATGCGGAATCCAGATTTGAACTGGAAACTTCAGCTTATGAAACTGACGAGATGCCATTTCTCCATTCCGCGATGGGACAGTTTTTATACGTTCCTGCCAAACCCGTATCAATATTTTTATAGGAGAATAACTGACATAAACTCCATGGTTCTGACGATCGGGTTCGAACCGATGTCTAAAGGCTTAGAAGTCCTCTGTTCTATCCAGCTGAACTACGTCAGAGAGCAGATAGCTATATCCCTAATCTCTAGAAAAGAGAACTCTTCTTTCATTCTCTTTTTCATAAAAATTTCCAATAGGAATATATCTTTCTTTCAAGAGACCGGTGAGTGTAACGATTGAATGAAAATCATCTTCCTCTTTCAGATCTCCTGTCTTCCTAGGAATGGTTGTGAAAAATATTGTTTCTCCGCCTTCTCTAAGAATACCAATAACTCTAAACCATTCCTCTTTTTTCGAATCTCTGAAAATATCACCACGCCTTATCACCTTCTTTTCCGTATCCATAAACTGGAATTTACGAAGTTGCAACCTCAGATGTTACCACTTCAACCTCTTCACTGAAATCAAGATCAAACTGCCAGTTTGCTTTCTGAATTGCTGAATCAAGACGACGGAGACGGGAGGCATACACATCGTATTCCTTCGTAAGAGTCTTGATGTCGACACGAGGACTTTGGAGAGTGACCTCATCAACATCTTCTGAAACCTTACGACGTACGACCTTTGTGTCGTAAACACCGTTTTCGCCATTAAGCTTTAAAGGTTCCAACTGCTTCACTTTTGCTTCGAGCTGCTTACGCAGCAAAAGTCCTTCGGCGATTTTCATAGTATTAGGATTCTTAAGATTAAGAATATGTCTAAGAAGCAAGGATTCGGTAAGTAGGATTTCGTTTCTTCAAATTTAGCATTTCGGGTGTTCCGCACACTAGGTCCCCACGTCTGGATCATACCAAGTGTCGTGTATAAAGATTTCCAATTTCCTCTTTCGTTTCTTAGAGGTTAAGGGTTTTGCAATGAGCAATCACGATCAATGGATCGCCTTTCGGCTTGTGATCCATCAACAATTTAAGTGATAGTAGATCGGTACATTAGTACCATCGGTGAAGCCACTGGCCAGTGACCGTGTTTAAGGTACACGCCGACCTCAATCCTTCCACCTCTTAGACATGTTCTTCTTCTTAAGATGTTAAGGTTCTTTGATTGAAACATCTACTGTCCTGACACCCCATTCTAACGCCTTATCGAGTTCAAGTCCGAAGTAGATATCTACCATGTTCCATCTACTCTTTGCCATACGATCTCTTACAACACATGTTCCATATCCTGGAATATCCAAGATCGTTCCAAATGGAACAAAATTAGCTGCACATGTGAGAGAATCGTATTCGTAGTAAAGAACACATATATCTTCTCCATTTGCAGCCAAACACGGGGTTGAATCCGTTTCTTCTTCTCTTGATGTATAGGCAGAAACTCTGCGAGAAACCACCATGATAGGATCAGGTTTTTCTTCTTCTCTAACTTGTATCGGTGGCGTTTCTACAACTGGCGGTGCAATGTCAGTAGTATTTGTTATAGAAACGAACAGACTGGAACAAGTTATGAAGAAAGATAACAGTGACTTCATGATGAGGTTCACAGATTGTTTTTTATACTAAATCGTTTTGACGACTCAGTAAGTGCTCTTTCTACTGTCCACTTTTTTAGACGAAGACGTAAGGCTGACTTATCAATGCATAGATTCTTTGCCCATTCAGATAGACTCAATCTCTTTCCATTAAATGGAATCAGTCTATTTGAACGACGGTTATTTGCCTGTTCTTTTGCGGTAGCCCATTTACAATTATCCTTTGAATATCCTTTATTATTATCTTTTCTTTCTAGAGTCATACCCTCAGGTCTATCACCCATGTCTGAGAAAAAGTTACGAAACGATACCCATTCCTTACATACGAATATACCTCGGCCTCCGTAATGTTTATATTGTGGATGTTTTTTGTTCGTACATCTGCTTTTCATGTTATGCCAACACTGGTAGATTTTCGTATCCCGTTTACCATGCGATTCATAATTCATATAACTAATTATAGCATGGACTACCTAACAGGTAGATCAGGATAGATATCTTTCTATCCTGATCTACCTGTTTTTTTGACTAGTTTGAAGATTCCTTCTCCTTGTCCTGTTCTGCCTTCAACTTCTGAGCGATCGTGATGATCTCAGCCCGCTTGTCACGGTAGATCAATTCCTGTGCGATCTGGATACCCTTCGCCGTTGGTACGTGCGTTGGATCTTCAAGACCGAGTTCGATCAGGAGCTTGTCGTCATCCGTAAGTTCGGAGTTACGAAGGAATGAGAGAACGTCTACGTTGACACTTGATGCGCTTGGCATAGTTTTGTTCATTAATAAATTAATATTTCCAATGTAACGTCCGTCGTGGGTCTCGACGAATGTTGCCCATTGATAAGGACCAGAACCCTTCTTCACCCCCCAGTAGACGAGAGCATCCTTAGCTTCGGGAGACTTGCCAGAAATTTTGAAACCATCGTTAGTAACCTTGATGAGCCATTTTATTACCCCATCTTCTGATCTACACTTGCCCGTCACAACAATACCAGTCCCAGAATAACCATTCTGGCGATTATGCCAAGAAACAGTTTCTCCAATATTGATGTCGCCATTTTTCTTCAACTCACACTCTTTTGCACAGCACGTAGACATACATTTTCATTGTTAATTAATCTTTTTTCTTCTTGGTTGATTCCTTGAATGAATTAGCGATCGCGATAACGTTTGCACGATTCTCACGGAAAGCTAGTTCATTTGCAATTGCTTTTCCTAGAAATGTAGGAATCCCTTTCCGAGATTCAATACCCATTTTTTGGAGAAGTCTGTCATTCTCATTTAAGAGAATGTTGCGAAAGAAGCTGAGGATGCTATTCATAGTTTGCTTACGAATGAATGATCTTTGACCAGTTTGTTATGTTGACGACATCTGATGGAATTCGTTCAGAAGACCCTTTTGAAGTGATTTGAGAGCTGCAATACAGTTCTCAACATTCTGAAGGTGGGTCTTGATGATATCGCGTTGAGAAGCTTCAGCTGTCGCATCAAGGAAGACTTTTGCCTTCGCGGATGTAATTGGCTTATTGTTCTCATCACGTCGATTTTCGATCTCTTCTGCAACGAGGGCCATCCTCCGCTCAGAAGCCGTCAATCGAATATTGTATTCTGAAAAATACTGAGCAAACTTCATGATAATCTTACCTACTTCTTCAGCACTCATCGGTTCAGTTTCCAGACGATGAAGGATACTTCCATATTCTTCATAGTATACCTGGTCTTGAAAATCAATCTGTTCATCAATGTCGATTGGCATATGTGTTCTTTATTGTTAACCCACTATAACACATTTCTCGATACTTGTCAAGTGGTACTTATACACAGGTTACGGATGAGATTCCATGAAGCTTTTCAACGTATATCTTCTTCTCAAATTCATTTTTAACCTCTTGAAGGTGCGATATGCAAAGCATTTGATCGAATCTTCCCTGAATCTTCTGCAACGTTTCGATAAAGCTTGGGATGCTTTTCGCGTCTAGACCAACGAAGAGTTCGTCGATGACCCGAAATCCTATCTTCTGGATGGAAGCAAAAGCCTCAGAAATGGCTATCGTGATAGCTAGACGTTCTCCGCCAGAAAATGACGAAAAGTCAGATACCTTTCCTTCTGGGTTTGTAATGTTGATAAAGAGACCCTCAATTGTTGTATCTCCGTCTAGAGAGGATTTCTGAGTTTCGAATCCGATAGAAAAGTCCGATAGTTGTGATAGGATCTCATTTGCACTTCGCTCGATCTTCGGTAGAAGAAGCTCAATAGCGATTGTTTGAATTCCATTTGCACCGAAAGCATCTTTGACGTATCCAAGTTTTCTACATTCAGAACGTTTTTCTTCGATAGAAGATTCGATAAGTATCCCTCTTTCTTTCATCTCAGTGATCATCTTCATCGTACCGCCTAACTCACCAATCTTTGTAGAAAAGAGACGAATACTAACTTCGAGTTCTTGAATTTCCTTTTCAAGTATTTCTATCTCTTGTCGAATAGATTCGAATTGCTTTTCATCGAAAGCTGTTTCTTCTAGATGAATGAGTTCTTTCTCTAGCTCCTCGATTTGCTCGAATGTTGCATCGCGTTTGAGATTGAATTCTAGCAATTCTTTATACGATTGTTCATTTTCAAGAAATACTTTCTTAATATCTTCAAGTTCTGTCTTCTTTTTTAACAATGAAGAGTATTCAATCGTCACTGATTCGTATTGGATTTTCTTTTGGAGGAGAGCTTCAAGTCGTTCAGTATATTCTTTTTTTCTTTCTTCCTGGTTGAAGAGAAGCTCAGACCTGTCCTTGATCATTTCTTCAATATACGAGGTTTTCGTCGTAAGAAGTTCTTTGAAGTTTAAACATTCGTCACGAAGAATACATTTCGATGTATGTTCTTCTCTGATCTTTTGAAGTTCTTCTTGGGCTTTTAATATAGAGTCTGCATATGGAATTTCATTTGGTTTAGAAGAAACAATTAATCGGATTTCTTGTTCAAGGAGATTCGATTCATTTATTTTCTTTTGAATCTTATGCAACTGAGAATCAATCGTTTCTAATTCTGATAATAAAGAATTGATGTCCTGTTTCGTTGCTTTAAGGCTCTTTTCCTCATTCAGTTTAGAAATCCTTGATTCAATGATATTCAACGAACTTCGTTGTCTTAAAAGCTTATCAGAAATGATTTTATACTCATTTCTAACGCTTTTAAATGGTACCATTAATGCTCTTCTTTCATCTAGCAATGTCTTCTTTTGAAGAAGAGTATCTTCAGCTTCTGATAGTTTCTTTTTCGTTTTCTCTAGTTCTTCTTCAAGGATCGGAAGACGTTTTAGAGAAGAATCTATCGACTGTTTCTCTACAACGAGTGAAGATATTTCTGTTAAACGCTTCTTGATTTCATCAGATGCTTTTACATAATAGGAACTAAGATCATCTAAGCCAGACATTTGGAGAAGGAGGCTCTTCCTTTGTGATGCGGAAAGTGAGACGAACGATTCTCGTGAATGTTGAGGATAGATGATTGAATTAATGAATAATTCATACGGACAAGAAAGAAAATCACGTTCTATCCATGCTTGAAGATTTTTCTTTCCCGATACGCCTATCGAGATAAACTTCCCATCAATCGAATCAGACTCTTGAACAGATAAAGTCCCTGCACGATCCTTTGTTAAAGATCTGGTGATTCTAATGAAGACATCTCCATTCTTTAAAGTAAGAATACCAGTAACTTTATCTTCATCGAAATTGATAACAGTCTTATTCCTAGCCTTCTCGTATAGAATCCATTCGATCGCCTCTATGATCGAAGTCTTTCCAGCTCCTATTTCTCCATCAATCAAAAGACGTTCTTGAGGTTCAAAAGATATTTTCGTATCTTTGTGACTCAAGAATCCTTTCAACTCAAGAGAAACTAATAAGATCATGTGATGAGATTAAACCTCTGCAAGAAGCTGTTCAACAACATTATCAACGTCTTCAGGAGCAAATAACGTATCCTTATCAGAAATCTTTTGTGAGATACTCCATAAGATTTCTTCTGAAAGATTCTTTGTTCTAATCCTATTCATGACTTCCTCTTTTGCCATATCAATCTCTTCCTGAGAATAGATCTTTTGGATTGATGGAATCTGAGTTTCTAATGCTGCATAGTTCATCACTCCACAATGTGGACATGGGAGTGGAAAGAGACCTTTAATAGAATTTGGGGAGTTCATAGTTGTGATCTTAAGAGTGTAAGGACTTCTTCTTGATGTTTTAACAATTTCTTAGAACCTTGCATAAGATCCATCCCAATTCGAGCAAGTCCAAAAGCGTCGGCTTCGTTATTATCTATGATCCTCCTATCATAGAGTCGAAGGATGTCCATCATAACAATGTCCTTTGGAGAATTTCCTTTTCCAGTGATGAACTTTTTCAATGTCGTTGGCTGTACTACGACAAATGGAATTGACCTCTTAGCAAGAGATGTCCGTATAAGATAACTAAGACCAGCTAATTGAAATACGGCTGAAGTATTATGTGCGAGGTAAGCAAAGCCTTCGAGGACAAATAAGACTTTTACTTTCTTAAAATCAAACCTTTCTTCAACCTTAAGAATAGAAGATGCTATTTCTAGTAATCGAAGAGCTTCTGTTGCATAAGATTTTTCTTCAGGTGGTTTTGAAGTGACGATAGACGTTTCAATAGCTTCTTTTTTTGAAACACCGTCTCTTTCAATAATAGATATACCTGTTCGACATAACGAAAGATCTAAACCAATAGAGATATATTTCATACGGTATTCGGGATGAGATCGAAGCCTTGAAGAACATCTTCTTCAGGTAAGTTCCTTATTTTTGCGAATATTCTTAGAAGACCTGGAATATCTTTTTGATGAAACTCATCTTCATCAATCTGAATCTGTTTACGTATCTTTACAAACTCATTCTTGATACTAACACCGTCAAACTGTTTTGTCTTCTTTAAGATATTTTCGAATGAAAGTTCTGGATTCGTATTTATAATTCGCAAGATACTATCTGATGGACAGCTTTCGAGCATTTCTTCAAGTTCAGATGCTGAAAGATGTTCTGAAGAAATTCGCTTTATTGGACGAACGGGGAGCTGAACTCTTTCCAATTGTTTTGAATCTATATCAAGTTTCCATACGAATTTCTCATCCTCACCAACGTTCTTGGTAAATATTGATCCAGTCATACAACAAAATTTAGATCCGAAGGTATAAACACCTGGTTTATGAATATGACCAGCGAATACGATTGGAATCTTTTCAAGAAGTTTTTCCATTGGAAGAACAATCTCTTTAAAGAGATCTGTTTGTCCTTCATACGTTTCAACACCACTAATTGCATGATGTGCAAAGAGAAACTCTCCATGCAATTCTGCAAGAATACGTTCAACATTCTCTTGCTTATCTTGGCCACCCCATCTTCGTTCTAATTCAGAAGGTGTGAAATATGGTAGAAATACAAAACGTTTTCCATCTATAAAAGTTCTTAAAATAGAATTTGAAATAACGTGCCATTGCTTGTTCTTCACTTCACGTAAAAAATCTATAGCAGATCTCCCATCTCCCCATTTTTCATGATTACCGGCAAGAAAGAATAATTGTTTGTCATGAAATGCTTCGATAAACGTAATGAAGTCTTTAATAACGTGCGGAGAACTCTGCTTCGTATCAAGTTGATCTCCCATGAAAACAACGGAATCGCAGTCGGCAAGAGACGAGATGATCGTCTGAAGCACATCTTGCTTTTCTTTTTCTCTATGATCTTTAACGCTAAATGAAAAGCTTAAAGAATCTTTGAAATGCAAATCTCCTACGATTCCGATTTTCATGGGTATTTCGTTTTAACGACTTAATTACTTAAGATACGTTTTTCTCTCGGCTTGCAATGCGAAATTCTCGATATTTTTCATGAAGCTCATTTCGAGTTCCCTGAAATTTTTCAGCTAAGAATTTCGAAACCTGGATCTGGAACTTTGTGCGATCCTTCCCAGGAGCTGCTGCCTGATAGACGTGCCAAGTAATGCTACTGAAAGGATGACGTGACGTAAGCTTCTTATCATTTGCAATTTCATTCGGACGTTTCCCTTCTAAGATACCATCGACAATAGTAGAAATATCGTCATCATTCCAAGAATTTGATACTTCAATTTCAGCCCTTTCACTCTTAATCGGAGACATTTTCCTTAAAACAGATTTCACATCAATCGTTCTCGTCTTATCCAAGAAACGTGACCGAGGAGATGGATTGCTAATCGTTTCTAGGAAGGATGAGATATCTGTTACTTCGGATGCATCCATCTCGATGGTAACTGGAACATCGTTTCTAACAATGGTAATTTTCATAGTAATATTCATTATGCTCGATCTTTCAACAAAGCGCGTTTTCTTTTTAAGTCTTCCTATTTAAGCTTGCTTAGAATCTCTGGAAAGTTCCCAGGGATGAAAGCTAAACCTGTAAATTCTTCTACCTTTTGCTTTATCTCTTCTTGCGAATCAGCAAGGAATTTGAGACGAGAGATCATATTAATCTCTTTCAAAAGGTCATCTGTTGGTACCTGAGGTTGAGCACTTGGCGTTGAAGAGAATGGATCTTCAGCAGGCGCAAGTGCGTCTTCCTCAAAATCCTGTGAATCAGGATCATAAGCTCCGACACCTCTGTATTCAGCAGCTAGTTTCTCCCAACCCTCTTCGATGGCATCAGCCTTTGAAAAGATCTCATAGATCTTTGTAGGATTCTGTCCTTTCTCTGGAGCAAGTTCTTTCGTAAAAACCACGCCTACAATTTGACCAGGATTCACGGCACTCATCTGCTTGTGGACAGGCACCTTTGTTGCCCGAACACCCCAGAAATAGAGCTTTCGATCCTTAATGAATTTATAGACGATCTGTTCGGTATGATACTTCTGGTCAACAGACTTAAACTTCCCAATATAAGTACCCTGAAAACGGTCACCTACATTTGCAAGCTTAATCCATTCACCCGTTGGCTTTACTCCTTCTTCGAAGATGTTAATGTCACTCATAGTCGTATACGGTTAGTGCGCTTTTTTGAAAGTTCGAGTGCTACGTTAGCATAGCACAATTTTATGAACTTGTCAAGTGTTTTTAGTTGGTAACTATCCCAACAGTTGAAAACAATTTATAAAACAAGTATTCGTCTACAATCGTTTTCAGAAACTTATCTTGATACGCAGGGATATTCTTTTCTGTGAAAGATTTCATTTCCTCATCCGTTGGAACGATTACCCATTTTCCATTCAAGGTCTCTGGCATAACTTCCGTTGGAACATGCACGAGATGGTCACCGTCTTCTTCAAGCATTTCAAAACGTGATTGCCCATCTAACGTTTGAGCTGAAATGCAGATTGTGTGTGGTAAGATTTTTACACCATTCGTTTTCTTATCCTTTACCTGAACAGAAGATTCGAATAGGAAACAGAAACCTACAGGGATATTCGTTCTAAGTTTTGCAGCATCGAATGCGAACTTCTTTACTGTCTTCGTAGCATCTTCTTCAAAAGAAATATGCGCTGATGCAATAATCTCTTCTATCGTATTCTTTCGTGTCGATATAAAGAATATATGATTCCCTACACCTTGTAGCGTACCTTCTTTCTTAAGATGTTCATCTAGAACTTCTTTGATTGCAAACACGTGAGAATCAAGACGCGTCTTCGCGTTTTTGATCTTGATCGGTTGCTCTGGAACGCTTTCCTTCTTTGCTTTCTCCTTTATTTTCCGATGGGTCTTTTTTAGATCTAAACGCTTCGACTTTGGTTCTAATTTTTTTCTGGAGATCTTGGTTTTCTGAGACTTCTTTGCAGGCATTTTCTTTACCAACCCCGATTTTTTCGCCTTCGAAGCTGTACGTGTGGCCTGCTTTTTCGATGATTTCATAACGTTCTGCATAATCAATAAGATCGAGAATCTGATCAATACCTCTCTCAAAGTAAAGTTCGATTTCTGCTTCTCTGAACGGAGGTGCTACTTTATTTTTCACAGCCTTGATTTTAAGACGGTTACCAATCAAAGCTCCATCTGATTCAATGCCTTTCAATTTATTCACTTCAAGTCTTACAGAAGCAAAGAACTTGAGAGCATTCCCACCGGTAGATTCTTTCGTTGGTCCGTATCCGCCAATACGATCTCGTGTCTGCGAGATGAATATGACAGTCGTATTCGTCTTGGAGACGAACGGAATCATCCGCCGAAGACCTTTGCCGAGAAGTCTGGCTTGAAGAGCGATTGTCGAATCAGAAATCTCCCCCTCTGCTTCAGAAGCTGGAATGAGAGCAGCAGTTGAATCGACGATAATGATCGCGACCTCTCCTGACTTCACAAGATCCTCTACAACGTCAAAGACATCCTCACCCGTCTCTGGTCGCATATAGACAAGCTCTTTCGTATCTACACCGAGCTTCTGTGCATAATCGCTTGAATAAGAATATTCGGCATCAATAAATGCCGCTGTCTTTCCTTCCTTCTGAGCCTGAGCGATGAGGTAGAGGCACATTGCTGTTTTCCCTCCTGACGGTTGACCGAAGATCTCGATGATGCGACCACGTGGAAGTCCGCCTACGCCGAAGACATCATCAAGCGAATAGCAATTCGTAGGGATGACTTCGAGATTAAGACTTTCAAAGTCATCGGCAAAAGCGAGCGTCCCTTCTCCATACTTCTTTCTCGCTTCTTTTAGAATTTCTGAAAGCGTCTTTGCTCCTTCTGCTGCTTGTTTTTTGATCATACTAATTGTTCCTTATTCTTTAATCTTTTTTTCTTCAAAAAATGCGTTGGGCAAATGTTCATGTATTTTCTTTTTCCGCTAGGAGTTAAACCCTTATTTCGACATGTCCTAGAACAACCTTCTATCGAACAGGTAGGTTTCTTATCTCCAATTTTTATGGTAGGCATAGATTTATATTTGAATATCTCTTGATATTTTCATTGCAATTAATGCTGTCTTTTTCTTCCAATCCGTTTCTGCGGCGATTTGTTCTTCAAGAGTTATTCCTTGAGTTTGAGAAATCGCATCAACTGATTTAGGATCATCGTTCTTGTGTGAATCAATATACGTAATTATTTCGAAGATCGTTTCTTCTGGAACGTTCATCTCTTCACAGATCGAGATAATGTCATTTCTATCTATTGGCATATCAACGTGATGTAATGCTCCCATATTGTTGGCGTTCAACGAAATCACAGATGTCGTCAACTTCTTTTTCGAAGTTCGGTTTTACTTCTGTAGATGCGGATGCGTACCAACGTTTAATAAGTTCTCGTGCTTCTAGAGCTTTTGACGGATCAAGATGAGCATATATCCTTCCAGCCTCTTCTAGCAATCCCAAGTGTCTTCCTCCTACAGGAAGATTTAATTGATTCGGCATTTTGATCTCTTGGCTTGGTTGAAATTGATCGTAGTATCTTGTTTGATATTTCTTCTTAGGTTTTGGTGAATAGTATTCGGAAAGATCGTCTAGACTATATTTCTGCTTTCCTTTCCAGATAAGAGCAACTCGATAGGGATTTTCCTGAGGATCTTTCCAAAGTCCTTTACAGTGCCAAGAAGAGGGCATTCGAAGTGTTCTTGATGCGTTACGACAAGCTTTGTCGCTATCAGTAAACTCGATAATGCCATTCTGAATATTCTGCCAAACTGGTCCATCTGTATATGACTTTTCAAGAAGATAGATGATGTGATATCCGTTCTTCGTTTCAATCACGAACGTTGGCGTCAACGGAAGAGAAATGATCTTCGATAGAAGGAGATGTTTCTTTTCTGGACCCCCATCAAAGTCTGACCAGATTGCATTGTAGCTTCGTACGTTATCTTCCGAGCGACGAAGAACGTGACCTGGTGTTGGAGCGTCGTAGAAACCATTTAATGAATAGAAAACTCCTGCTTTTCTTGCAAGTGGCCATGCATCACTATACGGGATTCCTTGAAGAAGAACATCTCCGTTCGTTCTATCTTCACGTACTTCAACAACGCCATGGGGAAAGTTCTCCATCCACTCTTTCCACGAGACCTCTATCGGTTTCGAGAAAAGAGAGATCTGACTTTCAAATGAAAGAGTAGAACTTTTTTTATCCAAACCATGGAGCGTTGGAATGACGAAGCCCTCAAGATATTTCTTTACTTGTTCCTCAATAAGATCTTTTGGTGAAGACACTTGTTGATAGAGATCATATGCATCTTTTCGATTGCGTGAACTTGCAATCGAGGAAAGGAGCATGAGGGCTTCGTCTTTCTGCATACCTATTCAGGTTTAATCTCAATTTCTAATTTAGGGAGCACTGTTACAGACCCTTGGAGGTACTCACCATAGTCTCGTCCTCCGATATACGCAACATGGCGTTCACGAGAAACGGTTGTTCCAGTAAGACTATCAATCTCTTCTATAGCGAACATACAGAATACACTGTGAGCAATATCAGCAATACGCTTTGAATCACGTACGTCATCAAGCGTAGGCCGAATACCTGTAATCTTTGGTGTATGGTGAGCAAGGAGAACGGGGATCTCTTCCTTGATGGCAAAGTTCTTAATATCTAATGCCGTCTGTCCTGCGATCTGATAGAGGGAATCTCCAGAACCAGTCATACGTTCATTGTAGATATCTGTAAGATTTTCCAAAATGAGAACTGGAGATACGCCAAACTCTTCACGGACCTGACGGACGTTCTCATGCAACTGAGTTTTTACTTCTAGATTAAACGCCTTATTATCAAGCGCATCTGTCCACTTCACGAGATAGAATGGAACGTCTGGAAAGAGCTTGAGAGATTCCCAGACACCATCTGCATTATCTTGGAGCATCCCTCGAAGATCTGTCCCCGTAAACATCTCATAGAGTTTTGCCGTTACATTTCGATGGAGCTGCTCGAAGTTGGCATAAATTACTGGACGCTTTTTCGAGATCGAATATCCAAGACTTCGAAGAATGGTTGACTTTCCAGACTTAGCAGGACCTACAAAAAGATAGATACTTCCATCTTCTAGTCCACCGTTGAATGTCTTATCGAAGAAATTGATCCCTGTTGGGGTGAAAGACATTCCTGCATATTCAAATATCGCTTTTTCTACGCTATCAGGAAGGTTGAAATATGATACATTCTTTTCTACCTTCTTCGTTGCATGGGTCTTTGGCATAGTCATTATTATTATTATTTTTCGAGAAGTGAAGCGATCCTCATAAATCCGATCCACGCTTCACAAACAACGCAGTTAGGTGCGTAATGTGAGCATGGTGGCATTTCCTTCTCAAGGTACTTCTTCCCATCTCGTACCCACTTTGGGCATGTTTCCCACTTGATGAACTCAATATCTGCAAAAGGTCGATGACGTGGCATACTATTTTTTCTTATGATTATTTCTGAAACCTACGACTTTTTCATCATCTTCTTTTTTATTAGGCGAATAGAGTTCTATTTTTTCAAAAATGCACCGTCCATTCAGATCATACGTGCGTTCGATACATTGGATCGAAGTTAACTCCATCTGTCTTTTCTTGAGTGATTTCTTTTTCATAAATTACATCTTTTTTATGTTAATTGAGAAAAATTCACCGAGATAGCCACAAGCTGGACAGAAGATTCTTTTCGTCCTGCGCCCATTCTTTTCAAGAACAAAACATGAACGATTACAACGAAGGTGTTCGTACGAATTTCCTAGACCTTCATAGAAGTTATCCGCTCTCCATGCTGGACATCTAGCAGACTTTACTTTTAATGGGTTTCCATTCCCAGTCTCTAAAGCTTCTTCGAGATGGAGACTTAACTTAAATACAGCAATTTCATTCACATTATCATTGCGCTTATGGGCTTTTGCTTCTGTTAAAGAACGGAAACCGAACTTGTCTTCTGGATTAAGCTGAAGATCTAGCAAAACCTTCGTAATTTTCTCTTCAATTATCGTCATATCGTTTTATGCCTCTATTTGCCTTTCTAAGGCGTCTTAAATCTTAAATGGCTATCTGATACCTAAATAGGGTGTAAGAGGCATTAGAAGTCAATTTTGGGCCTCAGGATGCATTCCTAGAGGCACCTAAACGTCTGTCATCACCATCCAGTCGAAAAATGTCACAAGATTCAACAATGCGGGATGCAATTCGTTCACCTAGTCGAGTGGCTATTTCGCCAATGTTGAAATTTGACGTGAAAATAATCGGAGACATCTCGTTGTATCGGCTGTTGATGATGAGATAAAACGTCTCTAAAACCCAATCTGAGACCTTTTCCGAACCAATATCATCCAAAAATAAGATTCCTTTATGCTGCATTATTTGATCCTCGATATGCATTTTTTGACCTTGTTGACGATCAAAATCACTTCTTAGTTCATGGAATAGTTCCGAAACATTCCAGAAAATCGGTTCAACGATAACCTCCGTTTCTTCGCCCCAAGTCGTTTTTTTCTGTATTTTTAAACGAGCGTTTTTGTATAAAGCACAAGCCGTATGCGTCTTTCCAGAACCGACCGGACCGAAGATGAATAAGCCTTTTCTTGTTTTTTCTATGTTTTTAAAGCGTTCTCTGATATTTTCTTGAACGTCCTCAAGTTTTGCTAATGCGTACCTAGCCCCTATATTTTTCATAGATTTAATTGATTTTAATCTGATCAAACTTAGAAAAATCTGTTTCTAAGCCCAAAGGATCTCTAATTTTCAAGTCATCTTTCCATCGCTCTTGGTTGAGCCATGTGGCGGCGTGAGGAATGAATTGCCCCCCATTGTCCTTCCACTGCTTTGTTCTTTTGAACTTTTCCAAAGCCCCAAGAATTAACGAGAGTTCGCTGGCACTTATGTTTAGCTTCTTCCAACGCGTCCACGCAACCTTCCGCGCTTCATGACGAGGATACAAATCCCAAAATGTCTTAAAGCTAATTTCTAATTCATCATCGTCTAATCTTTTCTTCATCTCGTTCTCGCTCGCACTCCGAGCTTTCGGAGGAGACGAAGGCGCAGCCGGAGGCGGAACCGAAAGCGAAGGGACTATAGGGTTCACTTGTTCCTTATGGATTGAGTTAATAGATAGTTCCTTATATAGGTAGTCGTCTGTGGCGACCTGGGGTAGTAGCGTAGGACGACCTGGGGTAGTAGCGTAGGACGACTCCCCCCCTGGTTCTTTTTCATCACAAATTTCGTTTTTTGAAAGATTAATTGCTTTAGTTTCTTTCAATAGAATTGTAAACTCATTACTTGAGTATCCGCCATCTTTGCGGACTCGCTTTTCTATTTTCAATATGCCTATTTCTACGAGTTTTTTTATATTTTCGATCGCTGTTGCCCTATGGATTCCAGCATCTTCGGCCAATCGAGTGTATGATGGGAAGCATTTTCCATCATTATCTGCATAGTCACAAATCCACATATAAACGATTTGTAACGCGGCAGGCAGTCCTCTCAGTGATGCTTTGTTCGGAACTGTAATGAAATTTCCTTTCTGAAACTTGATTGATGCCATATAATTCTTCGCTTAACTTAGCGTAATTTTTGTTTTTTTAGGATAAAGAAGACCCGTCTCACTTTGTAGCGTGAGACGGGTCAGGGATCTTCATCCTTGCAAGCAGATGACGATCATCTTTTCCATTTAAACGCTACAACGTAAATGTTTTTTTTCTACAGCGACACATTACCACAGATTTCCACATCCGTCAATGGTTTAGGATCTCTCGTTTTGTTGGGAATTTGGGTTCAATTTCATGTTCGTCACCTCGGCACGTAATGCGTTTACGTTCTCAAGGAGGCGACGGAACATGTAGCGATCTTGCATATGGCCAATCTTCACATCTTCTAGGGCATCTGTCTGTTTAAACTTGAAATATCCAACAGCTTGAGGCTTCGTTCCTTCTCGCTGGTAGTCGATTCCGACGAGTGGAAAACCCAATGTCATGAGCGTTGAGGCGAGTTTGATATCTCTGGTAGAGAAAATCTCTGGTGTCTGCATGAATTCCTGTCCATTTTGCATATAGTTGTGAGTATGAATGTTTGCTATTCAGCATAGCAGATTTTTTCTCGTGCGTCGAATAGTGGATACATCAGTTGACAAGTATCTAGAAATATGCTATGCTCTACCCAAGATTTGGGGCTTTGTTATTGGGATAATTATAACTATGTCAAAAAATACTTCTTCATCTAAAGGATCACTTACGTCTCTTGCAGAAATAGCTCTCGACGTTGGTCTCCCGAAGACAAAATTGCAATATTACGTGTCTATTGGACTTCTAAAACCTGAATATACGATCGGTCGTATGGGGATTTTCGATAGTATAAAAGTCAAAAAGTTCTTATCTTCCATTGAAGATGGTAAGAAATCGAATAAGCGTTTGAAGGATCTGAAAAAGTAGTCTATGCCGGTCTTAAATCCAGAAATACGATATGAAAAGACGGCTTATCACGAATTAGTGTTTGAGTTCCCTTTTTCAGTTGTATTTCTGGATTTTTGTAGGCTCATCAAGGAGAAGTATGGTTGGAAGGAATTCTCTTTTGATGCAACGAGCAAGGTATGGAGATTTTCTCAGTATGAGATTGTCGCCCTTATCGTGAATAAGTTTCCAACGACAAGTGTTTCGGATACGGTAAGAAATAAATGGAAACTCAATCATTTGATGCAACAAGAGGCTGAAGTTCGAAAGGATCAGGCTATGTATCTGAAAGAAAAGAAAGAAACGGATTTTGTCCCAAATAATGTCAAAAATGGTGAGAAACTCTATGGGTATCAACGCGTTGGAACTGAGTTTCTTTTGAATGCGAATGGGCGAGCAATCCTAGCGGACGAAATGGGTTGTATCTCTGGAGATGCGATCGTTTCTGTTTTCATTGGGAATGCAAAAAAAGAAGAGATGAAGCTTTCTTCGTTTTATGAGAAATTCTCTAAAGATGCTTGGCATGGAAAGAAGGTTTTTCTTCGGTCATGTCTCGAAGGGAAGGTTCTTCCATTTCATTTGAATCAGGTTATGGACGTTCTAGACAAGGGGAAGAAAGATGCTATTCGTATTACGGTCCAGGTTGCGAAAGAGAAGAAGAGCATCATCCTCACGCCAGATCATAAGGTTCTTGTCGCGAGATTTGGAAATGATGTTGAGTGGGTTGAAGCAAGTTCATTGACTATTGGCGAAGAAGTCTTCATGGAATCATCTATTACTCCAGATTCTGATGAAGCATGTTCTGCTCGTGAGATTGTCTCTATTGATGGTGTTGGAAAGCATCATGTCTATGATGTTGTGATGGATGATCCTGATAGGAATTTCATTGCGAATGGGTTTATTGTTCATAATTGTGGTAAGAGTCTCCAATCTCTCGCATACGTTGCTCACGAGAATTTCTCTCGTGTTCTTGTTGTTTGTCCGGCTACGGTTAAATATTCCTGGTACGATGAAGTTGAGAAGTGGACGAGATTGAAACCAGTTGTCATTGATTCCAAGACGCCATCAAAAGTTTTTCGAGATCCGAAAAAGAATGTTTTTATCGTGAACTATGATCTTCTTCGAAAGTTCGTTGAACCTATTTCCGTTCTTCGATGGGATGCAATCATATTTGATGAAAGTCACATGATAAAATCACTCGCAGCTAGGCGTACAAAAGCAGCGATGTTTTTAGCACGTTCATCAGAACATGTTCTCTTTCTGTCTGGGACGCCTGTCATGAATAGACCATCGGAGCTGTTCGTCCCATTGAACATCCTTCATCCGAAAGAATGGGGAAGCTGGATGTCGTTTTCTAAAAAGTTCTGTGGAGGACATATGGGCATGTACGGTTGGGATTCTTCTGGTTCTACGAATATTGATGAATTGCGTAAAAGAATTGCTCCATACTTCTTACGTCGAAAGAAGGAAGATGTTCTAGACGACCTTCCAGAAAAACTTCCTCTTATCTCTGTTCCCGTAGAATTATCAGAAGAGGCTAAAGCTGATTACGTCCAGGCCGAAGAAGATCTTTTTAAGTTTCTCGTTGAGAAGAAAAAGAAAACGTCGAAAGAGGCGTTGCGATCACTCCAAGCAAAACAGCTTGTGAAGCTCAACGTTCTTCGGCAGATTGCATCTGCTGGAAAGTTAAAATCTGCGATCTCATTTATTGAAGACGTTATCGAAAATGGAGAAAAGATTGTCGTTTTCTCATCGTTTGTTGATCCTATCCATCAATTAGGTGAATACTTTGGATCTTCAGCGGTTACGATCTTAGGTGAAACGGCTGATGAGGAGCGTAGAGATATTGTAAAAGCATTCCAAAACGATCCTGAGAAGAAGATCTTTCTTGGTGGGATTAAATCAGCGAATACAGGTATTACACTTACGAATGCACATATCGTATTGTTTCTAGATTTTAGCTGGTGTCCATCTGATGCTTCTCAGGCTGAAGCACGATGCCATCGTATCGGTCAGAAGAATCCAGTTTCCGTCTACCAATTTTTTTCAAAAGGAACGATTGATGAAGTTATGAAAAATATTATCTCATCGAAAGATCGAGTTATCTCGAAGCTCGTCGATGGTACCGAAGAAGCTGTTGAATCAACGTTCGCAAATCTTGTTCTTTCTGCAATAGAACGGAAGATGGTATCTGTTGATAAATAGATACTTGACAAGTAGATAGAAATGTGTTAGGATGTCGTTACCTATGAGTATTTACCGTAAATCTGAAAAGTTTCTTTTTTGTGATCCTGGAGCATTAGCAAGATTAGTTCCTGGTACTCAGATTATTACTAATGCAGACGGTGCTGGTATCATTGAAAGATATAATTATAGAATTCCTACTGGAAGAGAAGATGCTGGAGCAGTGTTTACAGATGATTTTCTCGTTGGAACCATATTTCGCATGGATACTCGTGATATCTATTTAAGAAATATAGTTCCACTGAATGTTTTTGATAGATATGGAGATATTAGCCATCCTTATGAAAGGAGTCAGTGGTTTATAAGTACAGGGAATCAACGTGCGTATTTCTACATTGTATGTCCAGAAGAAGATCTTCAAATAACTAAGGAGGAATTCGAAGCAAAGCTTAAAGATAATAATCAACCATTTATCATTATCTAATATGAAGTCAGATCGCAGAAAAACGAAGTGGAAGAATGATTTTGCACGTAGCGTTCTTAACAAAAAGAAGCGACAGGAAACTCATAAGAAGCTTCATCCAAAGGATATTCAGTCAGTTGAGCAGGCTACGAAGGCAAGAATTGATGGCGTGAAAAAGAGGGAAATCGCACGAATAAAAGAACTTCGAGCACGTATGGACAATGCGGATAGAAGTTCCGGACGACGCAGAAAGCGATCAAGAGATGATTCTGAAGAATAATTTCTACTAATACATGCGCGCTCCAAGAAAAAGATCTCCAGGAAAAGAGAAGACAGTGAATTGTACAACGTGTGGTGAATCGTTTACTTATAGGAACAATAGACCGTGGAATTGTCCTGATTGTCAAAAGAAGAAGAGAAAGACCGGAACTTCAATTCGATTTTTAGGTAATGGTTCTTAGGGATAGGTGAGTATGTATACTCACCTATCCCTATCTCTCCGTTCCTTCCATTAACCCTCCCACCTAGCCCCGTTTATAGAGATAGGGATAAGCGAGTATATAGTTAGGATAAGCAATCTAATTTAAAATATATGAAAAGAGTTAGAGAACAGTTCATGGAATATCCAGATGCGCCAAGTGGTAGCGTAGCTCTGTACCACTATAAAGAACCATTTATGCCTTTCGATAGAGGCTATGGTTTTCGTGGTGTCTTATTAGCTGATGAAGAGACTGGAGATCTTCAGTGTCATTTTTGTGGTGAGTGGTATCCGAATCTCTCGAATCATATACATCGAGAGCATAATATGAATACGGCTCAGTATCGAGATCTTGTCGGCCTTAATAAGAAGACGATTCTTATTTCTGATCAGGAGCGAGCGAAGCTTGTGCATGTTCATCAAGATGCATGTCTTGCGAATCTTCGGTCTCATTCAACACCGCATACAGAAGCAACGAAGAGAAAGATTTCTGAAGAGATGAAGAAGAATTGGGAAACGCGGTTTGAGACAAAGAATGTAAAGGGTACCTGTTATCTTCAACTTTTAAACCGAATTAAGGAGTTTCATCGCGAACATGGTAGAGTGCCTTCGAGTAGAGATTTTAATTCTTCGCAAGGCACGTTTGTTCGCGTGTTTGGGTCATGGACAAATGCTGTACGAGCAGCCGGTTTCGAACCAAATAAGGTTGGAGGTCATTCATTGAAGTCGTCTTGGAGATATACAGATGATCAGTTGTTGGATGCTATTAGGAATTTCTATCGTCAGCATAATCGAATCCCATCAATTTCAGATTGTGTTTCAGGGCTTATTCCTTCTTATGGGACATATCAAAAACATTTTGGAGGAATTATGAATGCTGTTACTCAAGCATCATTGCCTGCTCCTTCTTATAAAACGATGAAGGAACGAAATGACGATATCTTTAAGAAGCGTGTATCTGGTATTAAAGATCTCATCTCTAAAGGTATTCGTGATGTTACGAAGATCTGCGGTCATCTCGGTATTAAGAAATCGCAATTCTATCGAATTCGAGAGAGGATGCTTAAGAAATAGAATGATATGACAAAAATTATTTCTATTCCTACACGCGAAAGACGAAAAATGGAAACCTATTTAACAGTGCTTCGGGAAGCGACTCGTAATGGGTATCTTCGATGTCGATGTGAATGTGGAAAAGTTCTTAATGTCAAAAAGTATGCGTATGAGACGAGAACGAAACGTAGCTGTGGTTGCTTGAAGTTAAAATCTCTTAAGAGATGTAGACGGTCAGATTTGGTTGGTGAGAGATTTGGAAGACTTCTCGTCTTAGCATGGGCTGGAATGAGAAAAGGAAAAAATTCTTCTCAAGGTTATTCATATTGGAAGTGTAAATGTGATTGCGGAATTATTAGAGACTTTAGAGAATCTAACATTATAAGGGGTTTAAGCCAAAGTTGCGGTTGTGGCAATACGGATTCGAAAACAACACATGGGCTTTCTGGAACAGCTTTTTGGAAGTTCTGGACACATCTTAAGCACATCAAACGTCTTCCTGAGGAATGGTGGAATTTCGTACAGTTTGCAGATGATACATTCGAATCATATCCATTTGGTGATAGATCAGCTACAGGGTATCAACGAGTTTATTTAATCCAAAAAGATGATTCGAAGCCATTAGGTCCTAAGAATTTTAAATGGACTATCAACCCACCTGTTGGTTTAAAGACAAACAGATCTAGGTACGTCTATACGATCAATGGGAAGGTGTATTCAAGAAGAGACATTTCAGCGATCTTGGATATCTCACGAGAACGTTGTCGCCAACTGCACAATGCAGGAACTTTAGAAGAAAGACTTATCAAGGTATTATATCCACAGTTAGGTACTTGACAAGTGTCGAGATATATGCTATGATGAAGATAATAAAAAATACCTATGAACATGAAGCATAAATGGTTAACCCTTAGTCCAGGTAGACTTGTCGTGCCACATGATCTTTCTGTGGAGGCGGCATATGAGCCAACCCCATTTCTCGCTTTTATCAATATGCAAGGGAATATCCTTGTTGAGGTAAAACCGATCTTCGATGAAAAGGAGTACCCTTTCGCTTTTTCATTCGATCTTCAGTCAAATTCGGACATCGTAGAATTGTTCCTTGAGAAGTTCGTTGCATCTGTTTCTGAGTTTCTCGTTGAGAATAAGGATGCTGTTAAGCCTGGCCCATCTCTAGATATTTTACTTCCATTGAAATCTCGTTCAGACTTGGATGCTAAACGAAAGTTTATCTCTGAATTCATTGGAACTTTAAAAAAACGTACCGACGAGGATAGAGTTAATCGTTTTCTGGTAGATGTAAATAGAAACTTCATTACGACATTCCCTTTCTATTCTCGGTACGTCTTCGAAATAATCGAAAGGAGTTCGTTGGAGAAATTTCTTGAAGAACAGGTAAAAAAAAAAGAACTTCCAAACAATCTTTAAAATCTTATTGTGGCGTTTTCTCCGTTTTTTCCGGCTTACCAGAATCTCACGGAGAAGCGATAGAATACGGTTTACGATCGTTAGCTGATCAATATTCTTTTATTTATCAAGCAAGTCCAGGAAGACAGTCAGATGGTTGGGATTATGCACCTTCTTCAAGTGATATACCATCTAGACCTTCTTCAAGTGATAGACCGACTAGATCAACTAGACCATCGACAGTATTACGTACCAGTACAAGGGACATTATATCTCCTGAAGAGTTGAGAAGGATTTGGCAAGGAAGTCGTCTTGGAAGAGTGACTGAATCGGATGCATCAGAAAGCGTTAGCACCTCTAATAATACTTAAAATTAAACAATGCCTATGGCCGGTTCAACCACATCGGTAAGAGAGATCTATATGTTTGGGGTCTTTCGAGAAAAGGATCATGATGGAGAAGAGGAACTCATGTACGTCTTCTATGACAATCAAAAAGCCGAAGAATTTGTTTCTGGTATTTATAAATCAAAACCAAACGAAGGACACGTTGTTCGTAGAATCATCGTTTCAATTCCTAATTAACATATTATGAAAAAAATCATTGTTTTTATCTCAATTCTCTTAGTGTCAGTCTTTCTTATTCCTCATTCAGTGAGTGCTAAGGGCGGAGGTGCGCGAGGTGGTTCTGCAAGACCAGCAGCGAGACCATCTACTCCTACGGTGAAGACAACTCCTACACCGGTAGCAAAGCCTTCTCCAGTTACCGCACCAGCTGCTCCAAAAGTGACACCTCCAAAGGCTCCTTCAGTGAAGCCATCTACAGCAACAAAGACAGTAACGTCACCTTCAAAAAAGACGGTAGGAAGTAAGACATATTCGAATAAGGGTTATGTCGTTGATAAGGACTTTGCTCCCAAGTTTCGTGGAGGATATACAGCACCAGTAGGTTCTACTGTTTACTATCGAGATAGTGGAATCATGGACTGGCTTCCGTTCTACCTCATTATGTCGAATCAACAGCATCGAGAAGCTGTTGTTTCAACACCTGGTGAGAATGGCGCAGCAGCAACCGAAAAGGTTGTTCAGGAAGAAGGGACAGATCCAATGTATATTCTTAATTGGGTGATCACGATCCTGTTTCTAGGAGGTGTTATTGCTGGTATCGCGTACTTAATCAATAAGCGTTCATCAAAACCGTCATATGTCTAAAGCTACTATCATTTTTCTCTCCATTGCTGGTTTCTTCGTTCTTGCGGGTCTTTGGCTCGTCGGGAATTACAATTCACTCGTAAAGAGTGGTACCCAAGTTGATAAGTCATGGTCGATGGTTGAGACGCAGTATCAGCGTCGCCTTGATCTTATCGAGAATCTTGTAGAGACCGTAAAGGGCGCGCAGGGTCAGGAACAAAAGGTTTTCAAAGACATCGCCGATGCACGTTCTGCCTATGCTGGATCAAAGAGTTCTAGTGAACAGGCAGCAGCAGCTGGGAATGTAGAATCTGCACTGTCTCGTCTCCTTGTCATCACAGAAGCTTATCCTGAGCTTAAAAGTAATGAGAACGTAAAGTCATTGCAGGCAGATCTTGGCAAGACTGAAGATTCTATTGCAAAAGCTCGCGATCAGTATAATACGACCGCTTCAAACTATAACTTGAACATTCGTCGGTTTCCTAAGAATATTTTCGCCAAGCTGTTCGGTTTCGATCCACGTTCACTATTTAAGAGTGACGTAGGATCGGAGAAAGCTCCAAAGGTGAAGTTCTAGTATGAAATTCCAAAAGTCTATTGCTAGGGCTACTGATACATTTAAGGAGCTTACAGTAATCTATGCGTCCATCATCGTATTGAGTTCTATAGCATTCTCCTTTGTGGAGAAAAAGAGTTTATGGGATTCGATCTGGTGGTCATGTGTTACGGCAATGACGGTTGGTTATGGAGACATCTATCCTGTAACATTCTTCGGAAGGTTGATTGGGATCATTCTTATGCACGTTGTACCACTTGTGGTCGTCCCATTAGTTGTTGCGCGCTTCTTGCAGAATGTCATTGAGGATAACAATCAATTTACACATGAAGAACAAGAGGATATGAAGTCACTCTTGAGAAGTATCAAAAGTAGTCTCGACGCAGCGAAATAAGTTCAATGTTGTTCTGCCCCTCGTCTATTCAACATTGGATGGACGAGATGGTAGAGAAACTAATTCTATAAATAGATTTCTTATGGATGACAAAAAGAAAAAAGGAATAAAGGTGCTTTTTCTAGACGTAGATGGTGTTGTAAATTCGAAAAGAACGGTTCAGCGTACGTCAGCTGGTTTCATTGGCATTGATCCATATCTTTCGTTTCTCGTTGGGAAGATCATCCTCAATGTTCCAGATCTTAAAGTCGTTCTCAGCTCAACGTGGAGGCTTTGGGATGAATCTACGGATGAAGTATCGAAACGCGTCGCACCTCTTTATGGAAAGACACCTCATATGCCAATTCCAGGAGGAGCGGAAGAGTGTGAACGTGGAAAAGAGATTAAAGCATGGTTAGATGAACATACTGAAGTAGTTGAGTATGCTATTCTTGATGATGATTCTGATATGCTTCCTGAGCAGATGTCTCACTTCTTCAAAACGGAATGGGCAACAGGAATTACGGAAGAAATTGTAGAAAAGATCATCGCATATTTTGGAGATAAATAGACACTTAATATATGAATGATAAAATGAATATCAAAACGAATTGCGTTGCTTGCGGATCTGAGATCGTAGAACCTGATAAGAATTACATTGTTCGAGGAAATTACTGTCCTCGTTGTAGCAGAAGCTGTACTGGAAAGTCAGTGAAGAAGCGTCTTGAGGAGATTGAAGCTGTTCGTGAAGAAGAATCACGAAAAAAGCAGCTTCTTATAGAAGCGTGAAAGCCTATGAAATCCAATGAAAGAAAAGGTCGAGTTTGGGGAATATTCCCATGTACAATAACTGAAAATGCTTTTGGCGGGCTTAAGGTTGAACTGACTGATTCTGTTATAAATCTATGGGCCTTTGAAGCATATACAGCTGTTCTGTATCTTTGCTTCGAGATCAAATGGGCGATTCTTTCTTCATTTACCTTAGATCCAAATTACGAGTATCCTGAGTTCTTATTTCGTGTGACGATTTCTGATTCTAAAAAAGATACGTAGAATTATGAAGCTTCACTGGAAAGCACGTTTACGAAAGAAGATGCGTAAGATCTTTGGACCGTGGTTTTGTAGGTTTGTTGGTCATCCATTCGTGCAGAAGAAACTTAGAAGGAAATTAGATCATGTTAGTTGTAGAAGATGTAAGGAATGGGTTCCTACAGAACAGTATGAACTTTCTAAGTTTCCTGTCTTGTGGGTATATGATTTTTGGATGTTCCTATTCAAGCGATTTATCTCATCAAGAATAATCAAGCTTCGAATGTATATTCGAATGTTGCGTCAAAACGTGCGGAATTTGGATCTTGATGCTGAAGATATTACCTGTTTCTTATCTCTTATAGCATTAGTCGGATCTGTTCTAATTGGGTTATACACCGGTATTATTAAAATTTCCCAAATGAATTAGGTACTTGACAAGTGCATCAGAATGTGCTATCATAGCTTTATGAAGATTAAAGATATCATCCATCTGTGGAAAGATAAGTGCATTTTCTTTCTTAGGGAGATCTTTGGATATTTTCTTCTATTCTGTGTAGTCCTATTCATTATCTGTTTTGCCTATTCGATCATCAATGAACTCGTAGGCAAACTATTACGACTTTACCCATAACTGAAATATATGAAAATATTTGCTTGGATACTTCTTATCTTGTCCTCTTTCTGTGCATTTACTGTTCTCGTTGCTGATTCTCCCGAATATCAGCTTGTTACGTTTATCTACTTTGTTTCCGTTGTTGTATTCTGTGCTTGTCATATCAAGCAGTGTAAATAGGTAAAATATGTTCATAAATCTAAGCATCGTATTTGCCTTTTTCTTTTCGGTATATATTACAGTTGGAATCATTGCAGGTTTCATTGCTTTCTATTCTAGAACAAAACAGGAACGTCGCTACATCCCAGAAAATGAATTGAATGATTTCTTTTCACGTATTGAATATCGTATAGCTAGAAGTTCATCTATTTATAGTATTACAGGTAGATTCGTTCCTGTATTTAAACAGGTTAATTCTAATTCATCTTGTTGGAAGATCAAGACAGATAATGCTCCAACGATACGTGAGGTAGATGATTTGGGTCTTATATTCCCATTTTTTCCTAGATATGAAGTATGTGGTTATGGATTGATATCTCCATTTTCTAAATGGACGAAGTTTTTTAATAATCTAAGAAAAGAAGAAAAGATCCGATTAAAACGAGAACGGGAGAAGGCAATAAAGACGCTTTACGATCTATAAAATCTATGAAAATCATTTCAACGGAGAATATACCCATCAAGATGTGGCTCGATGAGATCGAGGATGGGGCTTTAGAACAGGCTAAGAATCTAGCTAATCTTCCGTTTGCCTTTCACCACGTAGCGATCATGCCGGATTCTCATCAGGGATTCGGAATGCCAATCGGTGGAGTTTTGGCAACAGAAAATGTTGTAATTCCTTATGCAGTTGGATCAGATATTGGATGTGGCGTTACAGCTGTACGAACATGCTTAACAGAAATTTCCATTGATCAGCTGAAGATGATAATGGGGAGGATTCGTGAACAAATACCTCTTGGACACAATCATCATGAACAGGATCAGGATCAGCTTTTGATGCCTCATGGCGTTGCGATAGAGAATGGGAATTTATGTTACTTTTCCGGTCTCCACATCGTTTCATCGGAATATAAATCTGCTTTAAAGCAGCTCGGAACACTTGGTGGTGGAAATCACTTTATAGAGATCCAAAAAGGATCTGATGGCTTTATATGGATCATGATCCATTCAGGATCTCGAAATCTAGGGAAGAAAGTGGCCGATTACTACAATGGAGTTGCAAAAAATCTAAATGCGGAATGGCATTCAGCAGTTCCAAAAGAATGGGATCTTGCTTTCCTTCCTCTCGATTCTCAACAGGGGAAAGATTACATGAAAGAGATGCAATACTGTGTAGAGTTCGCAAAAGCGAATCGTAAGCTGATGATGGATCGTATCAAGGATATCTTTGATGTAAGCGGATCGGATCTTCGTAAAGGATCTCACGTTCATGAAGATGGTACGGATGATCTGTTTCCTGAATTCATAGATATCGCTCATAACTATGCTGTATTAGAGCATCACTTCGGAAAGGATGTCCTTGTCCATCGCAAAGGGGCTACATTGGCCCAAAATGGCACCGTAGGGATCATTCCAGGCTCTCAAGGTACTAAGTCATATATTGTACGTGGAAAGGGCTGTAAGGACAGTTTTGACTCTTGTTCGCATGGTGCAGGACGGAAGATGGGTCGCAGAGAAGCTCAGCGGACACTTAACCTCGAAGAGGAGAAGAAGAAGTTAGACGATATGGGCGTTCTTCATGCTATTCGAGGAGTAGAGGATTTGGATGAAGCTCCAGGTTCTTATAAAGATATTGATGTCGTCATGAAGAATCAGGAAGATCTTGTCGACATCATCGTTGAACTTACTCCACTTGGCGTCGTGAAGGGATAAGAATACATTCAATTATAAAAAAATATAGTAATCATATCTATGAAAGATGCAATTTTCTCTATCGCTTTAGGAATCGTTCTCTTACTCACCGTCATGAATTATGTCGATAATCGTAAGCAGGATGAATTGATTTTTAAAACGGTTGACCAAATTGAGGATACGACGAAACAGATCCGTACGCTTATCAATTCAGATAAAAGCTTCCTAGAGGCTGATCAGAATTTCGTTGATATTATCAAGAAGATGATTGATATCTCGTATTCAACGAGTTCTGGTACGAAATATCTAAGATAGATCGACATGTATGGATCAGAAAAAGATGAAACGCTGGTTCTCATATGGAATGGTATTCCTATTTGGAATATTCGTTGGTTGGTCTATCGCATTCATAACGCTGATTATCTAGGAATAAATATATGATTTATAAAGATCACGAAAAACTTCAATCTTTTACTGGTACTATTCCAGCTTCTTCACAAACGAAGAAAGGTAGTAGCGTTATTCTTAAAAATGATAGTTTTGGTATAAGACCAGGTACGATCTTTGAAGTTATTGGGTTTGATTCAGATGATCGGTGCATCTTTTTTAGGACTTCAGATGATAGGATGAAATGTATGCATATTTCGTATTTTGCCGCCTTGCCTGTAGAGCCGGAGAAGACGTTCGATTCTCTTACATTGGATGAAGTTGCTAATCGCACAGTCGAACATCGTGGTACTGGCACGATATGTAAGATGAAAGTTCATCTTGTTATAGCTAGGAATGATTCTGGTATTATCTTTGAATCAATGTCTCTAGATGCAATTAAAAGTAAATATATTCTTCTACCTAAAGGATTTACTAAAATCATCTCCCGCGCTGAAGCGGAAAAGCTATTGGCGGAGAAGGGGGTTGAGGTGAGGATTGAATGAATATGAAATTCTATCAAATACAATTCTTTCGTAACGGATGCGGAACATTTGTCTATTTTGAATCAGAATCCGAAACCGCAAGAGAAAAAGCGTGTGAAATAGCAAACGAGTTTCTTGTAAAAGAGAGAGATAAATATCGTCCTTGGGGATCTCAATTCCTACCAGTCAGAAGTCCTCGTGTCATTGAATACGACAAAAATAAACATTGTAAAAAACGAAAAGGAGAAACATTCCGCTTATCTCTATCATTCATTGAGTTCACATTTGCAAGTGGCAGAAAGGAAAGAAATGAGTGGTATAAAACTAACCCCTCCCTATGAAAATAACCATATGTCCAACCCAACAACATCCCTAGAGTTCTCTCGTAAGGTCTTTGAGATCATCGGGGGGCAGAAGACGTATTTTGGATGGGTACATAGTTTTGGAAGAATGCAACTTACTCGTCTAACGAAGCGGTATCGTTTGGCAGAGAGTTACCATATCGACACTAAGATATCGGCTTACACCTTCTCTGAACTCATCCGCGTGATTCCATTGATTGCGGAGAAAAAAGGGTGGAAAGAACACGGGATTTATGAAAGAGCGATGGAAGTAGTAGAAAATATAGCCCTTAAATATGTATTTCCTTATCCTAATACTCCCGAACAAGGAATGAAAGACGTAGAGGCTTATCTCATGAAAATGTTATGAAAGAAGAACTACAAGCCAGAATCGAAGAGTTACGAGAGGCGGTACGATATCCTTACACCCCCCAATATATAAAAGAAGAGCAGAAAGAGAAGATACATCGGCTTCAACAACTTTACGATGATTTATACGGCTTATGACCCACCAACAAAAGCTCGAAGCGATCCGTGAAGCCTGTATTACAGTGAATCCATCTCGGCAAGATATTGAATACGGGAAAAATTGGGATGATGGAAGCGTGACAGAATCAGAGACTCCTGTTCAGCTTGCGGATGTTTGCTTACTAATTGAACACAAAGCGAAGAACATCGGATGGATAGAACTCTTGAAGAGATTTACAGCTTTTACGGCTGTTATAGGTAACGAAGGACATCTCTATTATTACTTGATCGGAACGTGGAACCTCCTCAAACCTCTCCATGAACAGGATGAGGCTACGATTAACTTCTTATACGAATTGATTATATGAACCTCAAAAAAATGTCGGTGAAGAAGCTGGTGGAAGCGGTAGTTTATTCTGGGTTAGATGAAGGCGTCTTGGATCATATCCGTACTAAAAAATCTGTCATCCGCGAACTAAACCGCCGAATTAGAGAGAAGAAATAACGATATGTTTAACACTACACACCACACAACAACTGTAACACCAGTCACCCGCGTTGTCGAAAAAACGATCTCACCAGACCGCGTCGTAGATATGTACGATGAAGTTAAGAGTAGTTTTTTGAAGAATATCGTAAAGACGCATGTATCTGATGGCAATCTCTTGAAAGGCATTGTTATTAAACAGGGGATAGATGATATGGGTCGACCTGGTCTTTTCTTCATCGCTTTTACGTTGAATGGGAAAGAGTACACATTTGAGGAGCGTTTGGCAGATACCATTCCGAGCGAACTGGAAATGATGCGATTGTTGGCGGAGAAAATTGCACAAGGAGTAACACGGGTCATTTGTGCTGAGTTATATAAGCAGTTGAAGAAATAACACTATGCTCACCAACCACGTCACATCGCTCGAACTCTCCCGCAGGCTGAAAGAAGCGGGAGTGAAGCAGGAGAGTTGCTTCGAGTGGAGGAAATACAGCCTTAACAAAGAACCATTGCTTGTTCAGGTACCAGAAGACGGTATTGAACTTGCTATCTTGTCTGGTGAGATCGAATGGAATGCTTCCGCCTTCCTATCGTCGGAACTGGGAGAGATGCTGCCTAATGAACATTCGTATCCAATGATAATTCAAGATACGAATGTTAAAAAAAGAAGAATAAAATTAGGTATTCAGAATAAGACGACGAGTGGACAACCAATAGGCGATTGGATTCACGTAACTGTTGCTAATACCGAACAAGACGCTCGCGCCCTCTTACTCCTCCACCTCATCGAAAAAGGGGTGATTGATGTGAAAACACTATAAATATATGTGCAAGTGTACGCCAAATATAAGAACTCCTTTCTGCGGGAAAATGGGTTGTGAATGGCCTAAGAAGGAAGGTGTAAAAGAAATCGCCCCCGAAGACGATAAGCTCGAACGGATGAAGCCGAGCGAGAGGATAACGCGCGCAGTAAATCAGGCCTTTCATGATGCCAGAATAGATGGAAAAGATGCAACCGAGACTATGGATTTCGTAACTGAACGATTTGAGGATTTCGCCATGGACGAACTCGACCGCGTGGATGAACGGCTTATTAGGATAGAGGAGAGACTTAACGAATTAACAGGAAAGGTATGACCCCATAAGAACGCAAAAGGCGTTTTCCTCGTCGAAGGTTCGCAATTCAAGGTGAATCGCGCCCCACTGATTAACATCCTGCCAGAAGGTACGGATATTACGTACCGTCCGCATATCGACATGCGAGGGGCGGATGACACGATTGGCACGTGGGCACCTTCTATGGTTGATCTTCTCGCCGAAGACTTGGTAGAGGTGATTGTCTAACCCACTCAAGGAGGTTCCCCACTCCTTCCTGCCCGCTTGTCTGTTGTGGCCGTTCGGCGGTCACGGGGATTCCCCTCGGGGGATCTATTCTAAAGACGAGATAAGTGGGTGGGAAAGAGGGGAGTAATCTTAAAATCTATGAATGAAAATAATCAAAAAGAGTGGTGGCATGACAAAAAATGACGGTTTATAGTTTTGTAGGAAACGAGAAAGAGTGGCAACTTATTCATGATGTTGTTACGGATGCTTTAAAACGAATTCCATTTGGGATTGAGACAATGCCAATCGTTACTCGTTTGAAGCTCATCAAAAAACGTCTAAATGATCATTTTAATTTTGCTCAGAAGAAAAGACGTGTAAAACGTGATGATTAGGTGTATGAAAAGAATTTCAGATAAGATTTCTATAGAAGGTAAACGTAAATTAAGGAAAATTCTTTCATCGAATGATGAATTAGATGAGGATCAAAAAACAGTAGCAATGAATTTTTTCCTTATTGGCATCAATTACGCCTTAGAACAGATCAAAAAAGACCAATGAGATGTCAGAGGTCTTTTTTTGAATAGAAGAAAGAAACGACTTCTATCTTTTCGATCTTCGAAAGCCATTTCAACGTAGAAAATCAATTAAATTTGATTTTTTACAGGAGAATTAGGGAATGAAGAGTTTCTTTAAAATGGATGAGTTGAGAAGTTGAATAAAAGTGCCTTCTAACTCGTGCATTTTCTCTTATTGGAATCATAACATGCAAAAGAAAAATAATGCAATAGGGGTATAGAAAAGATGAAAATCTCAACTAATTTTGACGTGATGTGGTTGAGGTTCTGGTATGAGAAAAAAAGGAACTATTCCTTTTGGAATAGTTCCTTTGTATTTTACAACAAGCAGTGGAAGGAATGAAGTTGTTTACTTGGAGGAAGATTTCTTTGAAGTCTTTGTGTCCTCTTCAGTGGCTACTGGTGTAGCAACTGCTTGGGAGATAACGTCTGAAAGCTGTCCTGGAATAAGTTCCTTGATGAGTTCTTGGGTCTTTGAATCAAGGTCTTCAGTACAAACTTTCGTTTCTCCCGTCTGAACTTTCTGGATGGCGAGATCGTTGGCAGTTTCGAGCTTGGCTTTCTCTGCTTTGAGGTTCTCGATTTCGTTTTCTGCGTCAAGCTTGATGATGGCTAGATTCTTTTCTGCTTGCTTGATGTCTAATGTGATCTTTTCTGCTGTTTTTGAAGCTTGGTTCATCTTTTCCTCCTTGTCTGGATCTTCGTCGCTGATCTGGCTCTTTGTGAATGTAGCTCGTGCGAGGTTTTTCTTGAGTGTTGTGATGTTCTCTTCAGCTTCTGTAACGGATTTCTCAGCGAGAGAGATCTCGTTATCATAGCTGACTGTCATCTTGTGACGATCGCTACGAATATTTGCTACCTTTTCGAGGCGGAGGATGTCTCGTGCGACGGAGCGGAGTGCAGAGATGATGGCGTTGTAGTTCAACATAGGCGTGTTTATAGGGTTGGTAATGAAGTTATGTATGACAATAGGACATTCCAGCTTTTGATGAAGGCTTGAATGTTTGGTGGGAATTTGTGCGGGATTAGCGCGAAAGCAATCAGTGTTTTGAGGTGTTCTTGAGTTAGGGATTTCCCAAGGCATTCTTTTTTGCCTGTGCTTGGATCAATAAGATCAACTCGAACGTTTCCGTTTTTCCAATATTTGCCTTTGATGATGAGTTGAGTTGATGGTATTTCAATGAAGAAGCAATCAAGTTCTATTTCAGGATCTGCTTTTATTCTTGTTTGTGGTGGTACTGGTCTTAGGTCTAGTGGTGAGTTGATTGGCATGTTTCCATTTTGGTGGTGTCATTCCATTCCTTTTTAAAGCGAGATATTCTTTTGGGAAGAAGGTACGGAAGAATGAGATGGAAAATCTTGTTGCCGGTTCTTCACCTACTCCATAAATGAGATGACCTAATTCATGGAGTGAAGAGATCATGGATACGTTTTCTCTATTAATGACAATCCAGTTTTCTTTTACACTGTTTATAGCCATGTATTTTTTTCCTTGGTTTACTCGAAGATTGCGAGTTGCGAGTGAAGGAAATTCTACATAGATTTGTAGAAGAAATTCTTTGATTGCATCGAAGCGTGTGGCTTCTGATAGTGAGTACCATGTGTCGGTCCACCATTCTTGTTTCCAAGCTCGGACGATTTTTCCGAGACGAAGCCGTGTTGCAAGGTGAATTGCCATAGTTTTTAGGAGGATTTTCTGAAGATGGTTGGTGTGAGAATTGTTTTTTCTACCTTTTCATCTTCGAATGGTAATTCCCGTTCGTCTTCGTATCTGGCATCGTTGATTAGATCGAGCGTGTCAATATCGTGGATCTCTTGGATCTTTCTTGACGCTTCTTTGAGAATTACGTGCATTTTATCGGCAGTTTCTCTTGGATCAGCTAGGGCTGATGTTTCAACGCGTTGTGCTGCTTCAAAGAATTCTAGGATAAGATCTTCGATATTTGTTTGTGTTGTATCGAAGATATCTTCAAATTCTTGTGCATGAGGTCCAGAGAATGTATCTGATTCGTCGAAGGTGTCTTGATTGTTTGAATCATCGTATCCTTCGAGGGCTTCTGTTTTTGTTTTCTTTACGAAGTCGTCTTCTTCGTGTTTAATGAAGTTTGATTGCTTGGTTGTTTCTTTTACCTTAAATCCTTCAACTTGCTTATAACCAGGTGTGTGATTTACTGGTTGATTGTATTGAGGATAGGGTTTGTATTCTGTAGTAATGATGAGTGGTCTATTGTTGATTTTCATCTCTCCTTCTGGTTTGAAGGAGTAGAGAACGCCAGGTTTTACATCATTACCTTTTCCTTCGCTTGAGAGGAATCGGTATCTACGAGTAGCAGCTATTTTTAATGGATTTCGATCATTTCTTCCGTAGAAGACTTTTGAAGCTGTACCTGTTTTCTTGTTGATTTGTAATGCGATAAAAGCTGCTGAACCTCCGAATCGTGCTGATTTCTGGATTCCTTCTATGTAGATGGCTAATTCAATGGCTAAGGATTCTGAGTCATTGAATTTTTCTAGATCTTTTTCGTCAGTGAATAGTGTTGAGTATTGGAAGTTGTATTCCTTCTCATGCTTTTCACGGAGAAATTCTGCATTTGAGATCATGCCATTATGGATGACATAATAGTCAAAGTTTAATGCAGGATTTGAGACGAAAATTGGATGTGCTTGTTCTATCCAGTTTGGAGAAGATGTTGGTGTCCTGTGATGGACGATAAGCATCTTCGATTTTTGGAAGTAGAGATCAAGGAGGAATTTGTATGGTTCGCAGGCTTTGAAAACTTGGATTTGCTTTTCTGGGTTGATTGAGATGATTCCAAATCCTTTTGTGCCTCTCGATTGTTGATCTTCGAATTGATCAATGATTTCTTGATTGATCGGATTCTCATCTTCTTTTGTCGAAAAGGCTGCAATGATTCCACACATAGGTGTATGTTTAAGGTTAGTTTGTGTGAATGAGTTCAGTCTTTTTTAAAAGAAGACTTGGTCTTCGTGGACATGATTGAGAATAGGAATGATCATGTCATCTGACTCTGGTTCTGATTCTGTTGGTGTTGTTGGCGTTTCAATTGTTCCAAGGAGTTTTTTGCCTATTGTGATTTCCTTATTGATTTCTTCTAATTCTTCCTTATCAATCTCTCTCATTATTTGAGAATGTTTTTGAGTGAAGAAAATTTGATAAGGGTTTTTGTTGTTTCTTTGGTGCAATGCACTTCCTTGGAAAAGAGCTGATGGTGTGATGAATTTTTTGAAGTATTCATTGAATTCATCATCACCCACGGTTCTTACTTCGATTGTTTTTCTTGGTAGGTATGCTAATTCTCGTGTTGTAAGATCGAGTGATGGCCATCTTTCTTTGAATTTCTCCTTTAGGATTTGGATACGGGCGAGTTGATCATCGTGGTTGATGATGATTACGGCTGTATCGTTTTGGTATGGTTCTTCCAATTTGTATCCATTTAAGAAATGGAGTCTTTCTTCGTTGATTCCTGGACTTGGAATCAGTATTTTTATTGGTTCACAAGTTTTTTTGATGTGTTCGAACCAAGAATCTAGTGGAGAAAGATTGGGGAATTCTTTTGCTAGTTGGATTTCTAAGTCTCTACGTTGTCTTGCTTCCAATTCCTCTTCGTATTCTTGAATTCCACGTCTAGCATAGATTAGCCCTTGAGAACTTGAGTCGATGGCGGAACTATTGAGAGGTGATTGTTGTTTCTCAAGAGCTTTAGTGAATGCTCCGCCTTGATCTTTTTTTAATGTTTCTTTGTTTACTTTGACTGGATTTTCGATTTTTGGTTGAAGATATTTCCAGGCAAGTTTTAAGAAACGATCAATTTGGATTGGTAGCCTTCTCCATTCGAATGGAATACCAATGAAAATAGGATCAGCTTTTCGAAGGACAATTCCTTCTAATGGTTTGATTGTGTAGATGGATGATTTCCAAGCTTTTTTTGCTTTATCAATCATTTTGTCTGCTGTTTTCTTGAAGGTTTCTAGATCTTGTTCTGTTTTGATGAGTTCAGCACCTTCGAAGAGTTCTTGTTTCGAATTGAAGACGAGAGGGGAATCAATACCTTTTCGTAAACCGAATAAGAATAATTCTTGTTCTGGCTTCATTCCATTTGCGAAGATTCGTTTGGAGAGTTCTTCGTCAAGAAGCTTTACGTTTCGATCTGTATTGTGGGCAATGGATTGATGTGAGAAGAAAGAATTGATCTTTTCAGAATTTTCATCGTCATTGTCAAGAATTTCTTGGATGGCGTCTAGGTTAACGGCATCGTCTGATTCTGTTTGGATGAATTTTTTCTGATTAATGTTTTTTTCTTTCTTTTCAATGTCCCATCCTTGGAAGACGGAAAATTCGTAGAATGTTTTGAGTCTCTTGAATTTCTTTGGATTCAAGATGAGATCAATTTCTTTCTTGTATTCTTGATAGAATTCGAAGGTAGGAAGAATTGATCGAAGCTTCCGCATGACAGTTCCGATGTAAAGATTGTTGTCACTTGTAAGCATTGAAGCGATCTGTGCTCCGTCGGTTGAAGTTGTTCCGCAGATTTCTCGAAGTTCTTGTTGGAATAATTCTGGTCGTTTTGCAATTTCGGCCCAGATGGTTCCGAGATAACCAAGAACGGCGATGGTTGATTGTTTTGTGGTCATCCATTCTGCGGATGGACCTCGTACTTCAAGTGTTGCGACTTCTGTTGAAGCTTCACCTCTTTTGAAATTCCAAAGTTTTCCATAACCAGTTTTCTTTCGAATTTCTCTTGAGATGGTATCTTCGGACAACCAAATTGGAAGAAGAAATGGAAGAATGAAGTTTTCAACGGGAAGTTCTTTGTGTTTTGGCGTGAGATCGAGATGGATATGACCTCCGATTGGAGCGTAGAGCGAGATGGTTGTGAAATTGAATCCTTTGAGATTTTTGTAGCTTTTCTTGAAAATCCCTTCGATATTGTTTGCGTGTTCGTCTGCGGTATTGGAGGCATTTGGTCGAAGTTCTCCTGTGGCTGCACATCCATCAACGCCAATGTGACCTTCTGCGTAACGTTTGTCGTATGCACCGAGAAGGGCTTGGAATGTTTCTCGTGCGTGCATTTTCTTTTCTCTGAAGAGAACTGAGAATTCAGGATCTGATCCGATCTTGAATGGGAATGGTTTGCGAGTAATGATTTCTGGCATACGTTTTGGATAAGAGTTAATTGTGAAGGTACGAGTTATGAAAAAAAGATCACCATCAAAGAGAGAAGCATGACCCGATGCCTCTCTGGAAGAATGGTGATCTTTAGAAGGAAAGCTGGACGAAAGTTTTTTAAAGCCTATTGATGGCTTTGTGGTGTCCGTAGTGCTTCCCTTTGTTAGGATATGACTTTGTTATTCTTGTATTCATGATTTTGGACATCATGAATAAGAATGGAGTCATTCCAAAACAACAAACTGGTCAGAAGAACTGACCACAATAAATGTATGCCAGGACTAGAAGGAACTATTTCTTATGTTCTGGTATTGTTTTCTGGGGAACGTGAGATGCGAGAAGTTTGAGAAGACAAGAAAAGCCACACCAGAAGCTGCCACATTGGAACATTAACCGTCCATCTTTGAAGCAAGAGTAGCCCATCTGATTGCAGTATGGGCATTTGATATCTTTAGGCATAGGTAGAATGGAGAGATTGATGCATTTCTTGTGCTTTTTTCTTGTATTTTTCAACAAGAGGATTTGATGTTCGTTTTGTTGGTTTGAATTCTTCTTCTGGAAGAGGAGCGAAGTATTGAATATCAAATTTGATTTCTCCGTAGCCGTCTAATCTTATGTACTCATTTCCACTTGATTCTAAGATTGTATTGATTGTAGCGATTTCTCCTTTAGAGATGTTTAAGAAACTTCCTACGATTCTTACGATTTTTTGACCGACGTAAAAGTTGTCTGTGAGTTTGAATGGGGTAAGAGTTGCGTAATTTGTGTAGAGCATAGGGAGTAAGGTTATTGTGGTTTTTGGATTTCTAAGAATTCATTTCCGAAAAGATTTTTTTCTGGATCTTTTTTATCGAAGATGTTTGCTTTGTAGTATTTCTTAGCAGTTGGGTGAAAATCCGTTTTGCACATTTGAAGGTAGGATTCTGTAATCTCTTCTCCTTTTTTGATATCTCTATTTACGATATTTCCATCAGAATTTGGATGATCTGAATGGTTCATGAATGATCTGAAATGTGCGTTTCTATTAGGATTTTCAAGAAGGAAGTTGTTGTTGCGTTCGAAAATGTTTCTATCGAAGCAGAGGTGGAGAATTTCTTTTGGTAGTAAATGCCAATAGGAATCTGGTAAGTTCCAAAAAAGTTTTTCGTATTCGTATTGTATTCTGGTTCCTTTTGGAATGTCTTGAATAGCAATAACTCCGATACCATGTATTTTCGATGGTCCTAATCGACACCAAATAGTTTCTTTTATTTCTTCGATTGTGGCTAAGTAGACGTGTTCTTCTTGGTATACTTGGAATGACATAAGAGAATTGGTTAAAAGAATCCCTCCTCAGGAAATGAATCGAGAGGAGGGATGACCATTAATCTTTACCAAGAAGCATTGTAGTAGATGTGACCTACCCATTCTTCTTCAAGAAGAGCTGTGAGCTTTTCTACCGTATAACGAAGATCCGCAACGTAGTATTGATCGTAGGCAGTAGAACCAAAGAAGAATCCATTTTGAACTGGAAGTAAGCTTTCAGCGTATTCAGGATTCTGAATGGTTTCACCATCTTCAATGATGGGTGTCTCTACTCCGTTAGAGAATCTTGTCCCATTCTGAATCTTTGCTTTGATAATGACACTATTATCAAGAATGGTTTTACAGGTATCAAGAAGAATTTGAAGATTTTCTCTCGTAACGTGATATTCACCACAGTCGTCAACGCCCTTTTGAACATTAAGAACAAACCAGTGATGAATAGCATTCGCCTTTCTCCAATAAGCAATTTCTTCAATGACGTTGGAGATACGAGAAGTTTGAATGTTTGTTTCTTTTCCACCTTTAGTCACTTTAACGAGGAATTGTTCTTCTGGTGGAATATGGTTCCATTGCTTGACGTAGGTACGTCGGCTTAAATACATGTCGAGGCCCATAAGGAATGTAATGATAATTAGACTTAGGTGTCTAATTAAAAAGAGACCACCGAAGTGATCTCCTATGTGATTAGAGTTGAATATCTTCAACGACAATCGGTTCTACAACTTTTTCTTCTACTGGTTCTTCAGGAAGAGAAACAGAAAGACGAAAATGAGCATCGTTCTTACCTTCTCGACGTGAATTAGGGAAGAGAAGCATGTCGATGCTCTTATTGCCTTTGAATTCACGAGGATTCACACGAATGATTGAACCATCAGAGGTTTTGATGGCCATTTGAACAATGTCACGATCAAGACGAACAGAAAGGTTTTTCTTTCCATCAGCCATTTGATTAATCCAAGCACGGCCAATAAAGGCACGGTTGGTAGTACGCTTAACAGTTTGTACGGACATAGGGATGAAGAATGAAGAATGAATGAGTAATAAGTGAATTTTAATAATTCACTAGGAATCTATGACAGGAAGAGATGGAGATCGTTCATGAGATGAATGATGTAAAGTTGAATGGGCAAGGTTTAATTAGGTAGGTAGTTATGGATGAGAATCTATGGAGAATATGGATGAGAATTTATAAATTATGGAGAATGGGGAGAAAGAATTAGAACCTTTACCTCAAAATAAGAACCTTCCAGGAGAGAAGTTTATGTTTCACGTGAAACAATGTTCTCGTGAACCAGCAAGAGAATTTGACTGAGTAGAGCCAAATCTTGCTTTTCTTGTGTACAGTCCACCATGGAGATGAACTATTGATCTTCCAATCGAGATGAGATATTGGGTAGGAACCAAATACAGTGATCATGTGTGTGAGGCCCTAGAATCGTTTCTAAGGCCTATTAGATGGTTAAGTGGTATCAGATACCAAAAGGAGAGGTAAAACCTCTCCTAGGTACCAAATTTTGACAATGGTGAGGTGTCTAGACTAGCTGTAAGGGAAACGATTGCGGAATTCGATAATGAGGAGATCAGCCTTATGAGCTATTTCTTCAGGATTGGAGCTGTGAGCAGCGAAACCGGAAGCAATATGTATCCAAGCATTCGAATCTACAGGGTTTTGAGCCATCTGTGTATTTCGCTGATCTATCGCATTATCGATATTTTGCTGTTGTCGGTCTCTACAATGGCAGGCGAAGGGATATCCTTCGGTGTTATCGCAGTCAAAAGTATCTCCCTCAAGAGGAAACCCTTCAATGTCACAATCATCGTCCATGAAATCAAGTCTTGGCATAGGTTTAGATGTAAAGAACTTTTTACTTTGAAAGGGGTCCATTTTGTACAAACCCCATATAAATTAAGAATTGACAAGTTTAGTAGACATCATCCATGTATCGTTCATGGAGGTCGACGATCTCATCACGCATCTTATCTCGGACGTTTTCGATACAATTCAAGACCTTTTTGCGTAGAATTGCATCTAATTCGCTCTCGAAGGTGATCTTTTTCTTCTTCTCTTCGACAGGAGGAATGTATGACTTCGCCATGAAGAAGTAACCCATTCCTAGATCAAAACCATTTTCATGATGTGGATTGAGGAATATCGTTTCTCTCTCAACATCCTCGAAATTATCAAAGAGTCTATTCTCATAGCCAGCAACAGGAGATCCATTAAGGTTCCAGTGGCCTTTTCTCGCTGAGATGACATAAAAACGGAATAGTCGATACGTATGATTACCTCCTTCGAATGCTTGTGTGAGTTTCTTCGCAAGACGAAGTGATTCGATCGTGATTTCCGCAGGAAGCTGCGGACAATGGATTTCGTAGTAGGTAGATTGGTTGTTTTTCATGAGTTTAGATGTTAGGTAAATCTAACATTGAAAGGGGTCCATTTTGTACAAACCCCTTATATATTAAGAATTGACAAGTTGAGTTAACTAATCAAAGAGAACGTATGTTAGGAAGGGAAAAATGAAGGGGTAAAGGATCGAAATCCTCTACCCCTTCGAGAACGCTCAACCAAGCATTGGCTCCATTGAGAACGGCTGGCCATCAAAGAGAGACCAGTTTCGTTCATCGAGAAGCTCTTCCAGTTCTTCGTCTTCCATAGGCGGAGGACAAGGAATGGTTGCTGTGTTGAGAGAAGAATGTGCGTTTGACTCGTGCATTGGTGATCCTTTTCTACTGCTGTGGCCAAGGGATACGTTCAACGAACATGGGACGAACAGGAACGATTTCACGAGGGGATTCGAAGCATTCAGTGCAACAACCCTCTCGGAGGATGCATCGTTGTTCGAATGTGCTTTCGCAAATAGCGTAGCAGATAGGACAACGGACAACTTGTGTCTCAGCCTTTGCCTTACGTTCTATGGCAGGGATGAGCGTCAATCGTAGTTCAGTGACTGTACCTACGAAGATAAAGAGAACATTGCTAGAGGAGGACATAGATGAGTGGGTGAAGTGAATGATGACCCACAAGAAGCCTATGTCAGGAAGAGAGAGGGTCTGAGGTATAGTGAATAGGGGTATGGGGAGTAGTTCGATTTGGAATCCTTGGAATCTGAAAGAGATACAGGGTTACCAACCTATTTTTTCTTCCGATAGTCCATAAGTTTTAGGGTCTTTTTTATTTTTTCTTCTAGTGGTTATAGATCTAATCTCCATACATAGTTTCCTTTCATTTCCTATTTCTATTTGACTGGCCTATAAAAAATTTCTAAAATTTTCTAGAGTTTCGTGGTACACTTCTACTTAACTATGAAATATACCAACAAAACATTCTCTTCCATCAAGTATGAAATATACCAACAAAGCCTTTAAACCATTGAAGAGGGGTAAGCGTCTTGTCCAAAGTGGTAAGGACTTCATTCCTGGGGTTGCGAAAGAAGCAAATTTTATTGATGAGGAGATTGTTCAGAGGATCTACATCTCTATGATCCGATATATTGTGACAGTCCTTCGAAAGAAAGGGGTTATACGCCTTCCGAACTTTGGAGACTTCTGGGTAGTCTTTCGTCAGGATAAGGTTCTTAACATTCCTAAGTACCAAGGTGGAGGACGTAGGATTATTCCACGGATGAGACAAGTGAAGTTTGAATGTTGTCCTGCATTAAAATCCTATTTTAAACTTCTTGATGGTGGAACGTCGTTTGGCGAGAAGGGAGAAGCTATCGACGATTCCAAGAATATGGTAAAATAACTTTGAACAATGGCTAACAGTACAGAAAATCTTTATAAGGAACGAAAGAACCTTCAGTCTCAGTTGAAGGCTTCGACTTCTTCGTCAAAAGGGCTGTCTCTCCAACAGAGGCAGTTGGCTTTAGATAAACGAATTGCTGGGATTGAGAAAACGCAGCTTCAAGAGAAGTGGTATGGGACGAAGAACAAGATGCAACCTGTTCAGGAGACCGTTCCTAAACAGAATCTTCTTCAGAGAGGCTTTTCTGCGTTGCTCGCTCCTTCGAAGGCCGTTGTTGGGGCTGCTCAATACGTGAAACGATCTGCGACGGGTGAATCCGATAAAGGTTTTTTTGATACGGTGAATGAGAATATGGGGCCTAAGGGGACCCAGTGGGGAAGCTTTCTTCGTGAGATGGGAGCACCGAATGTTGTGTCCGCTCCACTTGGCTTTGCTCTCGATATAGGTCTTGATCCTTTGGCGATGGCAACGATGGGTACGTCGATGGTTGTTCCGAAGATTGCTTGGGGGACATACAAAGGTGGTTTGAAGGCTGGTGGTGCTGCTTTGGAAGAGTTTGGGAGTAGAACGGCTTACAAAGCCCTTAAATTCGTTCCTGGCCTCCGTATGCCTAAAGGGGATGCTGGAAGGGTTATAGAATCTGTTATCAATGCTGGACCTGAGGAGGCGGAGTTGGCGAAGAACGTGGCAAGGAGCCTTCCTCTCGGTTTGAAAGCTCGTCTTGGGGTTGCTCGACTTGGAGAACGAGCGATTAGCGCAGGAGAACGTTTTGATCAGATGACGGGGAGGAACATTGATGACATTCTTCGTGCAGATGCTGGGAGGGGTACACTTGGTGTGAAAGGAATGACTGGTAAGGGTATTGGAGAAACGTTAGAGAATGTTGTGAAAGGGACTCTTGGAGAAGGCGCGGTGAAGTTCCTCAAGTACAGTCCACTTGAATACGGTGAACGGTCGAAGCAGTTCGATCGACTTCGTTCTGCGATGAAGGATAGAGGGCTTGGCCTTGAGGGCGGTGTTCTTCGTGAAGTTGAATATGAGGCTGCTCCTCTTCCGTATCTTCCTTTGCCTGCGAAAAAAGCAGAAGTGGTTGTTGATGCGATGGAGCGTGCGAAGCTTTATGCAAAGGAACATGGGGAAGTTGATCCATATAGCATCGTTGATGATCTTTCGAAGACGCCTGGAGAAGGACGTATGGCGGTTCTTACGGCTGATCAGATTGCGAAAGAAGGAGCTTCCATCCTTCAAGGGATGGATGTGAGTCCTGAGACGGGTGAGAAGTTCATAGATTTTCTTAATAAGATCGGTGCGACGAGCAGTGATGTTGATGTCTTGAAGACGTTCGTAAATGCAGCTCGTGAAATGTCACCAAATAAAACGGGATGGAAAGCTTTTGATGATGGGATTGAAAAGATCAATCAAGCTTGGAAGATCAAGTTAAATGGAAAAGAAGTGAGCATTGGCCATAAGCTTCTTAGTTGGAACGAAAATCTCAACAAGATCTTTGCTCTCGCGAAAGTTCCACTCTCTGCCCCCGCTTACGTGAACGCGACGATTGGAAATGCTGTGAACCTCACAATGGCTGGTGGTTCGTTTCTTGATCCGCTTTGGATGAAGTCATTCGCTGGAGCATGGAAGGTTTATCGAGGAAAGAGCGATGAAGCCTTCGTTCAGGCACTTCTCAATCAGAAAGGTGTTTCTGAACGTGTTTCTGCGACCTTAAAGGAGATGCCGACCTATGCTCGTCAGACATTCGGATTTGATATTCGGGCATTGCCAGAAAAAATGTTAACGAAGGATGCAATGCTCATGGCTGAAAAAGAAGGAGAGCCTCTTTCTTTAGTAGAAGTCGAAAATGTCATGAAGGAAATCAAGGCCATGTCTTCGAAAGAGAAGAAGCACGTTGAAAGCACAGGGAAACTTGTTGAGACGATTCAGAAGAAAGGAAAGGTTCAGTGGCCTGGTACCGTTGCTGAGTTTCTTCAGAAGTCTGGTGAGGAAGGTGTTAAAGCTTCTGATCTTCCAGGAACATGGTTTGCTCAAGAGATTTTAGGAGGATCTTTTGGGAAGACGCTTGCGACAATCCAGAAGAAAGCAGAGACCTCTCGAACATACGATTTTATTTATAAGGCAATGACGAAGCCAGGGAGTTGGTATTCCTCAATCGACGGAACGTATAAATTGAGTACCTGGCACTATTATGTGACTGCTGGTGTAAAAGAGAGGGAACTTCGTGTTCTTAATCGACTCATTCCTGGTTTCGCTGAGAAAGGTATTTCAGGTGTGAAGAAAGCGAATGGGGAAGTTCGTTATCTCTTAAATCCTGAAGCGGCACTTGATGCGGTCAATGAGGTCTACATGAACTATTCTGCAATGCCTGGAGCTGTTCAGATGATGCGATCTATTCCAATTCTCGGCTCAACATTTGCGTCTTTTCCCTATGCGATGACTTCGAAGCTCATGAAAACGCTTGGGCAGAACCCCGCTTCGTTCAATGCGATCTCATCTCTCTTTAATGAAATGGCTGGAGATAAGACACCTCTTGAGAAGAAAGCTCTTGAGAGTAAATATAATTCATACCTCAATCAACCTGGGTATGTTTCCTTTGGTGCATTACCTTTTTTTCAGAAACATCCCTACTACCTTAACCTAACAAACGCTCTTCCGCATTACACATTAAACATGTTCCTTCCATCAGAGCGTGGCTATGGAGAAGGATGGAAAGGAGCAGTTACGCAGATCGTTGATTCATCTCCGTTCTTAAAAAATCCTGTCGGGACAGCTCTTGTAGATGATCTTCTTGTGCCATCAATTCTTGCTGAAGAGGGAGAGGCTCCAATTGGATATTTTGGACAACAGGTTTGGCCAACGAAAGCTTCCTTTGGAGAAAAGGTTGCCTACAGTACGCGAAACTTCGCTGAGAGCTTTGTCCCTGGTGTTGCTGGCTATGCTGGACTTGCGGCTGCCGCTGCTCCAAGTTTGAACAATGAATGGGTTCCATCTTATCGGTACCGTTCTATCGCAAATGCCTTAGAAGGAAAATCCTCGATCGGAGTACAGACGAAAGATGCTCCAGGAAAGAAGACGTTACAGGCGATATTAGGGGCTTCAGGTATTTCTTATCAAGATCTTGATCTAACACAACAAACCAAATAATATGATTATTGGAAGTTATTTCTCTCCGTATATTGTCGTAAAAAGACATGTTTCCAAACCTAAGCTTGATGAGGTAAAACCTAATAATAGGTGGCAATTCGGGATTGAACTTGCTACTCCTGTTTCTCTTGATGGCATTGCTCCAGTTTTCCAAATCAGATGTCTTAAACTTACGTCGTTACCTGGCCACGAGAAAGCGTTTACAAAAGATAATTACAAAGGATTCTGGCTTAAGTGGGATCTTCCTTGGCCAAGATTCCATGCATTACAGATTGTTAGGTATCGGATAACGATTTTTGGAAAGACATTCAGTATTCCGAACTACTTCTCCCGTAAGTTATGTAAAAAATAATCTATGCCTATTCCTCAACAACTTCTTCAAACGCTTGATCCAAATAAAGGTTTATCCGGTGAACAATCATTTACACAGGAAACCTCTGATCCAGTTGCATCACAAGAAGCAGCCTATCGAGACGTTCAGAATTTCATCGCCTCGGTTCAGCAGATGAATACACAGGGTGCTGAAAATAAGAATATCATTGAACAGGCTCGTATTTCGACAATCAAGAAAGCGATAGAACTGCTTCAAGCGGCAGGAGTTAATCCAGCAGATCCAGCGTCGTTACAAGGATATCTTGCTGAACTCGAACAACAGAGTCCAGATCTCGCTGAGATGGCAAGAAATGCCTTAGATATGATATTCTCTGATCAGGAATCTCAAGAACCTCAAGAACCTCAGGAGCCTCAACCAATGACTTAGGTATCAATTCGTCTTTATTGAAATTAACAAAAAAAATATGAAAGAAATAAAATATACAATTGAACCTCCAGCCCCATTCAAAGCCTATCCAAAAACATATGAAAATATGTTCGAACGCCGTTCGAACTATGCAAAGAATGCTTTTCAAAAGATGTTCGGCGATGGTAGTGAAGGGTTTACTTTTGGTGGAAAAAAAGGGAAAGAAGCTATAAATCTTGCTTTAGAAGTTTTTCGTAAAACGAATGAAGCTGAATGGGATCGAGCTACTCTTTCTGCATACTATCTCTACCATACGAAATATAAGATCTCTAAACAGAAGATCTTTTTTCCGTATCTCTATGGAAGAACATCTGAAGAATATCTAAAAGTATTTCCTCATGTAAAAACAGATGCTAGCGGTCTCACATTGAAATTCCTTAAAGGTCTCGCTCCAATTCATTCATCTATTCAGATTTCAGAAAAGTGTCTCTATACATGGATATTTCCAACGATAGGTCTTGAGACTTTTGAAACAAAAAATCCTATCGAGTCTCCTGAAGCATTTGCTTATCCATGGAAGAACGTCACGCTCGCGCATCTCACTACTGTTCATAAGATGAATGATAGAGAACATCTGATAGATCTCGCCGAAAGAGAGAATATGAGTTGGTTTGATTTTATGGATTATGTCCTAAATCACATTCTCTCAGTGAATGAGGAGGCTGGAGAAGAAATATATCGTTTCGTATTCAAAGGTCAGGCGTTCATTCCATATATTCTTGATACGAGATCAGTGAAGATCTATGAAAAGGTAAATGCAGGAAAGAGTATCTCGAAATACAGTCATGTCGTTGAATGGAAAACTATTCCAAAGTCTAAAGACGAAAAAGGCAAAAAATAGATATGGATATTAAAGAACCTATTAGACTCAAACCTATTTCTTTTTCACTAGCGAGTAGAAAGAGTCTGCCTTCAATGTATCATGATAATAAACTTCAGCAGATGATTCTTTTGAAGTCTCTTGCGATCACAACTGATCCGAACGAGTTGAAGAAGATGATTGGCGTACGTACCGTTTCAGAGGTCTATAGAACATTAGATAAGTTAGCTCTTCGTAAGGAATATCATAATAAGTTGCTAGAACTTGGTATCGACTTCGGCTTCATTCTCCAGAATTATAAGGAGATCATTGAAACAGGTAAGAATAAGGACAAGCTTGTTGCCCTTGGTGCTCTTTTAAAGAGTTTAGGAATGCATGAGTATAATGAAAAGAGCACTCCAACATCTTCTTCATGGGAAGAGACACTTCTTAAGAGCATTGAGAATGATCAAAGTACATCAATGAAGTCACTTTCTGCTGGAAAAAGTGCTGATATTGATCAGGATTATGAGGTAAATGTACCAAAAGAGCCGAAATTCAATCCTGTAGCATCTACAGAGGAATTATCTACACTTCAGGATCTCTATGAATCAAGAAACGAATCTCTATAGAGGTGAATATATCTCACAAGAGGTTTCATCAGACATGATCAATAGGATGAAAGATCCTAAGTTTTATCTTGAATCCTTCTGTAAAATTAAAACACCACACAATGGAGGTGGAATTCGACCATTTATTCTAAATGATGTTCAGAAAGATCTCTTCAATACGATAAGAAGAAATAATCGTATAATGGTGTTGAAGGCTCGCCAATTAGGGTGTTCTACAGCCGTAGCTGGATACGCATATCATTATGCAATTACACATCGAGGTGTTACAGTAGCTCTTATCGGATATAACTCCGATCTTACTAAAGAATTTTTGGATAAAGTAAAGACATTCTATTTAACAACTCCTGAAGAAATACGTCCAACGGTTGAATACAATTCGAAATATGAGATGACGTTTCCGAAACAAGGTTCAAAAATTCGAGTTTTCCCATCTACAGAAGAAGTTGGTCGAGGATTTACACTCGATCTCGTGCTCGCTAGTGAACTTGCTTTCTGGGATAATGCATCTACAAAGATGACGGCGATCGAAGCTGCGGCTCACAAGGGAACAATTATTGTAGAGTCGTGCGTTACTGGAGATACGGTTGTTTTTACGGATAATGGGCCTCAAAGAGTAGGAAAAATACATGATTGGCATAATCATGATCTTGGTTTTTCAAAAGGAAAAGAAATCTATCTTGATGGTCATTATGGTCTTCAACCAACGAATCTCTATTATAATAGTGGCGAGAGAGATGGATTTAGGATTGAAACGAGAAGTGGAACGTCTCTTGGGATGTCATCGGTTCATAAGACTTTTGTGTTAAGAAATACATTAGAAATGGAATTTGTAGAAGCGAAAGACTTAAAAGTAGGGGATTTCGTTCCGTTGAAGTATGGTCAAGAAGCTTGGGGATCAAATGAGATAATTTCATGGAGGCCAACTCCCTATCCTGGGTACAATAAACAACGTATCAAATTATTTCGACCTGAAATGGTAACGGATGATCTCGCCTATCTTGTAGGACTCATCCTAGGAGATGGTTATGTTGATTTTAAACAAGGCAGAGTTGTTGTAACGACGATGGATGACGAGATACGTGATTTTCTTTTAGGTAATTCGCTAGGGTTACGATTTCTTCAATCGACTAGCTCCGATAAGTGGCACTATATCTGTAAGAATCAATCATTTGTAGAATTCCTTTCAGGGTATATTGGGTGGGAAAAAAGAAAAGCGAAGGAGAAGTATGTACCAGAGGTTATTTTCTCTTGGAAGAAGGAACATGTCATGTCTTTTCTTTCCGGTTTGTTCGATACGGATGGTTTCTGTGATTCTGTTCGTGGTAGGATTGCTCTTACATCTACATCTGAATCAATTATAGATGATGTAAAAATCTTACTTCTTAATGCTGGAATTCTTACAAGAAAAAGTGAGATGGATGTTCATCCTACAGAACGTGTGAAGGTCTGGTCTCATGTCTTTAATCTTGAGATTATGCCTTTCTTTGTAAGGAAGTTTGGAGAAGATGTTGGTTTTCGAATCAAACGAAAACAGGATAATATTTGTAAGGCTATCGGAAATGACTCAAGATGTATTATGATCCCATATATTGGTGATTTTATAGAGAAACATCGAAAAGAGTTAGGTTTTTCTCTGAAATCCATTGGATATCATGATAAAACGAAAGGGAGTATGAGAAGAGAAACGGTTTTGAAAGTTCTAAATGCTTGTAAAAATACTGGTTCAAATGCCTATGAAACTATTGCGAATCTTTTAAGAGATGGATATTTTTTCGACTCTATCAAGGAAATAACTCCAATTAGAGAGAATGTTTATGATTTTACGGTAGAGAATGGACATACTGTAACCTATAACGGGATTGTAGGTCATCAAACTCCGAACGGGGCCCATGGTTTATACTATCAAATGTGGAATGCGGATAATGGTTATGAGAAGAAGAAGTATGGCTGGTGGTGGTTATATACAGAAGAGGAAATAAAACTCATTGAAAAGCGGATGAATAATCCGCGAAAGTTTGCTCAGGAGTATTCAATGGAATTTCTTGCTTCTGGACGTACTGTTTTTGATCCTGAAATGATTATGAAGGCGAAGGGAGGTATCCTTCGATTAGGAGATAAGAATGATAAAGGTCAGACCGTTCAAACGTATGATGGACTGCGCGTTTATCGTGAACCTGAGGTAGACGAACCATACGTTATTGGTGTCGATGTTTCTGAAGGAGTAGAGGGTGGAGACTATTCAGTTGTAACGATCTTCAATAGACGTTCTGGTGAGGAAGTTGCTTTTTGGAAAGGCTTCATACCCCCTGATCGTTTAGCAACGAAGCTTTCTATTTGGGGAAGATACTTTAAAGATGCTCTCTGCGTTGTAGAGGTTAACGGTCATGGTCTCACGACGATAACTGGTTTAAAAAATGCACTCTATCCAAACATGTATTTCAGACCAGCGAAGTTTGAATCTTTAGGATTTGGATTAAGTGATAAGATGGGTTGGAGAACAACAAAGTTGACGCGCCCTCTTATGATTGATGACCTTGCACAGGGATTACGTGATGGGATGTTAACGATACATAGTGAGGAAACACTCGATGAGATGCTATCGTTCATTTATGATGATGCTGGAAATATGGTTACGAGTGAAGGATCTCATGATGACTGTCTATTCTCGACAGCGATCGCTTTCCAGGGTTTTAAAGCGATGTCTGGTACGCCACTTGATCAGGTTGATTACAGCTCGCATCTTCCATCTTCGTATTCCTATTAATCAAAATGTGGTAAAATGATTGTAGTTACCTTATTAAGGAGCACTCTATTATGGGATTGAATGACATGTATTCGCCTGAGAAATTTGATGAGAAGGAACTCATGGTCTCTTTTCGTAATCAACGAGACGATGCAAAATTGTATTTTGAAAATGTAATAAGACCACGATTGGATAGATGGTATAAATTATATATTGCCTATACAGGTGATCGAAAGAAAGAGATCAAATCTTGGCAAGCAAATATATTCGTTCCGTATATCCAAGCTGTCGTTGAAACACTCGTACCACGTATTTTGGACGCTAGACCTGATTTTACAGCCATGGGGAGATCTTCTGATGATCAACTTAAAGCTGAGAAGCAACAGCAATTACAAGATTATTTCTGGGAGATCGCAAAGATGGATTCCGTCATGGAGGACCTTTCTCGATCAGCAATGATCTATGGTACAGGGTTTCTTCAAGTAAGTTGGAAGAAGGATGAACGTCAGTTGAAGTTTTTAACATCAAAAGATCCAAATTCTAAAGAATATATCTGGAAAGATAAAAAGAAGATCTTCTACGATGCTCCTTTCTGTGAGAGCGTAGACCCATATTCCCTTTGGTACGATTGGCACAATACCGCAAGAGAAGATAAGCAATATTGGTTTAAGCGTCTCGTCTTGTCAGAAGATGCGATTAAACGACGCTATCCACATGCTGATGAAGAACGTTTAGGAATGGCTTTAAAAAGCCAAGGTATTTTAGATGATTATGCTTCTATCAGAACAACGGTTAAAGCATCACATTCATCTATCGCCAGAGGAGCTGAGAGCGGTACGTCATATGGAAATATTTTCTCTGAAAAGTACCAGGATTCAATAGGTGATAAGACATTGTTGAAGCATGAAGTCTTTGAATGGTGGAGACCGTTTGATGATGCATATGCTGTCATGGTAAATGATGTGCCTATTTTTAAGGGAGGCTTCATGCCAATTCCATTTGATTTTAAGGAAGCTCCATTCATAGATGTCCCGTATCTCCGTATTCCGAATGAGTTTGAAGGTTATGGGATACCAGCTATTCTCGAACAACCACAGATCATGTTAAACATGATCAAGAATCAACGTTTGGATGCGGCTACAATGTCTATCCATAAGATGTGGATCGTGAACCCTGTTGCTAATATATCTAAAGAACAACTTGTTACGCGTCCATTCGGTATTATCTATTCAAATGGCGGCTCTGAGAGTGTTCGAGAGGTTCAATTCTCAGATATCAAGCAATCTGCATATCGTGAAGAAGACCTTTTAAAGGCCGATATGAGATATGCTTCTGGTATTGATGATTCGTCGATGGGTGTAGGTGGTTCTGGAGCATCTGCCACAGAGGTAAGACATTTGCGTGAGTCTACATTAGAACGCGTCCGATTATTCGTAAATCATATCGGTGATGCTTGTGCTGACGTGATGCGATATTGGATGTCTCTTCAGAGGCAGTTCTTCACGAAGGAGATGCATATTAGAATACTCGGGAATGACGGAAAGATGCTCTTTCCTGTTATATCTAAAGATGATCTTGATGGTACGTTTGATTATAAAGCTACCGTCTTACCTTCTATAGCTGGGCAGGCAGAGATCAAGAAGAAACAGAACATGGATCTTGTCCAACTTCTCATCAATCTACCATTCGTAGACCCAGAGAAATTAATATCAAAAGTTCTTTCTGATGGTTTCACGTTCTCTTTAGATAGTGTTAAAAAGGAAGAACAGGAACAGCCGACAATGCCTGGCATGGAAGGTCAGTCAGGTGCTTTACCTCCAGGTGCAGAAGGAATGGACCCGAATATGATGGCTCAGATGGCACAACAGGGAGGTGGGTCAGCTGCTTTGATGGATATGAGTTCAATGCTTGGTGGTGGATCACAACAGGCTGCTCCAAGTCTTGGTACGCTTGATCCTCAAGCTCTTGCTCAAGCTCTTGCGCTTCTTGGCAGATCTATGCCAAGCCAAGGAGGCTTTGATGCTTCGAGCCAGTTTGGAGAAGCTTCAATGCCGATAGACATTTCTTCTGCTCAACCTCCTACGGTTAGAGGAGTCCCGAGACAGTCTAAGGCGAATCCTAGAGGATTGAATCGAACTGGAAAAGTGAATACAAATATATCTCAGGGAAACAATTCAAATCCTGAGGCTGCATTGATGTCTCGTGCTTCAAGCATCCAGCGTTAAATGTTATAATGATAAGTAATCAGATCTATGTCCAATCAAAATAATGAAGCTACTCAGTGGTATTCTAATGGCTCGACTATACGAGAAATTCAGTCGATGAATGAAGAAGAGATGAATGGAATTTTGCTTAAATTGTCTACAGAAAGAACATGGATAGCTCTTCTTCGTTACTTTCAAATGCGATTTCAGGTACTTCAGGCTGGTCTGTTGACGGTAGATCCTTCTAAATCTCCAACAGAGATCGCGAGAATTCAGGGATACCTGAATGGGTTAACTGATTTGCCGAATGCCATGACAAATCTGGTAGACGAGGCGCGTGAAAAAAACGAATCAACAATCGCAACTTCTGTTCCAAGCTAATATCAAAAGTAGGTTTATCTAAAACAAACATATGACTGAAAAACAAGATTATATCCAATCGGCCATTAAAAAACTCAAAATGGTTGATGCGGGTATCATTGATAAGTACCCAGATCTTTGCTGCAACGTCAAAGATTCTAAAAAACCTCAGAAGCGATATCCTTGTCTATATCTACAGACAAATGGCATTGATAAAATGTTTGATGATGTCGACGTTGGAAGTAGCAAGAAGTTAGTTGTTGAGGCATTTGTACGCTCTCATTCATTAAGTAATAGGGATGGACAGAAGAAAAATGAAACGTTTGATCTGGAAATCCGTAAAATAGGTCTTATCTAGTATGAAAAATTTCCCTGCATTAATGGCTGAAACAATGTCTACAGCCGTTTCGAAAGCTTCTGGAAGGATGAAAGACGATGTTTCAGGAAATTCGAAAAAAAAGAAGTCTTCAAAGATGAATCGAAAAGATTTCTTGTCTAAAATACTCTCTCAAAAAGCTTCGAAAATAAAAAAGTCCAAAATTAAGGGGCTGAAAAAGTAAAACTGTATGGATTTAGGAGCATTTCGTAAGAAATTCTTTTCTCAGGCAGCCAAAATGGCAATGAATCCGGTAAAAACGGTTTCAGATGCCGCTACGAAAGGTACTGGTGCATTGATGAAGTATGGTATTGATATAGCGAAGAAAAAAGATCAGCAATTCAAGGATCGTGGGATGAAATATGCCTATATCAAACAGAAGAGCAAGAAACCAGAAGCGTCGATCTCAAATAAGGAAGTTGATTCGGTAGATACGGAATCTCCTGAATACAAGAAGTGGCTTGATCGTGCGACACGATAGTTTGCTCTTCGAAAATGTGTTATAATAGTTCTATAATGAAGATGAAAATATCAGTTTCCTACTCTTTAGAGAAATCTAAAGCGTTCACGCGTTAGCGTTTTAACTTAATGAAGAATATATATGCCAAATGAAATCGCAGGGTCCGTCAACGCGGGTAGCCCTAACGAAATCGGTCCTGCTCAGGCAGGGGAGCCGAACAAGAGTGCAGATTTTGAGACCATGTACCGTAATCTTGAAAGCAAGTTCGGTGATCAGGGTCGTCAATTGGGGGATCTTAAGTCCGCTTTGGATAAATACGAACTTCTCGACCCTCTCTTAGAGAAACTGGATGCAAATCCAGAACTCATCAACGCAATCATGCACGATAAGATCGACGACAGTCTCGTTAAACCTCTCCTTGAGGGAAAAATTACCCAAAAGGAAGCTGAGAATGTCACCGAAGCTCAGAAGAATGTCCAAGAAAAACTTGGAGATGCTATTCTCAAAGCTTCTCCGTCAGAAATCTCTAAACTTATCTCAGAAGAATTATCTAAACTTGAGTCTAAGATGAAAGAAGACTTGAAGAAAGATCTTTCGAAGAGAGAAGAGGAGAATGAATGGAAGGAAAAGTCTGATGATTTTATGCGGTCGACGAAAGACTTTCCTGAATATGCCGATCAGATCGCTGAATTGAGCAAGGAAACTGGTATCGTAGATCTTGAAATACTCTATAACGCAGTGAAGGGTAAAGTCCTTTCTGAAAAACTAGCCAAACAGCAAGAAGAGGAAATTGCTGAAGCCTCCAAAGGTCTTGCAGCAAATGCCGCTGGCGGTGGTGCGCGTTCTGTTTCAGGAGTTGAAGCTGGGAAACTTGCCGATATCTTGATTGCTGGAACATCAAATCCGAATCTTTTCTAGAGATTTCTAGAAAAAATAAAAACAAAAGAACAGATCGTTCTTAGGCGATTGTTCATTCGAAAACTCAAACAACATAAAATATGCCTAGTTATCCGTATTGCTTCGTAGTGCGGATATAAAAGGGAGCCATATGCTGGAATAACTTGTTAAGAACTATTTAGGATTTTGATTGCGTAAGCTTTCAACGACCCCTGAAAATAATAGTTATAGAGTCAATCAGCAGGAAAGACTGGTTTTAAACCAGAATCCTCAGAGACTATACGCTCCCACTGGAAACAGTATGATATAGTCCGATCTATATGGAGACATGTAGTTAACACAGTAATTACACAGAACCCTCTCATTCGCAGGGAACTGTAGCAATCGCTGGCAGTAACGCCGCTCGCTCCACAGCAACGTTGAGCACAGAAGGTCGTTTGCCAGTAGAAGTGTTCGATAAGATCATGCTTCTTGAAACCAACAAGCATCCATTCGTGACGCTCCTTACGACTCCAGGTAAAAAGGACTCGGAAGGAAACTCATGGAAGGGCGCAGGGATTCGAAAGGCCCCGATCTTGAATAACCCAGAATTCTCTTGGTTAAACTTCTGACCAAGTAAAAGCTAACCATATGCTGGAAACTCCAGATAAGTATCTTCTAGGATTTGATCATGTGAATGGTCAACGAACCCTGAAAATGAAGATATTATGGACAATCAGCAGGAAAGACTGGTCTTAGACCAGAATCCTCAGAGACTAGACGTTAGCCCCTCTAAATAGGCATATGAGGGATGATATAGTCCGATCTACATGGAGACATGTAGTTAACAATAATAGAGAAGATTACCATGGTGGTCGTTATGCAAAAGTCGGTGCAGCTTATAACTCTACTGACAACGCTGTTACGATCACTGTGTATGGTGCCGGTTCAAGTTCTGGTTACATCTTCACAGTTGGAGATCAGATCAAGAACGCCCGAACTGGTGAAGTGATGCTTGTCGCGTCGATCGCTGGCGCAACATCCATCACGGCTGCTCGTGCTTTCGGTACGACTGCCGCTGCTGCTGGTGTTGCTGGAGATGACTTGTTCATCATCGGTAACGTCAACGAAGAAAATGCTGGTGTTCGTAACGCCAACATGACGCAGACGACACGAAATTCGAACTTCTCCCAAATTTTCCGCCACACACTCGCTGTGACTGGGACGGAAGCCGCGTTGAACCCATACGGGGGCAAGGATTAAGTGAATAGTCCCTTAGATAAAATCTAAGAAAATCTAGCCATATGCTGGAATAACTCGTTAGGCCATTGGTAGTAGAAATACTAAAAATCCAATGGATAGAGTCAATCAGCAGGAAAGACTGGTTTTAAACCAGAATCCTCAACGACTAAACGCTAGACCCAGAAATGGGATGATATAGTCTGATCTCTATGGAGACATAGAGAAAGCGACAGAAATGATCGCTTCCGTTCAATTGAACGGTAACAATAATGTTGCCATATCAACGTGCAAAGATTGGAGTAGAACACGTGCTCGATATCGAAAAAGCCTTCATGCTTGGTGAGAAGAAGCTCGATACGACAGGTACGCAGGGTCATCCACGTCGTGCGACCGGTGGTGTACTCGAATTCATTGAAGCTGGTAACTCCTATGTTCAGAACCAGGGTGGTCCATTGACTGCTCCTGACATGGAAACCTTCCTTCGTGAAGGATTCACCTACGGTGATTCGACAAAGATCCTCATGTGCGGAGGTCTTGTTCTTTCTGCGATCAATGAAATTGCTCGTGGTCAGCTCCAGACACGCATGGATCAGTCGACGTACGGTGTGAAGATCTCTCAGTGGCAGACAGCATTCGGTAACGTGAACATCGTTAACAATAGCGAAGTTCTCAAGGGTGCTTATGCTGGTTATGCCTTCTTGCTCGACATGAATTGTTTCGTCTATCGTTACATTCCTGGTCGAGATACAGTCCTCCGCACAAATGTCGAGACTCCAGGTCAGGACGGTGTGGTCGATGAATACCTTACAGAGTGTGGTTTGCAGCGTATGCAGGCCTCAAGATGTGCACTTTTGAAGGGTATCACCTCATAACACCTCGGTGCTTGTACTGTTAGAGAAAGTATGAGATGATTGGGGATATGAAAAATATCCCCTCTCATTTCAGCAAAACTAAGATCTGTGATTCGGAAGATCGAATCACTCATGGAAAGACATCTTCTTATGACAAAGGTTGTAGATGTGATCTTTGTAAGAAGGCGAAATCGGACTTTAGAAAAAACTGCCCAATAAGAAAACATGGGACGAAATGGTCTTATGACAAAGGTTGTAGATGCGATCTATGCAAAGAAGCAAAATCTGCTTATTGGCACAAGAAGCATCCAGACACGAAGAAACCGGATACGACAAATGTTATAGATCAAACGCGAAGATGTCATGGCTGTGGCGTTGTAAAGCCATTAACAGAGTATGGAGTCCATACAGGAAGGTTATTGAACCTATCCTATGAATGTAAGGAATGCCATAGGTCTCGTTGTAGAGGAAACAAGAATAAGCCGTGGCAAAGGTATTCTACGTATAAGAGTTCTGCTAATGTTAGAGACATCCCATTCCTCCTTTCATTTGAAGAATTCAATGAATATTGGAACAAACCATGTTACTATTGTGGCGATGAAATACAAGGAATCGGACTTGATAGAATAGATTCAGAAGGTCCATACTCTATAGAGAATATTCGACCCTGTTGTGCTCTGTGCAATAAAGCCAAACTCGTTCTATCTGAAGAAGCATTCATTTCCATGTGTCTGAAGATAGCAAGAAGATTCGATAGTCGAATCGCAGATCTTAGTTCATAGTTCATAGTATCGTTTCTCACTGAGACGGTATAGTCCTACAGAGGGGTGGGACGAAAAATCACCCCTCTATTGGGACCTTGATCCCAATTCCGAAAAAGCTACGGGTCATTAGCTGGTCTAAACAATCAGTGAAATAAACACAAAAATATGCCAAGTGTTGAAGGTTTGAAAACAAGAAAATTGCTCGCTCGTGGTGAAACGATCACCAAGCGAACAGATACGGGTGTTGCATTGCGTCTTCGCTATATCGGCACAGGTACAGTGACTTCTATCACTGTGACGACTGCTACGAATATTGTGATGATCACCTCTGATGGTGGTACTGATACGTATGCATTCGCAACGTATACAACCGTTGGCGCGCTTGCTGATGCAATCAATACCGACAAGATCTTCGAATGCGTTGTTCTCGATACGCTTCGTTCTTACGCAACAGCCTCGCAGTTCGTTGATGGAGCTATCACAGCTTCTTCAACTTTGGATGGGGAACTCGTTTGGGACGTGAAGACTGATACGGATGCTTGTTACTACATCGCCGTTTGTCTTGATCCGAAGTATCGAGAATTCGATCGTCCAGGATCTGGTCACCGTGTTTCACTCATTGGCTACGAATACAGTACGAATTTCAATGCTGCCGGAGCCAACTGTGAACAGGTTTGGATTCGCCGAGGTGCGGTAGAAGAGCAGAAGATTGGTCGACTTTCTGTCGACACAACCTTAACCTCTCGCACGTTCGGTAGTGGAAATAGCAAGTTGACCGCACCAGACGATGCACAGATTATTGTGCTCGTTAAGGATGCTGCTACGACTTGGTCAAACGCCACGTCTGACTACGTTCAGGCTGATGGTGAAATTGAATAAGGTAGAAGGGGAGTGGCTTCATGTCTCTCCCCTTTTTCCTGTATCATGAAAATAATCTTATTGGGCCTTGTCCCTTAAAATGAAATATATGCGTTTTTTCTCTAAAAGTTCGAACTATCTGCTCGTAATTAGACCGTCTCTACCTGGGAATATCTTTGCTGGCAAACTTCCAGAACAGGGGATCTCTGTTCGTTTCTCAGACGGAGTGGCTGATGTTCCAGAAGAGACACTTATTGAAGCGATGCTTAAACATCCAGCTTTCAATAGAGATTTCACATCTTCTGATGCAGCCTTAAACAATGATCCTTATAGAGCAACACGACGTGAGTCTGAACCAGTGCATGTCATTACAGAGATGCAGTTTGGTCAGGCTACTGGTCGTATTAAAAGTGAACCTAAGGTTACGTTTAGTCCTGAGATTGAGAGTTATATCAATAAGATTGTAGCGTCTCGAACGCAGGAACAGGTGAAAGAGATTCTTTCTGGTTTGATTAACAAAGCTTCTCAGCCAGGCCCGTCTACTCCTGTTAAGACGGATGAACTTCCTAAAACTGTTGGAACAACTGATTCTTCTCAAACGGCTACTCAGTTTCCTACCGAACCTGATATAGAAATTCCAGAACCAATTTCTCCTTTATCTTACGAAGAGAGTACAAAGATAAAAGATGATTTTGCTGAGGATGGTGAAGAAATAGAAGAACCACAGATTGCCCAAAAGCGTCGTGGTAGACCAGCGAAGGGAATGGTTGCATAGCCTAAAATCTGCTATAATAGATAGGTACTTCGTGATGTCTTCTGTCTGGTTGGTTGAAGAAAAAAAAGTTCGACCAACCTAACCAGATGATATGAGTAAATTCACTGTGGTTCTAAAACAAACATCAAACTCCTATGGAGCGTAAAACTCGTTATTTTGATCCCATGAGAGATGGCATTTCGTCGTCGAGATGGAAAACTGTCGGTGGGACACCAGTAGCTAGCGGAGACCAGATTCTATTGAGTCAGGCCTCTATTCTCGAATTGGCAGATGTTTCACTAGGAGATCTACGTCTCGAACTCTCTCTTCCTACTGCTCCAACAGCTGGGGATGAAAGACAGTTTGGATTTAAGAGCTTTTCTAGTGGCTCTTATGCTCTCTTTGATATAAGCGGTACAACATTTTCAGCAAAAGTTTCAGATGAAAATGGTCACACCGATTCTACGACACTTGTCTTCAATAATGACTGGGTAGCTGAACATACAGTATTTCAAATCGTATTTTCAGCAAGTTTCGTGAAATTTTATATCAATTCTTCGTGTGTAGCCACCTTTACAGGTGAAGATGCTCCGAATAAGGCAATGAGCATCTATGTCAAAAATGATAACGCAGATTCGATGCTCTTTTACGGTTATGATCTTCTTGGAGCACATATTTATGAAGATGCAGGGTTCCCAAGTGAAATAACCGTATCAACGGTGTCTCTTCCTGGAACTGGTGTCGCATATGCTCCTTTTCAGAACAATTCGTTCCAATCAGCTAATGTAAAAAGCGTAGAAGGTCGTGTTTATAGTTTTACAGTAACAAATACAACTGGAGCAGAACGCTATTTTCAGCTCCACAACACAACAACGACGCTTAGTGGATCTGAAACAGCAGCTTGGAAAGTACCCGTTCCTGCGAATAGTTCTGTGTCTGTTGGGGCTGAAATATTTGGTTCTAATGGAAAATTATTCGCAGATGGAATTACCGTAGCAAATTCAACGACACTTTCAACTTATACGGCTGGTACTGCTGGAGATCTCGTTCTCGATCTCTTCTATGATGGTGTCGGAGGTGGCTATTCTGGATACGTTCTTCTTGAAACTGGTGATGCTCTTCTTCTCGAAGATGGATCTATGATGGCTATCGAAAACTAAATATGGCATTACTTCGTTTTGCTATAGATAATGGGAGAACTTTATGTATCTCATGTCATAGAAAGCGACATGCAAATGGGAAATAACACTTAACAAACACGAAAATGGCAAACATAAAAGTCTCGGATCTTTCCGCAAAAGCAGCTCCAGTGGCTGCCGACTCGCTCTATCTTGTTGATTCGAGTGATACAAGTTCTAAGAAATGTACAATTACCCAGTTTTTGACTGGGACACCTCTTACGATTGGTGCAACCGGAACAGCTACAACGTTTGCTGGCACGATTACCGCAGCTGAGGCTGTCACGATCACGACTGGAGGCATCACCGTGTCTGATGGCCAGGTCGCTATCACTGATAATTCAAATGTTGCTGCTTCCGTCATTGTACAGAACGATACTGTTACGACGTTCGGAAATGGAACAACGGAAGATGCTGGTGTATTCGTTATCTCTTCTGATACGTTAACATCTGGAGATCTCCTCCGTCTTCAGTTGGATGAATCGGCTTTAAATGGTGGTGCATTCTTGAAGTGTGTTCAGACAGATGCTCCAGCTGCCGTGTTCACGATCGCAGAAAATGGTGCTACGACTATTGCCGGATCTGCTGCCGCAACAGCAGCTTTGACCCTCACTGCTGGAGATGCTGTTCTAACTTCTGGCCACCTCGTTCTTACATCAGGTAATGCGACAGTTACTGCTGGTAATGTCACCGTTACCAATGGTGCTACGAGCCTCACAAGAGCTTCTAACGCGGTTGCTTTGACGGTTACGAACAATTCAGCCACCTCTGCCTCTGTCGTTGTATTTGTTGGTAATGGAGCATTTACTGGAAACACGACAAGTTCCTTCATGACGATTACACCGTCTGGTCTCACGACTGGTACTGGTGTTTACGAGCCGCTTGCCGCTCTGACAGAAGGAAAGGGTTTTCATATCTCTGCTGGCGCATCCCAGACAACTGGTACGCTTCTCTATGTACAGGATACTGGTGCAAATTGCGCTATCACTTCTGGTACTGTCGCAACATTCGATCTTACGGCAACAGCTATTACTGGTACGGTAAATAAGATCGGTAATGGTGTCACGATCAGCTCTTCTCGAACGACAACAACTGGTACAGTTGCTGATGACTGGGATCTTTGTTCGATTATCCGTACGGATATTATCAACGGAGCTGGTTCCATGTCTGCCGCCGGTTCGGTTCTCTATGTCGAAAATGCTGTTACCAACACATCTGGAACAGTGACTGATACGACGAATGGTATCGAGATCGTCATGGATTCTCTAGGGACTGGGGATGGTGTAAAGGTTACTCATTCTGCTGTCGCTGGTAAGGCTTTGAACATCGTTTCTTCTGCTACAACGGCTGCTGGTGTCATCCTTGTAACAGTAAATGCTCTTACAGAAGGTCAGGCGATTAAGGTTGCTTCTTCTGCTACAGCAATTACAAATACAGGAAGATTGTTCTTATCTAGTCATTCTGGTACGACTGGGACTTCAGCTGTCTTGAACGAGTTTAGTTCTGCCGCAACAGATGAGACAGTTGTCCTTCGTGTGACAGCTTCAGCCGCTCTTGCTGCTGGTGTTGTTCTCGATCTCTCCGCTTCTTCTGCGACAACGGCTACAGTATTAGATCTTGGTGGTCTTGATGCATTGGTGACTGGAAAAGCGATCAATGTCGTATCGAATTCAGCAGATGCCACAGCGCGTTCGCTCGTCTACATTAAGAATGATCATGCCTCAGCCACTGGTACATCACCTCTTGAGGTCGTAAATGACTCTACGGCAGCTCCAATTAAGACGACTGGAGTAGCTCAGACAACTAATTACTTCAAGTTCGCTGAAGCGAATGGTGTTACTATCTGGATTGGTAATGGAAACGGTGCAAATGGTGTTCTTACAGCTACAGCTGGTGATATTCTCATCAACGGTGCTGCAAATAAGCCTGAATACTGCACGGGTACGAATGTTTGGGTTGCGATGGTCTAATCTGATATAATAGATGGGAGGGGTATCACATCCCCTCCCTATAACGAATGAACAAATCTATGTATAAACTCAATCTCAACACGATGCAGCGTATCGCTTCTCTCATGGCATTAAAGGGTCATAAGATTAACGATATGTCGAAATTCAATCGCGGTTTAAAGATTACTGAGCAATTGGAGCTTTCTCCTGAAGAAGAAAAGACAATTAATTTCAAGAGACTTGAAAATGGTAATCTTGCTTGGGGAGTTGATGATGAGGGTACTGCAATAACGGATGTTGAACTCAAATTGGAACTTTCAGATGAAAAGGCAGAGTTCCTTAAAGAGGTTATTGAAGCAAGGATTAAAGATGGTATTTCACTCATGTCCTCGACAGATAAAGCGATTGTAGAAGTCTTAATGCAGATCCAAGATCCATCTAGAATGGAGTAGGTTAATAAGTAATTCAAACAGCAATGTCCATATTTATCTCTAAAGACGCTCAGAGAACGTTTGTACAGACAGTATCGAAAACGCTCTCAGCGAATAATACGACTGCGGCAGTTCCAATTTTTCGTATTATTGGTGCTGTGGACGTTGTTGCCCTTTGGGGAGTTGTTACAACCGCTCTTGGTTCAAACAATACAGCTGCTTATTGGCGTTTGAATGATCAAACGGCTCAAGTGAATATTACGGTTAGTACTGGAACGACACTTTCTTCAGCTCCTGCTGGGTCTATCATCGTAAAAAAGGATTTGGCAGCGAATGCTTTGGTTCTTAAATCATCTGCTGCTGGTGCTATCTCAGAACCGACAACACTCGAAACATCATTCTTCTCTCCGTTTGTTCTTGTAAAGAAGAGTAGTGCCAATACGGATATCGAATTTGTCTATACGACGAATCAAACTCCAACATCTGGTGTTATCCAATTCTTTGTCGAATGGAGACCTCTTTCTGAAGGAGCATCAATCAACGCTGTCTAGTCCTTTCTCGATAGGAGGAAGTCATGGAAGAACAAGAGCACATTAAAACTGATGTAGAACTTTCTATAGGAGATATATCACGAGATACAATTCCGTGTCCTGAACTCTCCGAAGACCTTTCGGAAGAAACTTCTCCTGAAAGTGATAGGTTACCAGTAGAGTATCTACATCTTGATCTCGCGAAACGTCTTACTGATTAAGGCATTTCCACTTACTCCCCTTGAATAGACTAAGAGGGGAAATTAACAATTAGATACATCTATGTACATCAATTTTGATCAAATACTTACGATGCTCGGTGTCGTCATTATCTCCGCTCCAGCAGTATTCGCTTATACGCAGATAGCAAAGTTCTCTAATAAAGTTCCTTGGCTGAAGGAAGGAATGGTTGTAAAGATACGAGCATTTTCTGGAGTTCTCTCTGCACTTTCAGTGTTGTTACTTGGCTGGTCCTCTGGTGCAATGACGCCAGAATCGCTTCAAGGTGTTATAGAGTCTATTTTAGCCTTTATAGCTATTTGGGGAGGTTCTCACATCATGTACAAGGCTCAGAAGAAGACGTAATAAAGATGTACTATGGATCGAGAACGACAAACACTTATATCTAAAGAGACACTTATACCGCTAGGACTTGTTGTTTCGGTCGTCGGTCTTCTTGTAACCGGAATCGTATTCATTGTTCAGATAAATGAGAGGTCTATCCAGTGTGAACGTATAAATGCAAAACAGGATGGTCAAATTGAAACCCAGGCAGAATCAATTAATCAATCAACTATCGCTTTGACAGCATTAACGGTAAAAATGGAAAATACGAACTCGCTCATTGCAACACTTTCTGCACAGATTAGAGAATTCATTAATAGTCGATAGTATGTATATCATTTCAAAGTGTAAATCGAAGCCACCGAAGAAGTAGTATTCGCGTCTATCCTCTATCTATTCTTTGTAGATAGAGATATGGATACGAGCTTTACTGAAAATAAGAACTTTGGTCTTCTTATTGAGAATCCTCCGCCTCTCGAATGGAGAGCTGGAGGTATTTCTGGCTTAGAGAAAATCGTTATCAATGAAGATGGTGACTATTCTGATCACCTTCCTATCTTTGAAAGACAGTATGGAAAGAATTTTGATTCGATGGCCTGTGTAAGTTTCTCGCTTTTGAATGTATTGGAGACTATTATTTTCTGTAAGTATGGTTATAGGGTGAATTTCTCTGATCGCTACACAGCAAAGATGAGCCAAACATCGAAAGATGGTAATACATTCTTCGCTGTCGCTGAAGCTGTACGTAAGTATTTTGGGCTTCTTGAACAAAGCGTTTATCCAAATGAGGCTTCATCCTGGGATGACTTCTACATAGAAATTCCAGTTACGCTCATCGAGAAAGGGAAAGAAATATACAAGAAGTTCATTTTTCGTCGTGAATATTTTGAACCTACGGCAGAAAAGATACGTGAACATCTAAAGTATTCTCCTATTTGGACATGTGGATTTGCTTGGCCTCAACCTGTGAATGGCATCTATCCAAGATCTGAATCAAATCCAAATCACGCATTCATGATCTATAAGAAGTATGACGATGGAACATTCGGCATCTTCGACCATTATAATGAACCAGGGACAAAGAGACTTGCTAAAGATTACATCTTTTCTACTTGTTACATATGGACAGTAGAAGAGTTAATTGAAGAACCAATAAATACTATGAAATTCGAAGAAGGGATGCTCTATCAAAGGATAGATGGTGATCATGCTGGTGAATTCCTCCTTTTCGCCGCTGGGAAGATGCGAAGAGATGATCCGAGTCTTATCAATAGTACATTTATGGTGCGATCTAAAAAATCTCCTGAAGGTTATTTGATCGCAAAGACTGGGACGATTTCCTCCAAGGATCTAGAAGGAGTAGATCTATTCAACTTAAAAGGAGAAAAACTCTAATAATATGTTTGAACCTAAGAAATTACAGAATCTTGCTTCAGCGACTCTTCCAAAGACAAAGGGAGACATGGCAGCAACGACAAAGGGTTTAAAAGCTAAGCGTGCTTATCTTATGGACGCTTTTAAACGAATGAAGGAATCTACTTCTTCGAAGAAGTATTAAGATATTTCTATGAAACAGCAATCTGATGAAGTCACATGGTTTGAGACCACGAACAATCCTATTCAAAAGAAGACTAGAGGTACTGTTCTGTTCGGTAAATATGCTAAAGACGGTTCTGAAGAAGCTACTGGCGGATTAGATGCTGTTCGTAAGATGAGTTTATCAAAGAAAGAAGCTCAGAAACGATATAAAACAGAATCTAGGAAGGATATTTTAGCCAAGATTCGAGAGAAAAAGGCAGAAGAAGATCCATCAGAAGAAAAACGTGCATTTCTTCAGCAGCTCATTCCTAGATTTGTGAAGAAAAATCAAAAAGTACAAAAGATATAAATGATAAATCATATTATGAAAATATATGGTCTCCATCGCAATACCAAGCAAGAATGAGATCTTCTTACAGAAAACAATACTGGATGTTCTTGAAAAAGCAAAAGGAGAAATAGAGGTTTTTCCGATACTTGATGGGTATGAACCATTAGAAAGTGAACTCGTGGACGATCCACGGGTTCATTATGTAAGACTTGAAAAAACAGACTATTCGAAGAAACGCCATGGAATTAATAAGGTCGTGAATGAACACGCTACTGGGAAATATGTTTGTTGGATGGATGGTCACGTTATGGTCGCGCCAGGCTTCGATGAGGTACTTGTTCGTGATCATATCGAAAATCGAGTTCAGGTTCCTAGGCGCAATCGTCTAGATGCTGAGAATTGGTGCCTTCAGCAACAATCGGATGCTCGTCCACCTATTGATTATGAACACTTCTTATGGAAGGGTTTAATCGAAAGTAAGGAGATGCATGGCTTTCGAAATGATAGACGTACTTTGGAGCGAATGGAAATAGAGGTTGATAAAATTCTTACATGTCAAGGAAGTTTTTTTTTCATGGGCCGCGATTGGTTCAAGAAATGTAGTTTCATGGATATTGCTTATCAGGGATGGGGTTCTGAGGCTGAAGAAGTATGCTTCCAAACGTATTTTATGGGTGGAGAAGTCGTTGTTAATAAGAAGACGTGGTACGCACATCTACACAAGGGATCTAAATATGGACGAATGTACCATCTATCAAAGGATGAGATACGCAGAAGTTATAGGTATTCCTGGAACAACTGGGCAGTCGAACGTCAAGACTTCTTCATTTCGCAACTCGAACGATTTGCCCCATTCCCTAATTATCCAGTAGACTGGAAAAATCAACTTATTAGTAGACTGAAAACATAAATATGAAGAAAGGTAGAAAACATTCTGAAGAATGGAAGAGGATGATGAGTATAAAAATGAAAGGGAAAAAGCATAAGCCAATGTCTTTAGAAGGTAGAGAAAATATTCGACGTGCTCATCTAGGTTATAAAGTGAAAGAAGATACTAAAAAGAAGTTAAGTAAGGCTTTAAAAGGTCATAAGTGCCCAGAACACGTGAAAAAGATTCTAAGTGATATTCATAAGGGATCTAAAAATCTCCAGTGGAAGGGTGGAAGATGTACTGAAAATGAAAAAGCAAGAGATTCAGTCCAATATCGCTTATGGCGCGAAGCTGTATTCGCTAGAGATAATTGGATATGTCAGAAAACAGGAGTGAAGGGAGGGAAGCTTCATCCTCATCATATCAAAAATTTCTCATCTCATATAGAACTTCGTTTCGCTATAGATAATGGGATTACATTGTCAAAAGAATCCCATGAAGAATTCCATAGAATTTATGGAAGTAAAAATAATTCGCTTCAACAGCTAGAAGAGTTTCTAGGTCGAAATATATGAACGGCATAAACCCAATTGAATACCTACGAGATAAGTACAGCCTCGATGTCACAAAGAGAGAACGCATCAATATACCAGCTTCTCGTCATGATGCATTTCCAGAGTTTCTTAAAGATATTGGTGTGACGACGATGGTGGAGATCGGAACGTATAGAGGACAGTATGCTTCTACATTGATGAAGTTGATTCCATTTCTTGATCTAACAGCCGTTGATAAATTCCTTACATATGGAGGTTACAAAGACTTCCATAAGACAGATTTGGAAATTGACGCACGTAAAGAAGCCTATGATCGTGCTGAGAAGTATGGATTCAGTATTATCAATGAATGGAGTGTAGATGCTGCAAAACAGTTCGAAGATGAGAGTCTTGATGCTATCTTTATCGACGGGAATCATGATCTACTATTTTTGGCCGATGATCTAAGAGCATGGGTTCCTAAAGTGAAGAAAGGCGGAATCGTTTCAGGCCACGATCTATTCGATAGGAGACACGTTGGATATGGCGTTCGTGAATTGATACCAGCATATTGTGAGGCATATGATATCTATCCATGGTTCGTATGGAAGAAAGATAAATGCCCTACATGGTTTTATATCAAGCAATAAAAATAATATATGAATTACGACCTATCAATACTTATTCCAGCGAAGAATGAAGAATGGCTTGGAAAAACTGTAGAGGATCTTCTTTGCCATATTCAAGGGAACACAGAAATCATCATCGTACTTGATGGCTTTGAAACGGATATACCTGAAATACCAACAGATCCAAGCATCACTATCATTACAAACATGGAGTCGAGAGGACAAAGAGCTGCAACGAATCAAGCGGCTGCCCTCTCTCGTGCTAAGTACCTCATGAAAGTTGATGCCCATTGTGCCTTTGATGATGGTTTTGACATTAAGATGCTTGAAGCATTTAAAGAGCTTGGAGATGATGTTGTGATGGCTCCAGCAATGCGTAATCTTCATGTCTTCAACTGGATTTGTAAGAATGGACATAGAAGGTACCAGGGTCCAAGTGGTTCATGTACACAGTGTGGAGAAAAAACAGATAAAGAGGTTGTATGGATTCCAAAGACAAATCCAACATCTACCTCATATTGCTTCGATTCAACTCCACACTTCCAATATTTCAATGATTACAAGAAAAAACAGATAGGTGACTACGTAGAATCAATGAGCCTTCAGGGTTCTGCATTCATGATTACAAGAGATAAGTATTGGGAGTATAAGATTTGTGATGAAGCATTCGGATCATGGGGGTCACAAGGCATCGAAGTAGCGTGTAAAGCGTGGTTATCAGGAGGAAGAGTAATCATAAACAAGAAGACGTGGTATGGACATTGCTTTAGAACCCAAGGCCAAGATTTCGGGTTCCCTTATCAGCAGGACTTCCAAAAAGTAGAGAATGCAAAGAAGATGGCAAAGGATTTCTTCTTCAATAACAAATGGAACAAGCAGATACGTCCACTTTCTTGGCTTGTAGAGAAGTTCGCGCCTGTAAGAGGTTGGAGTGAAGAAGATATGAATGAGGCGCATCAAAAAGGTGAAGAATTCTATCAAAGGTCTAAAGATACCACTTCGCCAGAAAAACCTCTCCTAGAGGCTCCTGTTGCCTCTGGTGAGGTCTCTACGGACAAGAATAGCTTCTCTTATTCTGAATCAAGCCATCTCATCGGCTGTCTCTACTACACAGACAACGAACTTCCAGACCCGCTTGCCACTACGGTACGAAATCAGATCCTAAAAGTCATTGGAGATAGACCACTCGTATCTGTATCACTCAAGCCATTAGAAGGTTTTGGTACAAATATCGTCATGTCGTTGGAAAGAGGTAAACTCACGATGCATAGACAGATCCTTCGAGGGCTTCAAGAGTTAGAAAAGATGGGTGTTGAGATCGTCTATTTCTTAGAACATGATGTGCTTTACGGAGAAGGTTACACAGACTTCTTACCTCCTGATCCGAATGCCTTCTATTACAACTCGAATCTATGGAGAGTAAGACAAGAAGATGGATTCAGTGTGAAATATGATCATAAGAGCCTTTCTCAGATGTGTGCCTATCTATCAAAGCTCCTTCCAGAATATGAAAATAGAGTAAACATAATGGAAGAAGAAGATGATGGAAGGCATTTCACCCGTGGCTACGAATGTGGCACGAGGAGCCTAAGGCTTGGAGGATTCAGTGATGATAAATCTTCAACATGGGAAGCTAAGATTCCAAATATAGATGTACGGCATTCTTCTAACTTATCACGTTCAAAGTGGAAACCTGAAGAATTCAAAAGCCTAAGAAGTTGTAGAAATTGGAAAGAAACGACAGTAGACAAAATAGAAGGTTGGACTGATTTGCGTGAAAAAATAAAATAAATCTATGAAAAGTGTACATGAAAAAATAATCTTAGATCCAGAATACATGGATTTATTAGATGAATATACATGGAGCACTTCTGGTCAAAAAGGAAATGAATATCCAAGGACGCATACTGAAAGAATAAATGGAAAGAATCATTCAAAGAAACTCCATCATTTTATTCTACCAAAAAAAGAAGGTTTTGAGATAGATCATATCAATAGAAATAGGTTTGATAATAGACGTTGTAATCTTAGATATGTGACACCGTCTCAAAATCAATGGAATAAATCAATGGAACATGATAATAAAAGTGGATTTAGAGGCGTATCTTGGCATTCACTTAGGAATAAATGGAGAGCCAGGATTCACTATCATGATAAGGAAATGCACTTAGGTCTATACGATACACCTGAAGAAGCTTCTTCAGTATACATAGCGGTTGCTAGAGAATTATTTGGAGAATTCTTAGGAGAAATTATTAAATAATCAAATACCTGGATGGACAAACCTAGAAGAAAAGATCAAATAAAAATGGTATAATAGATAGGTAGGAAGGTAGAAAAAAAACAAAAACAAACGTAAAAATGTGCCTATTACTTAACATAAAACAAAAGATCATAAGAACACTAGTATTTTTACTTATTAGTGTTTCTTTTGTTGTCCGAATCTAATATGGCACTTGCATATGGTGGAGGGACATACGGACAATCAGCGACTGGCACATCGTTGACTTTTTCAGTTACAACGGCAGGATCAGAACGTCTTTTGCTCGTCGCTTGTCATGATCAAGCTGGTGCGACATCTCTCATTACTGGAGTGACATACGCTGGGACTCCAATGACGAAAGTTACTGGTGTTCAGGTACCTAGCGATAGAGCATTAACACTTTGGTATCTGCTTGCACCGTCTACAGGGGCAAACAATGTTGTTGTTACGACATCTGGTAGCACAAACATTCGTGCAAGTGGATTTTATTATACTGGAGCATTACAAAATAGTCAGTTTGATGGAAGTGATACGTCAACGGTTTCAGCCGGTACGGGTATCTCTACTGATATTACATCAAGTGTAGATAACTGTTGGATGGTTACATTCCTAAAGGACGACCAAGGATCAAGAACGTACACATCATCGACTGGAGATACGGTTCGATATACAACAGATGCTGGTGGACATTCCATCGTTGATACTGGTGCGGTTATTTCACCAGCTGGAGCTAATACGATGACCTGTTCGGCTACTGGAAGCAATGCAAATTTAGGAGCTATTGCCGTTACAATCAAACCAGCCTTATCAGGAACATCAGCATATCCAGCTCTTGTTAAGCAAGTTAAGAAGTACCAAGCATCAAGCGCAACGGCTACAGTTTCTTTAAACTGTGATTCCGTAACAAATGCTGCTTTGCTTGTTTGGGTTGCTCAGTATAGGAGTGGTGGTGGTCCTGATACGCCTTCAAGTGTTACATATAATAGTGTTGGAATGACGCTTGTTACAAGTGTTCTCGTACAGGCGAACATGCGAATGTGTTGCTATCGTCTTGTAAATCCATCACAAGGATCTGCATATGATATCGTTGCAACATATGGAGCATCTCAAACAAAGATCTATTTAATAGCAGCACAGTACGAAAATGTAGATCAGACAACTCCAATTGATGCGTATAATAGTGAAGGTGGTTCATTCAGTTCGCCAAAAGCGACAACAGTTACGACGACAACAGCTAACGCATATCCTGTTGTTAGCCTTTTTACTCTTTCATCTACGGTAGATATATCCGCAGGGACGAGTGCATTTCTTGATGGGCTACTTGATAATAGTGAAACGGATGGTGCTGCGGAAATAGCATTTCTATCTAATCATGCTGTACAAGCATCGGCTGGAGCAGCGACGATTAATGTTGTTCTTGATAATGCTGTAGATAACTCTGCATATATAGCCGTTTCTCTTACTTTGGGTATCGTTGGGTCTTCATCAAACTCACCGTCAAATTCTCCTTCAAGCAGTCCATCGTTATCTCCAAGTAGTTCAAGCTCTCCATCAAATAGCCCTTCAAATAGCCCTTCAAACTCTCCTTCCTTATCTCCAAGCTCTAGTAATTCACCTAGCAATAGTCCTTCAAACAGTCCGTCTATATCGCCATCGTCATCTAGTTCACCATCTACAAGTGCGTCAGTTTCTCCATCAGAAGCTCCAACGATTCATGATTCTTATACAAGCTCAGGATCTTTTACATGGACTTGCCCGGCAGGAGTAACAAGCGTTGATGTTGAGTGTTGGGGAGGTGGAGGAGGAGCACCAAGAGGATATGATGCTGGAGAAAACGAATATGGCGGAGGTGGAGGAGCCTATTCAAAGAAAAATAATGTTCCCGTAACTCCTTCAACGGGCTATACGGTTGTTGTTGGTGTCGGTGGAGTAGGAGATTATTCAAGATCTGGTGGTCCTCTTGCTGGAGGCGATTCATATTTTATAAATACTTCAACCGTACTAGCAAAAGGAGGTAACGCTGGAAATAATAGTGGGACAGGTGGACAAGCTTCCGCTGGTGTTGGTGATGTAAAATACTCTGGAGGAAATGGAGCAAAAATGACTTCTGCTTCTGCACCAGGTGGAGGTGGTGGAGGTGCTGGAACTACTGCAAATGGAGGAAATGCCAGTGGAGCAACAGGCGGAACAGGTGGAAGCCTATCAGGAGGAAATGGAGGAGATGGTGCTGTAAGTGGTTTTGGTTCAAACGGATCACTTATTGGAGGTGGAGGAGGAACAACATGTGACGCTACAGGTGGAGGATCTGGATTAAGAGGTCGTGTCATCATTAGTTATAATATTGGGTCTGCTTCAGAATCACCTTCTCTCTCACCTTCAAGTTCAAACAGTCCTTCAAATAGTCCTTCCTTATCTCCAAGCTCTAGTAATTCTCCTAGTGCTTCGTCTTCGAATTCATCATCTCTTTCTCCAAGTTCCAGTAATTCACCTTCGAATAGTCCGTCAAATTCTCCTTCATTATCACCGTCTTCTTCGCGGTCGCCATCAGCATCTTCGTCTACATCATCATCACCTTCTTCTTCACTCTCACCAAGCTCCAGCCAATCTACTAGTGCATCTTCTTCGATCAGTCCGAGTTCAAGTAATTCACCTAGTGCATCATCTTCATTATCACCATCTTCTAGTGAATCTCCAAGCTCTTCTTCTTCCAATTCTTCGTCGAATTCACCATCTCTTTCACCAAGTTCTAGTAATTCACAAAGTCAATCAAGTTCGACTTCATCTTCTCCATCTCCATCTCCACAACAACCAGCAATCTTCCATCTTCTCATGAAACGAACGGCGAGCAAGATGAGAATTAAAAGGTATCGTTGCGAATAATACTATGGCTGTTATAGATTCATTTTCAGAAAGTAATTATACATCAGGATACTATTGGAATTCTAATGCTGGTTCAACCAGATTATTCATTGGACAGTGTTTTAGTGCATCTATAAATGCATTTCTTACAAGTGCAAAATTTTATATAAGAAGAAATGGATCTCCAACAGGTAATGTATATGTAAAATTATACGCTACTGATGGAACATTAGGTTCTACTGCTGCTGCTACAGTTCCAGCATTAGCCATATCTGATGCAATTGATGCATCTACAATCGGTACATCACTATCGTTAGTAGAGTTTTCATTTTCAGGTAGTCAGCAATATGCGATGTCATCAGGAACGGCATATGCGATAGTTCTTGTATATAATGGAGGAGATGCAAGCAACTGTATTTATGTTGGATCAAATAGCGGAACAGGACTTCACGCTGGAAACATGTGTGTAGCCAGTGCTGAGACAACACCTTCCTTTGTCGCGCAACCGTATGATGTTTGTTTTTATGTATATGGAACGGCAGGGTCTCCTTCATCATCATTATCACCATCCTCATCTGCGTCTTCCTCACCTTCGAGTAGTCCTAGTAGATCACCTTCATCTTCAAATTCACCATCACGATCGCCGTCCTCATCAAATTCACCTAGTAACAGTCCATCAAACTCTCCATCAAACTCGCCTTCTACGAGTCCGATGATTCCGTTTCCTAACTTTGTAACTCTTACAATTGATCATACAAAGGTTGCAGGAAATCTCACGAACTATCCTCTCTACATAGATCTATCATTACTCGGAAATGAATTCTGGGATCATGTTAAAAATGGTGGAGGAGATATAAGAATAACGACTTCTGATGGCTCTACAGAATGCGCTCGTGAGGTCGTCTCTTGCAATACCACAACTAAGACAGGTGAAGTTTACACGCTTCTTCCATCCGTTTCATCATCAACTGATACGGTTGTTTATGTCTATTTTGGAGATCCTGATGCAAACGACTATGCAGCAGCGGATACCTATGGATCAAGAAATGTCTGGGGGTCAGATTATAAATACGTCGGTCACTTTCAAACAAATGCCAATGACAGTTCTCCGAATCTTTTCAATGGAACGGTTACAGGTGCTTCATTGGTTGATGCTGTTCTCGGAAAAGGATATGCATTTGATGGAGTAGACGATCAGATCAGTCTAGGAAACATCAATGATTTTGCTAATGGCTTGGCGTATTCATTATGGATTAAGAGTTATAAAACAAACTGGACAACGACGAACTATCAGGCAGAAAGCATCGCTGGTGCATCAACTGGAGACAATTGGACGACATATAGAAGAGGGCAAATGGGAATTGATACACCGGGTGGCACGCTCGTTGATTACGTTTTAACAAATACGAACTATGGAAGTGTATTCTGTACGATTTATGGCTACCAAGACAATACATCTGTTGTTGCAGGAACATTCTTAATTAAGGATGAAACGACTGGAGTAACTTTGTCATCTGGAAACTTAAGTAAGATTGCAAGTGGAGCCGCTGATAAGAGAATGAATTCACCGTATGTCTTGGAACCAAATGGTCATGATATTCATGTGTATGTTTATTTCTCAGACACAACGAATTTATATATTGATTATATCGTCCATGGAAGATCTGGATATGATGCTTTTATTGGTAAGGCAAGTACATTCGCTTTGAACCAGAACGGTGGATATAGATCATATTTAAATGGTGGAGCTGGAGGTACCTATGCTCCAGGAAGCCCTACAACGTTCTATAAAATTGATTGGGTATACAATAAAACAGATTCACGGATGTATGTGAATGGTGTCTTAAGAGCAACAACAGCAAATACCGCGACACCAGCTTCAAATGCAAATCCAGTTCTTCTCGGAGCAGACGTTGTAATAGGTGCAACGGCACCAACGGGAGCGAACTTCTGGGGAGAAATGGATGAGGTACGTATTCATAAAGTTCCTTCTCAGTTCAGTCAGGCTTGGATAACGACGGAATATAATAACCAATCTTCTCCATCAACCTTTTATAACGTCCAGCCATCAAACTCAGAAAGTCCTTCACTTTCACCTTCAAGTTCAAATAGCCCTTCGTTATCTCCATCATCTTCAAATTCACCTTCAAACAGCCCGTCGAATAGTCCTTCCTTATCTCCAAGTTCTAGCAATTCTCCGAGCGCTTCTTCTTCAAATTCACCTTCCTATTCTCCAAGTTCGAGTCAATCGTCAAGTAACTCATCTTCAAATTCTCCATCTTTATCTCCAAGTTCTAGCAATTCTCCTAGTGCTTCGTCTTCGAATTCACCGTCTGTAAGTCCATCAAGTTCGAATAGCCCTTCCAACTCATCTTCTAATTCACCTTCTCAGTCTCCATCGTCTTCAAATTCACCTTCAAATAGTCCTTCCAATAGTCCTTCCTATTCACCAAGCTCTAGTGAATCGTCATCAACATCATCTTCTGCATCGTCATCACTATCACCAAGCTCTAGTGAATCGTCATCAATATCATCATCAAACAGTCCGTCTCTATCTCCATCTTCTTCTAATAGTCCATCGAATAGCCCGTCGAACTCACCATCTCAGTCTCCATCGTCTTCCGTATCTCCATCAAATAGCCCTTCAAATAGCCCTTCAAACAGTCCTTCTTTATCACCAAGCTCTAGCCAATCACCAAGCGTATCTCCTTCAGAATCACCATCACAGTCACCAAGTTCAAGTGAATCGCCAAGTAGATCAAGTTCGGAAAGCTCTAGCCAATCGCCATCTTCATCTAATTCCCCATCCATTTCTCCAAGTTCTAGCCAGTCATCTAGTACCTCGTCTTCGAATTCATCATCTCTTTCTCCAAGTTCTAGTAACTCACCATCAAACAGTCCTTCCAACAGTCCTTCCTTATCTCCAAGCTCTAGTAACTCGCCGTCCAACTCATCTTCGAACAGTTCATCAGTAAGCTCATCGAACTCGCCGTCTCTATCTCCATCTTCTTCAAACAGTCCATCTCTTTCTCCAAGCTCATCACTATCACCATCTTCGTCAAATTCTCCATCACAATCACCTTCATCATCTAATTCACCTTCATACTCACCATCATCTTCTTCTTCATCATCTCCTTCACCATCATTTCCAATTCAAGCCATCAGTACAATTAAAATGAAGAAATTGGCTACAGGATTCAGGATTAAGTACAAGGGAACGAATTAATATGGCATACGAAATATTTACAACTCCTGGAAGCAATACATGGGTCTGTCCAATGTGGGTGACTGAGGTTAGCGTTGAATGTATTGGAGGTGG